TTATAGTACACTATCTTTTGTATATCTGACTTCCAGAGATTCAATATCCGGAAGTAATTTCTCATGATAAATATCATTTCCACCAGCCTTTTCATAAAGTTTTCCCATTTCTAGGAATGTCTTTAATCCATCCGGTGTGATGTACCCTTGTGCCATAAAGTCTCTATGCATTCTCCAGAGAGAACTTCTAAATGATGCTACAGTACACTCATCTTGATTAGTTATAAAGTTCTGCATTAAACTTGTAAGATCAGTAAGCTGTGTACTTAAAGTATTTTGATTTGTTCTCAGATCGTCTCTAATAGTAATAGACTGACCATGATAATCATGCTGAGACTGTTCAAAGTCAGCAATTTTCTGTTCCATATCAGAGAGCCTTTGTTCTAATGCTTTCTTCTGCAGAGATGCTTTAGTTTCAAGCCCAAGCGCATCAAGAAGTTTTTCCCATCCAGCTCTTAAAGCTATGACAAGCATTGCACAAAGAAGTAAAGATATGATCACATTGATCTCACCAAACTCATGGATTTTCTGTATCTGTTCAATACCCATGACGTACCTCCTTATGCCTTAGTAATATATTTGGCTGATACATAGCCAACATATTCATTTTTAGTAATTGATACTTTGTACCATCTGTCACCTTTAGTATCTTTTGTAACCCCGAAGACATTAACAAGATTGTCTTTATTTAACTGCGGATACTCTAAAAGTAATGGATGTTCAGTACCGGGTTTTTTACGAACATTCAATTTACTTGCAGTTACTTTTCCTACAAATGGATATTTTTTTGTAGTTGTTGCAGCAGGAGTATTAGGATTTTTAATGTTAGATTTTTCTACATACCCTATATATTTTGCAGCGATACGAACCTGATATCTTGTACCAGATTCACCGATAATATCCACAAGATTACCTGCATTAAGTTTAGGATATGTACTTAGCTTAGAAGCTCCTGTAGCGTCTGAGAATACATCTGTTCCATTAGCTGTACAAGAACCTACCCATGCAGTATAAGATGGCTGTACAGGTGCAGGAGATGTTAAAATAGATGTGACAATAGAATAGTCTGGACGACAGAATTTAGTGCCTGGAAGATTAGAATTGTAATAAGATTTAGCAAAAACTCCTCCACCATTTGGAACAACAGTAGAGCCAGCTGAAGTATTCCCTTCAATAGTATAAAACTTATCACCTTCAACTTTTGTGACAATTCCTGTATGTGCAAAAGTACCGTTACGATAGAAGATTACAATGTCTCCTCGCTGTGGATTTGCATACTTTGTAAAGAGATTTCCAAGAGTAGGACAGTATACATAAGGCCAATGTTTAAGGAGTTTTTTAGCTACATCAAGACCGAATGTTTTCATCATACACCAGCTCACAAATGCAGCGCACCAAGCCTGTGCCTGATACTGAGGATATACGTCTCTCCAGTATTTAGTGTAGTTATTGTAACCTGCATTTGCAGTTTTATCATCAAGCTGAGAATTAGATTTCTTCTCTAAATATCCAACCTCATTTTCAGCGCAAGCAATAAGAGCATCAATAGCCTTTTCTTTATTCATAGTATCACTTCCTTGTGTAGTTGTTGGTTTGGGAGAGTTTGTAGAAGTAGTAGAAGATTTAGAATAGTCTTTATAGAATACACTTCGATCGGTTTTTGTTGGAATACCAGGAATGGTTGCCTTACTAGAGTATTGCCATCCAATAACACCAGTAGAAGCAGGAACTCTTAATCTTTCCTGTAATTCACCGGTATCATTATTAGGATATCGGGCAACCCAGCAATCGTACTTTTTCGCACCCTCTGGTAACTGGTTCTGATACCAAGAATAACCACAGTAAATACCAAATTTATATCCAGCTTTGACAATAATAGCTCTAAATGCTTCAATCATTTTCATCATTAAACTGTCAGATAAATTCTCCTGGCATTTATCTTCTATATCAAGAAATACTGGATAATCCAGTTTCCTTTTATTCATTGTTTTAATAACTACATTTGCTTCATCTTTAATCTGAGCAATAGTAGTAGCATAGCTGTACTTATAAACTCCAACAGGAATCTTATTCTCAATACAGCCTTTATAATTAGGTTCGAATGTGCTATCAACAATATTTCCTTTTTCTGTGATTCTTAGGATAGCGAAGCCCATTCCATAACTAGCAACAGTTTTCCAGTCGATTTTTCCATTCCATCTGGAAACATCAATTCCTTTAATTTCTGCCATAATATCAAGCCTCCTTTTAGTCAATAAAAAAGAGAGGCTTTTAATCCTCTCTTTCAAGTTCTTTCAACATATTAAGTCTGATTCAGAAATAATCTCAAGCGCCCACTCATCTGGTACATAGTTTTTCATTCGTTTATCCATATTATTTTTTCTATAATATTTATTCCAGAAATACAGGTTTCCAAGAGCACGAGCTTTGTGCATAATACAAATATATGTTGCTCTTGAGTCTGGAGTACCATTTATTTGGTAGTCGTACCCAGAACAATTAGAACATCCTGCAGCTATAGGACAATAGAAACATTCATCTGTACTCTGTGTCCTTCTATCTATTTTTGCCATACAATTAATTCTACATTTATAACATTCTGTGCATCCTATACCATTATCTACATCACCAATAGAGTACGGTTCTTGCTCTCCATTAAGAGAAGATTCCATATATCTGATACATGGAAATATGCGACCTTGAGGATCGCAAGCAATCATTGAATTACCAACGCCTCCACACCAACTTTGTAAATCATCAGGATCTTTAGGCTGAAAGAAGTCTTCATTATAAAGGGAACAGAAGAAATCACGTTCAAAATCAAAATTCTGTTCCAAGAAATAATCAGATATGCGTTTCATTTGATCGTAAAGAACAGTTGCATGTACAGGTGTCCAACCCTTTTCATATACACAATTGGCATTGATTTCATCATATCCAAGATCAACCATATGCTTAATAGCATCATATAAGAAGCTGATATTACCTGGAGCAATTGTGATCTTGCTTCCCATATGATTCCCACGTTTCATCCAATCTGACGCAGCATCGACAGCTATGTCATAACTTGGACTACCATCAGGAAATACTCGACAGGAATCATGTAATTCTTTATTCCCATCAATAGTGACTGAGAAAGATAATCTATTGGCCCACTTACGAAGAAATGCTTGTACTTTTTCGTCCCTGTATAAAACACCATTTGAACAAATAGAGAACATAGTTTTCATGGCCCAAGGATGATCCAACTCTATGAGTTTATCCATAATATAAGTACAGATTTGATCTATAAGCTCTATCTCAAGAAAAGGTTCTCCTCCAATGAAATCTACAACCAATCCAGGAGATTTCTCTGGATTGATATAAGATTTAAAACCTTTTTCACCTGATACAACTAAATCAAAGAATTTCTTAGCTGTTTCAAACGACATTCGATTTTTTCCTTTGTGCCCTTGGTAACAATAACTACAGTTGTGTACTGCAAAATTGTTAGCAATATATGTATGCGTTTCAGTCTCTAAATTATAAACAGTTTCATATGCATATGTTTCGGTGATGTTAGTGACATCTTCTCGTTTGAACGCAGCGTTACCATAATAAGTCTGGAAACTCTTTCTTGTAACCGCACACTGTATAATGAGCTGGAATCTTAACACTTCAGTTGTATTACGAGGATTTAATAATCGTAAAGTTTTTAAAGAAAGATTGACCCCTTGTCGTTCTTTATCCATAACATATTCGAAACCTAAAGAATCTAATGCAGTTTGACATTGCTTCATTATCCCATCATGGGCATTAAAAATACGAATATATCCACATTTTTCTTCTATATGACCTTCAGTATCAATAATTCCTGCAAGAAAACCACAATAATAATTATATGTGCTATTAATATTCCAATTAGATTCAATTAACTTTTTGAGTTTAAGAGAATTTTCTTTATTCAGGTAAACTGCATCTACATATTTATCTTCGATTGTTGAAATTTTAAATGGATGCGTTGTGAATTCAATACCAAGAATTGGTAGATATGTTTTAATACGATCGAGAATTTCAGTATCTTTTACTGCAAGACGTGACTGACTACCAGTAGCATGTGGAATAGGATTACAATGTTTATAAAAATACATATGTCCATCACCTAAAAAAGCTGATATCGTATAACCTTTTATATAATCCAGGTCGTTGATATCAGCTTTTTGATAGGGTTCCAATCCTAAGAATTTTGTAAGTTTTTTGGATGTGTTAATATCTTCAGCACGAACCCATTGCCTTCGTCCATCTAAAAATGGATGTTCGTTCGTGCAAATTATTTCTTCTCCGTCAGCAGTTTGAATTTTTCTTATATTATCATGCCTAATAAAAGTATGAGTAACAGTAGTAGGAATCAGTTTTAATTGTTTTCCTTTAGGAGTATTTTCTTCAAACGCCAAAATACGATCTCCAATTTGGACTTCTTCAATATTCTTATATGAGAAATCATCCATTAATATTTTAGTTCCTGCTACGAAACACGCAAGATTGCAATCGTCAGTTACTTGAAAAGTGATGCTTTGCGTTAGAATTCTCTGTCCATCATCAGTTTTAGTTTTCTCAGGCGGATAAAGTCTAGCTATCTGATCCGAATATTGTTCTGTCCTTTTCATGCTATTCCCTCTAATTCTGGAATCTCACAATTACATTTAATAGTAATAGTCATTTCATCAGAATTATTTGGAATAATCCAACTATACTGATGACCTTCGAGGCATTCTGGGATGTATTCCTTTTCCATCTCATTTGCAAGAGCAGCATACTTTCTCTGTAATTCTGCACCACGTTTATTGTAAGACATAAGAGTATCTCCATTGATGAGTTCTAAATCGCTTGGATGTGATTCAATAACTCTCTGTACAATGTCTTTTACGAAGTTTAATTCAAAATTAACTCTTTCAAGCTCTGTAGCTTTTTCTTTATCAACCTTTACGATTATTTTTCTCATATCCTTATATTCCTTTCATTCTTAATTATTTATCAGAAGCTGTTTCCGTTTTTTCTTCTGTTTTGTCTTCTGTTTTTTCTTTTGAATCTTCAGTAGTGTTACCTGCCTTAACTGTAGTATCATCATCAGCTACACTTTTATCAGCAGTTAATGAAATATTAATAACACTTCTTTCATTGGAAATTTCCTCAGAGATACTCTCAATTTTCATTCCGTCATAGTCTTTCTGAGTATTTCCATATACAATTCTAAAACCAGTTCTATTCTCGTCAGTGATCATATCTCTGATTGTATTCAAGGATTTATCAGAGTTGAAGATAGAAATAGTAGCCACGATATTTCTATTCATATCATTTCCCAACCCATCTTTATATCCTTCATATGAATATGTATCGTTAGCACGAGTAATAGTTAGTTCTTGTCCATCTTTTAAAATAAGTTTCATAACAATTCCTCCTGTAATTTAAATATGGACCAAAGTGTTATACTTTGATCCATGATCCGTTTTGTTTTACAAATATTTTTCCTGATTTACGGGTGATTCGACAAAAACCATTTCCGGTATGCCCTGTTTCATTTGTTCCATCAGGTGATTTAAATGATTGATTTCCTGCTATAGTTTGCGCATTGGTAAGGTAGTAAGAAGAATTTACATAATCACCACTTGGATAATTAGCAGCAGTAGCTGAAGTGTAAACATATCCTGAACCTCCGCCATTATAGCCTTGGTAGTTAGTGCTGTCACTATAATTAGAACATGCACCACCGCCATACCATCCACCTCCACCACCGCCGGAACCATAATTATAATTAGTTCCAGAAGTTGTTGCAGAACCACCTTGACCAAACGAACCATTTGTACCTGCAGCAGTTTGTGTAGCTCCATATCCAGAAGCAGAAGAACCACCAGTAGTTCCACCGCCATATTTTGTTGTAAGCGAATTTTCTGATGATGAACCTCCGCCGCCACCAGCGACAATAACTCTAGCATAAAGATCATTTTTTCCTATACGAACATCGGTTGCCCCGCCGCCACCTTGTCCATAACTACTATAATTATAAGTTCTTGAACAACCTTTTCCTCCTCCGTTAAATCCACCAGGTGTTTCACCTGTTGAAGTTGTAGCTTCTGGTTGTCCACCAACATAAATATATAAATCCGTAGAATTTTTAGTTAGAGTTATGGTTCCGACAGAATACCCTCCAGCGCCACCATAATAACTACTATATGAACCGCCTTGAGCACCCCAGCATTCTATAATATATTTTCCTCTTGGAAGTGATATAGCTTGAGCTGTTCCTGTATAAGCAAAATCCATTACAGCATTAGCGCCAGCATCATAAATTTTATTGTTCATCTTCATAAATACTGGAGCTGCTTTTTTAATTTCATTATTCATTTTACAATGTAGAGTTTTCTTTTTGATATAACAGGTAATCCTACAATAGCCATTATCAGAATGACCTGTTTCTGTAGAGCCAGAAGGAGATTTAAAAGATTCATTGCCAGATAAATTAGAAGCATCAGAAAGATAGTAAGATGAATTTAGAAGACAGCCTTGAGGATAGTTAGAAGCAGAAGATGAAGTATAAACGTAACCTGAACCACCTCCGCCACCACCATCATCATCTCCAGAACCATCAGGATAAGTACCTTGTCCACCGTACCATCCTCCGCCGCCAGCTCCGCCGTAACCTGAAGCGTAATAACATCCAAAACCACCGAAACCAAAACCAGCAGCACAATTAGAAGAAGAGTTTGTGGTGCCTTGTGAATTAATAGCACTTAAAGATGAATATGAAGCAGTTTGAGATCCACCATATCCATATGAACCACATCCAAAATTTCCCCTAGTACCAGATACACCACCTGCATACCCACCAGTACAACTAGGACTACCATCAGAACCACCGCCACCTGCAACGATAACACGGCATATAAAGAAGCACTTCCAATACGAATATCAGTAGCGCCACCACCACCTTTATAATTGTATCTATATCCACCACCATTGAAACCTCCGGGATAGATTGAATTTGATGCTGATGTAACAGAATTTCCAGATCCACCGACATATATGTATATAGTAGTTTTTTGAGTCAATGTTAAAGTCCCTGTAGAATAGCCACCTTTTCCACCATAACTAGAATTAGAACGATAACCTCCCTGTGCTCCCCAGCATTCAAGAACATATTTTCCAGGCTCAAGGGTTACAGATTGAGCTTTACCTGTATAAGCAAAATTCAATACACTCTTTTCTGAGTTTCCACCGTACACAGAAGATACAGAACAAACAGCAGTACAATTATTATCACATGAAGCTTCACAAGAAAAGCCGCATGAATTATCACAAGAACCACCACATCCACCTGTACAGGTTCCTTTGCATCCGCCAGTGCAGTCATTGGCGCAAGTGGTAGTGCAAGTAGTATTACAAGTGCCAGAACAACCACCAGAACAGGTAGAATCACAACCATAACAACCAGTATAACAACCGGAATCACAATTTCCTGAGCAATTACTTGAGCAAGATCCACCACAACTGGTGCAGTCGTTGGCACAAGAAGCAGTGCAAGTATGTTCACAATCATAAGCACAAGTAGCAGTACATGCAGCATTGCAATCATTAGAGCACCTTTGAGCACAGGCACTTGTACAGTCTCCATCACAGTTGTTCCCACAGCCAGTGCATCCGGTTACACAAGCACTTGTACAAGCTCCAGTACAGTCATTAGCACATTTGGCAGTACAGTCAGAACAAGTACTTCCTGAACCTCCCTTACAAGTTCCATCACAATATCCAGAACATCCACCAGTACAGTTAGTAGAGCAAGAACCACCACAAGAACTACCACATCCACCAGATGATGAATGAGTGCAGTCAGTAGAACAAGAAGTTCCACATCCACCAGAACAAGCCATAAGCCTCACCTTCCTTTCAGTCTTTTATTCATAAGTAATCCAAATATCTCCATTCTTTCCGTCACTAGCTGCAGGTTCCGTTGTTGAAAGATGAATACCTATTTCAGCTAACGACCAACTTACGTTTCCAGATCCATTTACAGATTTACTTGTATTTCCTACAGTAACGGTTCTTGTTGTTCCCCAATTAGCAGTAGTAATATTAGCTGTACCATCAAAATTCGTACCATTAATAGTTCGTGCGGTTTTTAGTTTTTTAGCAGAGCCGCCACTACCTGTTCCGTGAAATATAATCGGCATAGTTAAGCCCTCCTTTTATAAATCTATGTGTTTCCAACCAGAGTTCGTTTTTACGTATAATCCATATTGTGTTGGGTTCAAATTTGTAATTCTGCAGAATCCACTGCCTGTGTGACCAGTTTCTGCTGATCCTGTAGGAGAAGTAAAAGAAGTGTTTCCTGCGATAGTCTGAGCATTTGTGAGATAATGAGTAGAATTTAGTAGACATCCGTTAGGGTAATTTTTAGCTGTAGAAGAGGTATAAACATATCCTGAGCCTCCTCCACCCCAACGTCCATCAGAGTCAGAATCATTGTCATAGGCTCCGCCGCCTCCATACCAGCCGCCTCCGCCGCCACCACAAGAGTAGCCGGAAGCATTTCCGCCTTGACCAAAAGTAGCCTGGGTGCCTGTACTCCAAGTTATACCACCTGCAGTTTGTGAGGCACTACCGCCAGATCTATTTTGACCAGTAGTATAAGAACCGGTAGTGTTATTATAATAGCCATCTCCACCATATTCTCCACCACCACAACCACAAGGATTAGCATTGGCACTTGTTACACCAGCTCCGCCGCCACCTCCGGCTACGATAACTCTTGAATATAGAGAATTTTGACCTATACGAACATCTGTAGCTCCTCCACCACCTCTACCAGAAGAAATACCAGTTCCTCCACCATTGAATCCTGCAGCAGTAGAAGAGGAAGATCCAGCTCCACCAACAGATATATAAACAGTAGTTGCTTTAGTAAGAGTAATTGTGCCTTTGGAGTAACCACCATATCCGCCTATGTAACTATTATAACTTCCTCCTTGGCCACCCCAGCATTCAAGTTTATATGTACCAGGAGTCAATGTAGCAGTTTGAACCGAACCAGTATAATCAAAATTCATAACAGAACCATTATAATTAGCAGAACCAACACCGTACATTTTGTTGTTATTTAATTTGAAATAGAAAGCAGTAGCTTTTTTCATAGAATTGTTTATTCTGACATATAGTGCTGTATTACTGCATTCAATAACAGTAATTCGACAATAGCCGTTACCAGAGTGACCGGTTTCATTTGTATTAGTAGGCGATTTAAAAGTTTGATTTCCTGCAATGGTTTGAGCATCGGTGAGATAATATGAAGAATTTAAGAGACACCCAGAAGGGTAGTTAGAAGCAGAAGAAGATGTATATACGTAACCTGATCCACCACCGCCAGAATAATTTTCTGAGGATCCGCCATAACCTCCATACCAGCCACCGCCACCGCCACCACATTCACCTGAAGTGTAACTTGATGCCGCCGCTTGACCAAAACCGCTGCCTCCAGTTGCTGTTCCAGCGGAAGAGGATGATGAAATCCCAGAAGTGCCGCCGCCAGCACCGCCTGCTCCATTATCAGAAGCTCCACCACCAGCGCCGGCGACTATAACACGAGCATAGAAGTTATCAGTTATAATTCGAATATCAGAGGCGCCACCACCTCCGCCACCGCCATGACCAGTACTACCCCAATCACGTCCAGATCCACCACCGTTGAATCCACCTTCTCGAATATTTCCATTGCCAGAAGCTGCAGCGCTAACTCCTTGTCCACCAACATATATGTATAAAGTTTCTGTTTTGGCTAGTGTGAGAGTACCTTTGGAATATCCTCCGGCACCGCCTTTATATGAATTTCCCGTACATCCATTTCCACCTTGAGCACCCCAACACTCAAGCACATATTTTCCAGGTTTCAATGTTACGCTCTGAACAGCACCAGTATAATCAAAGTTCAATATATCTCCAGTTTTAATATTACTCATCGCCATACACCACCCACATATCACCAGGTTTACCATCAGTTGTCTTAGGTTCTTCAGTAGAGAACGTTACATTCCTCAACTGAGATTTCATAATATCTGACTGATAAGCAGTTACAGCTCCATCAACGACCGGTTTATTCTGCAATCCATTGTAATCAGTTGTGCCCGGATCACCTTTATCTCCATAAACACCTATAACTGTTGGAGTAGTGTACAAATGATTATTGTTTGTCAAAACAAATTCATGATAACACCACAAATATTTATTTGTAGATGTCATAACTTGAGCGGAAGTCGCCCATCCAGTAGTTGATCTGGTCACTCCCTGCGATTTAGGACTTGCAAGATAATGAGGGATAACACTTGAAATTCCAACTCCCTGATCACCTTTGGGCAGTGTAAAATTTAATATTGCATCTGTATCTGTACCAGAATTGTTTACTGCAGCTGAAGTACCTGTTTTAGCAGTACCAATTTTAATAGTTGCATTCTTACCAACTCCAGCAAGACATTGTCCACCTTTATAAATTGCCATGTTATCGCCTCCTTTTATAAATCATTTCTTATAACAATAGTAATGGGAATATCTACAGTTGGTTTCTCGGTTGCTTTTATAGTAATTTGATTTGTAGTCTGTCCTCCGTCAGCTAACATAGCGTTCTGATATGCCTCTATTGCTTGAGATGATGCGTTAGAAGCATAATTAATTTCTACTATATTTGAAGTAGTCGCACCAGATACAGGTAATACATATGTATACGGAGCAGAGGAACCAGTCCATTTACTAGCTGTGAGAGTAGTAGTAACAAGTGTACTTTTCTTTGCATATGTTTTTTCTGATTTAGTACTTGAAAATGCACTGTTGGTTGTTATAGATGAGTCGTTAATAACATTTACAGAATCATATTCATCAATAACATTGTAATAGGTATTTGCGTTTAAAGTTCCGGCTTTCTTTTTTGCAAGATAATCAGCTTTTGTAATTTCAACAGGAACATTAAGTCCCATCTGAGATAAAGTAATATCAGCAGTACCATCAAAAGATGCGTTACCAATTTTTCTAGGTGTGGATAATTTAATTGCTGATGTGGCAGCACCGCCAGCAGAACTTGAACCAGCATAATTATGTGTGTGTCCAGTAGCAGATTTTCCATTTAGAGCAGTTGTAATAGCATTTTGAGTCATGGTACCATCTGTAGCCGACCCAGTTTCAGTATAAAGCTTAGTTATTCCTAAGTAACTTGATGTACCTACAGAATATGTCGTATTTGTAGGGATTACCCATGCACCATCTGCACGAAGAAACTTTAATTGTTCTCCTATATTAGGTGCAGGAACAAGACCGGCACTTCCGGCAGAAGAAGAAGTAGCACCCTTCATGTTTCCATAAGTATGATCGGTAAATAATGCATCAGCTGGGACAGACTTAGCAAGTGTATATGTACATGCAACTGGTTTTCCACCAGAGAAGTATACTGGTTGAGTTGCTGATCCAGCAGAAGTAGTAAGAGCTGTCGCTGAAGATGCGTTACCTGAGAGAGAACCGATAAAACCTGATACTGCAGTAATAGTACCATCAATCGTCATATTAGCAGTTGTAACATTATTACTAACTTTTTTTATCCAAATAGTCAAGTCAGCAGTATCACCTGACATACTTCTATCTATCCAACTTTGTCCCCAAACAACCTTACCTTCTGTAACACCGTTTCTCCATGTTGATGTTGTAGTAGTAAGAGTAGAAGAAGAATATGCTGGAGCTAAAAGAGTAGCTTTACTTGCTGTACCAGAGACATTAATTCCCCATGTACCAGATGCACCACCACCTGTTTTGGTTGTGGTATAAGAAGTGTAATTAGAAGAGGTAATTATAGTTTTCCAAGCTGTTGTTCCAACGCCTTCACGATAATATATATTACCATCGGAACTAAAACCTAATTGTGACGGATAATCACCAGCATGTCTGCTTAATGAAATAATTGCATTTGCATTATTTGTAGAAGGCATATTGTTTGCTAACCCATTATTTACATTATAATAGAATTCAACCCTTCCATCGGCTGCTTTTGTTGGAACCGCACTTGAAGACATTATTGCCGCAATATAGTTATGAGTATGACTTGCAGGGGCAAACGTTCCTGGTTTACCAGTAATCTCATTCCAACTATATGATGGTTTTGTAGAAGCTTTAGCCCATGCATATACATCACTTGCTGGCATCGAAGATGGTCTTCCAGTAACACCAGTCCATGGAACTGAATTCGCTTTTGCAGCAGTTCCCGAATATAAACCAGTATTATCAATGGTTGTATGTACAGATTTATCTATACCATCCTGACAATTGGTATAAAATTCAATTGCACCATCATTTGCAAGAATCAATCGTTCGTCTCCACCGGAACAACCTACTGATTTTATTGTATCAGCTGATTCACCACCACCAACAATTGTGAGTCCACCTCCACCAATAGCAATACCATTACCATATGTATCACTTGAATTATCTATGAATTTAATCATTTCATAAGTAGCTTTAGAACCTTTATATGAGATGTTTCCAGTCATAGTTCCACCACTCAATGACAGCTTCCCATCAACTAATCCTTTCAAAATCTTACCTTGAGCGGCACTCAAAGAATCAGTTGTGCTTGTACTTGTTAAATTATTCTGAATACCTCTCCATGTATCTTGCGTAGTAATAGTCCCAGTAGTTCCATCACCTTTTGTATAAGTAATAGTTTTTCCAGAAACACTCAAAGCACTAAGATATGGATGAGTATGAGAACTTGGTGTGAATGTTGTAGGTTTTCCTGTTACACCTGACCAAGGTACAGAAGTAGCAGTTCCGGCAGTATAAACTGCATAACCAGCCTCAGAATTCAATTTACTATCATCAATAACAAAATACATTTTCTGAGTCTTATTTACTTTGACTGTATCACCAAGTTGAATTTTAGCAGTAGTAAGAGCAAATCTCGCAGTATCATCTGCAACAATTACACATCTTTCTAATGCTCCATGTGGAAGTCTTGCTATGTCAATTGTTCCAAAGAGTTTACTTGCGTTGAGAGAAGTAATAGTTGAATCATTATGATTATGCGCAGAAGGAGCATAAGTAGAAGGTTTCCCTGTAACATTCCCCCAAGCGACACTACTTGCAGTTGCAGCATTTCCTGTAACATTTACAGTCAGATTATTAGTGACAGGATTATATTTAAACTTATCGCTGTATGCTCGCTTTGTCTCTGTAGCAGAGTCAGAAAACCAAACATGTCTAGCTGCATCAGCAGTACCTTCTCCAGCGGATACATTTGTAGCTGTTCCTGCAGTAGTTGCACTATCAGCAGTAATTGCATGTTTTACACTTTTATTAGCATCAGCAGTATTATCTACATTACCAAGCCCTACCTGAGCTTTTGTATGAGTATGCCCGGCAGGAGAGTAAGCACTTGAATTTGTATATGCAGCAGATCCCAATCCATGAATAGGAACAGTAGTTTTATTACCATCTACAGTGAGTGTGATTTTTCCGTTTTCAGTACTTTCTGAAATAGATACTGATTTCACTGCTTTAGCCAATATTTCATATTTCTTGTTCGATGAGTCCCAACGATAAATGCTATTTGTTGCTGTATCTATGTAAATTGTATTTACATTACCTGTAGAAGGAAACAGCTTATTGGAAGCATATGGAAGTATTTCTTTTTGTTCTGTTATACTCTTTTTTAAATATGTAACTAATTCTGTTAATCCATTAAGATCAAGAAATTGTTGCTTCATTTTTTATTCACATCCTTCCTATTTCCATAATTTACCTGCAGAAATTTCGATAATATTAATATATAATGTTATTGGAAAGGAGGTGAATTATGGCTAACTTTGAAATAAAAAGCTATATTAAATTATTATGTATTCGTCTGGATCACTTTGAAAGTTATGTAGTAGATGAAGTTAATACTACAGACGAAGAAACGATTAAAAAATTCATTGATACACATAAAAATAGAAAAGGAACAAAAATATTGCTTTTCGAAATGAACACAATGGATATGATAACTTTCGATGAAATCCAGAATATTATACATAATGCTCATGTATTTGATTATATGAGACAACTCATATCAGATGGACATAAGTTATTATCCATTGAAGATATGAAGAATGCTTCTATAGGTTCATTTATTAAATATATGTTAGAAGCAAAATAAAGTAATATTTTAGAGGGCAGAAATGCCCTCTTTTTTCTTTTACGCAGTAAATAAACCTTTGATAGACGCACTTGGAATTGCTTCATATCCATCTCCAACAAGCCCCTTAAGAGCGGTGATGTCAGATGTGTTCTTAGCAATCTTCGGTTTTTCAGCAGCAAGGTCTTTTTCAAGAGCAGTAATCTTACCTTCGGCAGTAGTTACTCTTGTTGTTATAGCTGCGATATTATCGGCGTTTGTTTTATCAGCAGCTTCTAATGTAGGAATCTTTTTCTCAAGAACATCAATTCTTCCTACAGCAGCTTTAAGATCAGCAGCTTTTGCATACTGAGAAAGATCAGAATCAGCAAGAGCTTTAGATACGTATTCTGCAATATACCTACGATATCTTTAGATGTAGCAGATTCTGGAAGAGTACCGATAAGAGTTTTCAGCTTTGTGATATCCTCTTTATTTGTTTTGATCTGAGAATTCATTGTAGCAGCATCAGATGCATGTGTAGAAATCCAATCAGAAATCTCTTTCAGTGTATCATATGCTTCTGGAGCATCAGCAACAATCTTTGCGACTGCATCAGAAACAGCTTTCTTTACAGAGCCATCGCCTGTACCATTCAGAGTGCTGATAGCTTCTGTATTAGCTGCTACGCTTGCTTTTAATGTAGAGTCATCATACTGACCAGCAGTAACAGCTTCTTTGATATAAGCAACTACATTTTTAGCTTTTGCATCAGCAGGAATAGTACCAACATATCCCATTACCTCAGCTTTAGCAGAATCAGCAGCACCAGCAACATCGAAGTCTGCAGCAGTCTTTCCAGAATCTACCAGATTACCATTTTCGTCTAATCCTGCAAGATGACCTTTTACTGCACCTTTTACTTTGTCAGCTTTTCCTGTCGGCTGAGGAATAGTAATAGTGAATGCTGCTTCATCAATAGTTACTGGAGCAGTTTTTGTGTAGAAATAAAGTGTGTATCCGTCTTCTGACTGAGATACTGTTTTAATTGAGCTTTTAACAGCTTCACTGATTTTAGAGTCAATCTGTACATTATGCAGATTTAAGAACTCCTGAAGATTAGAAAGTGTAGCGAACTGTAATTTTGCCATAATTAGTTTCCTCCTTGAAATATATTTGTTAAATCTTCGGAATCAATACCTCCAAGTTTTCGATCTAAAGCAGCATCAATATGATCATCTAAAACATTTAAAACGGTTTCCTCAATGATATTTGAAACGTATTCTTTTACAGAATCAGCACTTGCAAAATTCTGTTCATTAATCCAGCTTTCAGTGACATAACGATCAGTCGTATATTCACCATCTTGCTGAATGAAATACAATGTAATTGATTTTCCTTGCATTTTTGTGATTGTTGTGCTGGAAGTATCAGCATCATGAGATACAAGATACAGAACATCGTCTGCAGAAGATTGAACAGTAGTATTGTTTCCACCAATGATACATTGGCCTTTTACTTTATAAATACCATCATCGAGTGATGATATCTTCACAGGAACAGTAAGCGTACCTATAAGATTTACAATAGGTACATCAGATAATTTGTTATAAGATAAGCTGTTGATATAGTCTACAACAGTGGACTTATCTTCAAGATTACCGACTATATTATCTAAAAGAGTAGAAAGTTCAGAAGACTTGACATAATTATCCAATCCGATTGTTTTCTTGACCTCTTCAATAATATGACCTTTATCTTCATCAGTCATAGATATGTCATAAGAGAAAAGCAGTTTATCTCCAGAGAAAAACATAAGATTTGATCCGATGCATTTTACATCTGTAATCTGTTTATCACCTTTGACATATTCTAATGTGTTGTCGATGGTCACCCACGCTATACTCTTACTGTCTTGGATGTAACAAAGTCCTGGGTATTTTAGCACCCCTCTTTGTAAAGCCTTTTCTGCAATTTGCTTAGTTGATGCAGAATACCAGGTTGGAATTAACGCCATGCTGTGATCACCTCTTCAATTTGTCATATTCATATTTTGAAATTTCTTTTATTACATAGATGTCATTATCAAGAGGAAAATTATAGAAACCTTCAATGTGCCATCCATATTTTCCGTCTGAACTTAAAATAGCCTGTGCTTCTGTAATATCACATAGAAGCAACAGACTATGTTTTTCCTGATATTTGATATACAGGATATGATTAAGGACATCTACGACTTCATCATTTTTGATTACTTTATAATACATGTGATATCCTCCTTATAAGAGGGGAATGGTTACCCCTCGCATGAAATTGAGAACATAAGTAAAATTCCAGAATTCTGTCCTGGATAAGAGAATCCATATGTTGCACCAGATTCATTAACCGTATACAGCCAGTTTGTAACTGTAGCATTTGGAGATCTGGTCCAATAAGATTCATACTCTGCAGGAGTAGAAGGTTTTGCTTTCTTTCTGGTATCATCATCTGTGAAATAAGCAATAGGAGCATTTGTTTCAGAAATATATGGTTCAGAAGTAGCAGTAGGATCAACTTCGTACAGAGATGGAACATAGAATCTGCAATTAGATACAGAAGTGTCATTAGACTTGTTACCGACAGAAGAATATACTTTAACTGGTTTGATCAACGCTTTCCATAAAGGAGAGATTGCCTTAACCATACGAGTATTCAACCATGTATTTAATGTAGAATCAGCCATCCACCTGCATTTGTGCTCTTATTATTATAAGGTTTTTCTGTACCAAGTAGATTAGAAGCAACAAATGTAATGTTAGCTCTCTTTGAAGCAACGTCAGACAGATAATATCCTTTAAATTTAGCCACTTCCATTGGAATAATTTCATGAATCCAAGAAGCAATATCCATACATTGTTCTTCACCAAGATCCGCATACCAAACCTTAGCCCAATGTACAGTGCCTTTTGCAAAGTTTTCATATGCTCCGTCGTCAGCTTTAGAACATCCAAATACGAGAGTGGAACTATGTTCTGGAATCCTAATAGCATTCAGAGTAGTAGAAGATACTTCTTTCCCAGTCATATTTGAATTGTATACATAAAGCTTCTGACTTCCAGCTTCATGACGGAATACAATAATCTCTCGGTTTGTTCCAGCAGATGGAGTTATACTATCAGTATTCCATGAGAAACGAGGTTCCTGAGAATACCAAAGTCTGAATCCATTTGAACCATCACCCTGAAAACACTGAGCAAGAGTGGAGTTTACACTATTTCCTGAATCAAATTCAAAGTCAATAGCAATTGTAAAGTCTCTGTCTTTTTCCATGATCTTTAATCCGGTGTCAATATAGTTTGTTCCATCAAATTTAGTCGCAGCTGAAATAACTTCATGCTCTTCAATGTCGCCAAATGTATAGTCAATACCAAGCTTGAAGTCCAGAGTATCTTTCAGAGACAATGCTTTGTTTTCAAGTCCCATCTTCATAAGAGTGTAAAGTTCGACCTGTGTCATATTGGCCAGATCCTTACCATCAAAGTATCCATCTACGTATTCGCAGGTTTCATAAACAGCATTGATTGTTTTATCTCCATCGACAAATCCGGATTTATCCCAACCTTTGAATAAGTTGTACTTATAAGCAGATTCCTCAGCAGTATAAGTAGGAGTGTCACCTTCATACTTAATATAAGAACCATACTGTCCAGTAGACTCCTGCAGAGTTAATCCTTTAGAAACATATTTTACTGTATATTCACGCACTTTGCTATTGTATACAGCTTTGATAGTTCTGTCAGCGAAGATTCCAGTTAGAGATCCATCCCAGCCTTTGAATGTATAATCAAGTTTGATTGTGCTTTCTTTGGTAGGAGTAGGAATCGGATCAATTTCTCTTATAATAGGATCAACTGCATTTGCACCTTTATCAACGTACTGGATATCAAGAACTGTATTTTCTTCATCGTCGTTGACGAATGTTACTTTGAACTGAGTGATAATTGAATCGTAGGTAATCTCTAAATCTGGCCATAATTCAGCGAATTCATCCAGCCTTTGCTGTCTCATAACAGGAATGTGTACAGTTCCTATAAGAACAGAATGTACAGAGTTATATCCGTTATCATCAATACCAGTCATTTTTGCTAATCTGTCAAGCAGAGTAGTATCGTCCAGTTCCCAATTGATGCCAGTTACACGAACTCTGGTTAATCCAGTAGCTTTATTGATAATGTCTTTTGCATCCAAAGTATTGCAGTTATCAAGAGACAGAGTAGTAAGATTTGCATAACTTGCTATAGTAAGATCGGTCAATCTATACAGGTTCTTTCCGGTAAGAGATGCGATGGCAGGAAGATGAGCAGTTTCAATCTTTCCGCCAGGAGCAAAGATAACACCTGTAATACCAGATCCTTCTGCCAGAAACTCTTCGAGATTTTTACAGTTAGAAAGGTCGATTGTCTTTTTCAGGTTTGGCAGATTCTCAAGATTCAGTCGTTCCAGAAGAACATTCTGTCCGATTGAGAAATCATTCATATTTGTATTCTGATATCCTTCAACATCAGAACCAATAAGAATGTCTGTCATTTTTACACCCTGATTGAAATTTGTATATCCCGGATAGAATGGCGCAATATCACCAATGGATTGCATCAAAGATGCATTATATACATAGACCTCTGTATCGTTCATAGCAGCAATAGGAGATTTGACTGTATAAGTCTGACCTCTCTTAGCTCTTTGACGAACAAGGTTAGAACCAAATCTTACATCAACATAAGAATCAGCATAAGGAACAATATGGAATGTACCGTCCGGTTTTACACCAGTCCAGTTTGTTGGAGTGTAACCACGGATTGTGATTACATCTGAGGTAGTAGTAGAACCTACATATTTAGATGCAATATATTTCTCTTGATATTTCTGGAACTGTCGTCTCTGCTGTTTCTTGCTTCCGTTCATCATTTCCAGATAAGAAGTCGTACCTTTATCCTCGTAAGGTCTGAAATACTTTCTTCTCATATCAGCGATCCAGAGACGTTCCGGTTTATAATTCTGAAGAGTTTCGAATTTATTTAAGATACGGTTTGCAGACCATGTAAGTTTGGCCTCCATCTGAAGGAACATACTCTGCAGATCATCAAACATGTAATCTCTGATATAACAGAACACTTTACTATCAGATGCATTAAAGACTGATTTTGTCCCAATAGTATCAGTATCTTCATATCCGTAAGTAAGAGTTAATCCACCTTCATTATCATTACCCATTGCAGTATCGTTATCATAATCCATACATAAATCCCAGTGAACCAAATCTTCTGTATGCCAGAAAGTATTTTTTGCTCTGTTATCTACCATAGTATGTCTTTCGGTAAATAAGTAATAGAAGAGTAATGAGTCTTTAATAAAGTGCTGTTCAAACTCTTTTACAAATGTTTCAGAATCAGCATTTACAACCCAAGTCAAAAGATCATTCCAAGCCTGTCTGCCAGCCTGAATTTCTTCTTCTGTACAATTTGGATTCTGATATCTCATTTCGAATGAAGTATCTCCACCCCATTCTTCATTTGATAAGTCATCAGATAAGAAACGGCACTGAGGATCAGTATTATTTGACACTTCAACAATGAATTCTTTGTGATTCTCTGGATCCATTCCCTGTGCAACTGTATTCTTCTTACTGTTACCAATATCACCTGCAGCATAGAAGTGCCACTGACCATCTTTGAACTCTACAGCATTATCTACATCTGTTTCTTTTAAGAATACAACACAAGGATAGAACTGCATAGTATCACGTACACGAGGATCTTTCTTTCTAGCAGGACGGATATATGGGTTGAATTCCTGATATTCTCCTTGAAGACCTGCATTATTGATATTCTCAGAAGAAGCAATATTTACTTTGACATTGAAATAGTTGATTCCAATAGCATTTTCATCCATAGAATAAACATCGGCAGTTGTATCATCTGCGAATGTAAATCCATTCTTACAGTTAAGTTCCAGATTTCGACCAGAATCACCATAATATTCAGAAGAGGTTCCCTGTCCATTATGAATACCATCACGAGAGATCCAGTTATCAACAGGACGACCATTCTTATAGATCTGCTGTACAGATGTAAATGGTACTTTATTTTTCTTACCAGTTGTAAATACTGGTACTTCCAGTTTAATGATTCTCAAGTCTGGACATTTTTCGGCCAGTACATCAGGATCAAGTCCACCAGAAGAATCAAGAATATCATTGCGGTTGTATCGGTTGATAATTTCATTTGCATTTTTTGCATCAGCAATGAAGTTATCCAGAATCTCATCATCAGTGAGGTTCATTGTATAAGCTTTTATTCTGTATACAATAACGTCGCAGTCATCAGAACCGATTGTAATACCTACAGGATTTGTCTGCGTGAAACTATCAGAAGTGGCATACAGTTTTACTCTTGTAGGAATGCCATCAACCCACATAACCATTTCTGTATATTCACTGTCCGGCAGAATATTAAATTCCAGCTCCATATAGTAATCTTCACAATATGGGACAGAGATTTCGTTCTGTTCAGATTTCAGTGTTGCTTCCTGAGCTTTTACAGTATAACCAAGATTATCTGCAAAACAGGAGAGTACTTGAGCTTCATAGTTCTTTACATTTGTACATTTATAAATGAATTTAAAGTTCTTGCCAGTTTTCTTTGCATCATCAGCAAATAACTGATATGGGATAGTAGCAGCAGTTCCTGCTTTTACGCAGAAATAAGTATCTCCATCTTCATCGACCTGATAACCACCATTTGTTGTATCAAAGTTATCTGACACTTCAATTGTAAGATTATCATTGATCTTCAGCCAGTCAGCTTCACCATTGTTTTTACCAGATGGATTAAAGTCAAATGCAAGGTTTGTAGTTACCGGAGATACATTGATATCCAGTTTCTCAATAGTAGCAGTAAGAATCTTTGTGATTCTACGGCAACTGATAGTAAGAGACTGTTTGCCTATTGCGGTAGACTTGTAGCTCCAGATCTGAGCAGTTCTTCCAACAGTAAGAGTAGAAGCAACTTTGCCATCAACAGAGAGTTTTACAGTAGCAGGATTATGTTCTGGATCATATACAACATATTTGATGCTTGTTGTATTGTACTGTTTTGCAGTAAATTCAACCATAGAACATCCAATAATAGGAGTAGTATTTCCTTGTTCAACCCAGATAATATCTTTATATACTGACTCAGAAGTTACGTCCTGATTATTGATACTTGCAGTCATATACACTTTCAGAAGGTGAGCACCATGACTCTGTTTTGCCAGAGTATAAGTCATCTGTCTACCAGAAGCAGTTGTTTCAACTCCTGCAATTTCTTTTCCATCAAGAACAAAATGTACAGTCTTATTAATATCACCATATGGAGTATATCTAAATGTTACCTCGTCTGAATAGAAGAGTGTATCATCAAAAATACTCTCAATTTTAAAGTCAACAATTGTAATGGTCCAAGTCTTAGTAGCGATTGTACCAAAACTATCAGTGATAGAAAGTCTAATAGAGTTTGCACCATTTTTCAGATATTGTGTAATATCAAAACTATTCTTACCCTGAGCAGCTACAGTAGTAGCAACTGTTGTACTTCCGACACGCCATGTAGCAGTACCATTACCGGTTGTATCTCCTGTATTATCTACAGAGGTAAAGTTATACTCGATCACTGCAGAGTTTCCTGCTAAGAAGATCGCATCAGAACTTGTAATTCTCTCGATTGTGACCGTAGTAGTGTCAGATGGTCCAGAGCCACCAGTGATTGTAAACTGTTTCTTAATTACATCATCTTCATACAGAGTAAAAACATTTTCTTCATAAGAAACGTCATACTCATGACCTGTATTTTTACCTAAACCCTTAATAGATTCATTGATCGCAGTAATGTCACTATTGATGGATTCAAACTGAGAATCATAACCAGAAACATTCTGCTTCAGAATATCTACCGTATTTTTGGTTTCTGTAGTAGTAGCAGAAATTGTTTCGTTAGATTCTTTTAATCCAGCTACATCTGTTTTCAGACCTGAAATATCAGTTGTATTTGTTTCAACTTTGCCTGCCAGGTCATCTTTTACAGTCTCAAGAGCAGACACACGGTCTACAACAGGAGAGAGCTTTTCATCTGTACTCTTAGAAATGTCCTCTTTAAGAGCAGAAGTCCATGCGGCAGACGGTTCAATAGAACTAAGTTCTACAGTCTGGATCTCTGTTTCTCCATTCTTAAACACGAGTGAACCTTTGCCATTCACTACAGAATATTCAACAACAAGATTTGAAAGACTGTTAATAGTGATTTCACCAATCTGTTCTTCTTTATCTTTAAATACAAGATGTCCAGAAGTATTATCATATTCAATTTTCAGATTTTTCAGACTATCAATACCTGAGATAGCAGTGTTCAGTTCCTCAACAGTCTGGTCAATCTCTGTTTTTGTATAGTAATCTTTTAGAGAAGCAGCTACAGTCTGATTTAAATTTGCTGTTACAGAAGCGGTTACATCTGCTTTGATATCATCTACATTGATAGAAGCAGCGGAAGCTTTTGCTTCATCTGCGTATTGTTTTGCTTCGGCTACATGACCAAGAATCATATTTACAAAACTTGTATACCAATCTTCAGAAGGTTCAATGATTCCGTCATAATTTAATCCTTCCAGAACAGTAAACTTACCATTCGGTCTGGTTCTCCAAATATAATTGTTTCCTTTTTCATTTACGCCAGTAGCCATAATTTCAAAAATTATATCTCCGGCATTTGCTGTAACAGCAGCATCAATCAGCCAACCAAATCGAATATAAGTATTGTTGGAAGCTACATTGATAACTGTTGCTACTTTACCTTTTTTCTCAGCTACAGATTCATATCTTATCTGGATGAGCATATCCATAAGATCCATACCATCCCAATATCTTGGAATCCTAAATGGCATATACTGGCTGTTTTCTTCCTGCATAATATTAATCTGTGTAGCATCAACGGCAATATTTTTTAAGTTATCCACTGTTGAATATGCATTGTCTTGATATTTGGTATATACTTCATAACGACCATCAGTACATAATGTATATTCCTCAGTGTCTACGGCTAACTCAGCACTCAAAGTCATTGCCGAATTAGCCGCAGCAGCAATTTTAGAATCTTTAAATGACATATCATGACTCCTTTACTTTAATAATTTATCCAGATCGACAACCTGATCAAGATGAACAACTCCATCCTGTGTGCCATCAGGATCTTTACCTGTCATATCTTCGGCTACCATAGCAGAAAGATCTTTTACAACGATACCATTTCCGGTATCTTCACCATTTCTGTCTGTTAAAATGATTTTTCTGTCTTTTGTATTAAGACGAATATCTTTTACCATACCTTCATAAGCTGCTTTATTCTGAGCATTGAGATCTTTAATCATTCCTTCCATAACAAGGAGTCTCTGATCAATTTCAGTAAACAATTCAGAAGGTTCATATTTATCAAATTGTACAAGTGGAGTAATATGAATAACACCTGATGTGGTTTTTCGAATATAAGAAGTGTACGTCCCATCTTCATTAGCAACAAGTTTTAAGAACGTGAAAGATACTTCGATATCCCCGGCTTCAGCAGTAAGTGCTGCATCGACAGGAATTAAATACTGGATATAATTCTGTTCATATTCAAGATTATTTATAATAAGTTGTGTCATTTTAATTTTGTCTGACACCGGGAGCTTATACTTCATATAAACAGTTGTATCTGACATATCAATCTGTTCCCGGTACATTTTACTTGTTACAATCTGAATCTTATCTACATAATTGCTTCTTTCCACAATTGATTCTTTGACTGTTGTAACAACAGTATTTTCATCTGTAATTTTTAGTGTATACATAACTGCCTCCTTCCTTATTTAGTCTGAGTTTTTTCTAAAGCTTCAATTCTAGTCTGTAGTGACTTAATAGTTTCCTGCAGTGTTGTGACTGATGAATTCGCATTATCAGCACTTTTCTTGATCTCAGCAGTATTCTGAGTCAAAGTAGTAATATTGTTCTGTATTGTTTCGATATTATTGGTCATGCTAAGTAATGATGTATTGATCTGTTCAATTGAAGTGTTAGAAGAAGAATCTGCAGACTGCAGATCAGAGATAGATTTCTGTACGGCAGTCATAGATTCTTTCAATTTATCCACATCAGCTCCCAGCTGAGTAAGTTTTCTTCCAACAACAAGGGCATCAGCGAATGCACCCTGTTTAGATAATGTCATATCTGATTCAGGGAGATTAGCCAGATAATTATAATCATACTTAACAACACCAACAGAGGTTTGAATTCCCTGAATATATGTTGCCATTATTACTCACCTTTTTCTACAAATTCATATAGTACTGTCATATCAAGCATAGACAGTTTGTCTTCATTAGATTTAAGCATTTTCTTGAGAGATTCCTCTGGGATCATCTCAACATCAAGTTCACATGTTTTATCATAAATTTTCTGCAGACTTTCTTGGATTTCGGGGATGATTTTATCTTTTATGTCATCATTAAGAGCACGATTTCCTGTTTCATTACCATTTTCGTCAACAATAGAATGTGAGTTTTCCTCTGTAAAATAAGAATCAACTAACTCCTGCTCGACCTCTGAGATTTTATCTACCTGTGCCTTAAGAGTCTTCAGGTTCATTGTATTCGCCCAGATACATTAACATCTCCTGCGATTAAATCCGCACGACTCTTCATAGAATTTAATGTCTTATACATTGCCATAATGTCTGCATTTACAATAACTTTTTTCATAATCCTTGTACTCCTTTTATATTAATATGTAACTTTATTTTCTCTGACGAGTTCTTCAATAGCATCATTTAGATATGCTTCAAAGTCAGAATATAATGTTTCGATAGCCGCTTTAGAATCTTCTGTAATTAAAGCCTTAGCTTTATCAATAGCCATCTGTTTAGCAGTTTTCTGAGCTTCTGCGTCAAACTTACCTTCCTTCTTCAAAGCATCTACATAAGTCTGATTAACTGTAAGCACTGCTTTACTAATAGCATCAGTGGCAGCGTCTATATATTTTACGAGCTGATCGTTCTCCAGGTTCTTTTCCTGTTCTTTAATCTTTACTTTTAAGAAGAGTATTCCATAAGTAATAAGAAGTGGAAGAACACCAGTAATGATCAGATATAATACGTCCTGAATACCCTGTTTAATATTCATAATTTCCTCCTAACCGACAGCTTCATCATTTTTTGAAGATGACTGTCTAAGTTGTTCCATTGCAGAATCATAAGTAATTCCGCCTGCACAATTTTCAGCTTTTGCCTTACTAAAATAAGCCCACACCGTAGGGATAAGTGTCGCTGGGATAGCAATAAGAGCGTAGAGAGCAGATAAATCACCATATGTCATGATCGCTTTTTCTACGAAATAAATGATCTGTAGATTGAGTAGAAGTACTGCAACAAGAATCAATTTACTGGTAGAAATCTTTGGAATGTTAAATCTACTAACTTTTGCTGCCTTCAGATTTCGTTTCATTTCAATCTGCCGATTTTTGGCTTTGATTTTCTTTAATTCAAGTTCATATTCTCGACTGGTCAAATATTTCACCTTCTTTGCATAATAAAAGACCACGATTGCTCATGGCCTCTTATTTATTCAGGAATAATTCCATATACGTATGTTTCAAACTCTGTAAAATCTTTCAGGACTGCTTCTTTATTTGTTTTAAATGTTTCGCTATCCTGAATGGATTTATTGATATTTACATTTCCATCTTTACTAACAGATGCATTAAGATAAGCAACCTGCTTTGAGTTTTCACCTTCACCGATCATAACCTGACCGGATACATTTCTTGTTTCACTAATTTTTAACATAACTTTTCCTCCATTTTTTGTAGTCGTTGAGTAATGAGAGAGAGTTGTCCCTGGAGCATAAGAATTTCATTCTTAAGGGACTGATTTTCAGATTCGAGAGAGTCAATACGATGGTGGGCTTTCTGTGTCATGTGAGTATTGAGAGAAATGAATTCAAGGTAATTCATTGAATATTCATCAGTACGTCCAACAAAATTAGGCTTATCTAAAATAGCTTTTGTAATCATACTATAATTTTCTGATTCAAAATTATTTTCTTTTAAATGCCTTTCTGTTTCCCTTGCTCCAAATCCGAAATGTATTTTAGGTATTTCATCATCGTTTGGACGTTGTTTAAATTTATATTGAATTGGATTTAATGACATATAAAACTTGTCAATAGATGAAATAGTATTAATACTTTTAATATCATCTTTTATATACTCATCTGAACCACCATTTAAAGAACCTGAGTAAAAAATATTCTTCCATTTATAGCTTGTATTCCCTAAATTTAAGCCTTCTGTGGCATATGGACCAAAATATCTTGAATTTCCATTTGATGTTACTTCTGCATAATACGAAGTATCACTATGGTATATTTTATGTACAGATGTATAATCTACAGATCCAGCTGGTCCACGTGGACCAATTGATCCTTGTGGCCCACGAGTACCATCTTTACCATCTTTCCCCTTAGGAATACTAAATTTAAATGTCAAAGTATCTCCGGCAGTGTTTACAGAAGTCTCTACTTTAGGATCATCGTTATAATTAACTTGACTGGCAGTTGCTTTGTAAGAAGCAATCTTTCCGCCACCAGAATTTAAAGATGTATATGTGTGTCCACCCATATGAATTGCGTTTACATACAAGCAATTAAATTTATTATTTTTAGAACCAATATTCATGGTTGCGCTTGCATCTCTTTTGATACTTGTTATAACCGGGATTCCGTTTGTATTCTCATCAGTTTTTTTTTCAGTATAAATATTATAAGGCATAATACACCATGTAGCGGTAACATCAGCATCTTGCTTATCTACGTTACCAATACCAATTGCACAACCACCTTCTGTATTTGGAAGCAACGTATGATTATGTCCATATCCATTATATGAAAAATATTCTCGATTATCATAATCAAGATAGATTGGATTTCCAGAACTATTAACTTCATATGGTGTCCATTTCATATTCTGATAAGGGATAGATCCTGTTGTAGTATCTATAACAAATTGACTTTGTACTAAACAATTGCTTTGTATTTGCATAGGCGCGGGAACAAGGAGAGTATCTCCCATTATTCGCAAGGTGTTCTTGCCACCAACATCTGTAGATATCATATATCCGCAATCATCATTTAGCCCGAATCTTAAATCACCGCTTGTAAGTCCCCAATTAGTAGCAGAGATGATTTCTCTTGAATCAATAGGGTTACCGTTTACATCATTATAATAAATGCTATAACTTCTTTTTGCAGTCATTGTTCTTGCGGTTACATTTCCGGCGAAAGTACCAGAAGAAGCATAAATAGTTCCAGAAATAATAGCATTACTTGCTTGTAACAAACCATTTTTTGATACTTTAAATCCAGTTGCCCCAGAGGGTATTTCTTGATCTTCATTTTGAATAATACCAATTTTTCCATCAATAGTAATATATCCACTAAGATCAGATGGAATATTAGGTCTATCGTCAAGATCATTATAACTTAGTCCGTTAACAGTTGAACCTGGTCCAAGTGTAAGTGAATTAGCAATTATATCTCCTGTAAAGCTTCCTGAAGTAGCTGTAATATGACCTTTAAATGTAGCACCTTGACTATTAATGTTTAGGTAATCACCCCAATGAATACCATCTGGACTTATACTTATGCTTCCTTTATTAGCAGTTAAAGAATTACTTGAAATAATCCATCCACCAATAAATCCATCATTAGCTGCAATCTTACCTGTAAACTCACCTTGATTAGCATACATCTTACCGTTAGAATCAACCATAAAATTACCGTCACCAAGAGCAATGCCATTGATTCCTACATATACATTTTTATTCGTTGAAATAGAAGAGGGGTATTGAGTAGGAAAATCTTTTAATCCAGAATACAATTTTCCAGCTTCAATAACGAAACCTTTTTCGCCACCAATATAACCAGAATTAGCAGAAATCTTTCCACCAAACTCTCCGTCACCTTTGAAATGAGCATTGCCTGAAGCATCTATACTAAAGTTCTTCGAAGTAATAGCGCCATTCTCCATGTCAATCAATGTTCCAGCCTGGGAATAAAGAGGAGAAGTGTTTGAAGGATCTTTGTAATTATTAGATTTCAGTTTTCCTGTTTTGATCAAGAGAGCATTAACATTCTCTGTACTGATAGCTCCAGCATCAATCTGAGTCTTACCTGCAGTTGTGCCATTGGTATTGATTGCTGTAATCACACCATCAATATTGATCTGATCTGCTTTAATACCTACAACTTTAGATGAAACAAGATTTATAAAATCTGGGGTCAGCTCTAATTTAGATTCTCCAGTCCCACCAGTAGCAATAAGATTCAACTTATCTGCAGTCTGTGTTATAGAAGTAGAAGCTGCATCAAGCTTTTTGTCCGTATCAAGCTTATTATTTGAAACCGTCTGAGTAATTCCATCAACAGTTTGTTTATACTCTGTATATTTTGTATAGATAGATGATCCGTCCTCATTAAACAAACTGTTTTGTATACTCTGTACAATTTGACCCTTTTGAGGATCAGTAATGTTAGTAATCTGCTCAGTTGTCTGGTCTTTAAATGAAGTATATTGCTGACCGAACTTTTTACCATCAAGGTATACCTGACTGATATCAATTCCACCTTGTTCATTCGGTTCTACCATAGTAAAACTTAGTTTTTCTTTATTGATTGTTCCATCAGAGATCATATTATTGACAATAGTGTTATCAGGAATACCTGTTTGAGTGATACCATTTTCATCAAATAATGCTGTCTTATCACCGTTCTTGACAACAAAATTAAACTTTCCGGTACCATCCTGACCAATCTGTACCCTAACAGCTCCTGTTGAATCATAGAACTGCTGAGTGCTGTTCTTAAAGGCAATACCAGCTTTTCCACTAGAGATGATCATAAACTCATCAGCAGTAGCAGTATGAGTATTTAAGTCAGCTACGGTCATCTTCTTAGCAATAAGATCTGTGATTACTGCTTGGTCAATAGTTACATTCTGAGCAGTAAGATGTACTGCCTGGAGATTACCTACACCAGCATTTCCTGCCAGGAGATTTTTCACATTGATCATATCAGCATTAATCTGGTTAGATTCTATAATCTTAGCTGACAGCTTTTCAATATTTGCCTGTTCCGCTTCGAGAATACGAGTTGTGATCTTATCTGCGGAAATAAGTTTTACATCGAGATATTTCATGAAAGCAGTGTCAACAGTAAGCTTATCAAATATACCTTCTTTTGCTTTCACGAGTTCTGCAATAATTGTATCAGCGGTAATGGTTCCACCAGATCCGGTTCCGCCAGTAACAGTTCCACCTAACATTGAATTGAATAGAGGATTTGAAAAGATTTGTTTAATAGCTTCTGATGTGATGACATAATCAGAAGTAGAAGATTTGTTGACTGAATTAACACGACCACCATTACGGTTGGAAGTATTAAGAGCATCGTTTAAAAGAGTATTATAATCATTCCTTTTAGCTTTGTACTGAATCATATTGCTAAAAATAATTTCCATAGATTCATCTAAATCACAAGGATTATATGTGATCTCAATTACTCTTAGTTTAATATAATTAGTATCAGTGATTCCTACACGTACAAAATCATTTACCGCAAGCTGTTCATGGTACTCCTTAAACTCTGGAAGAGTGTATACATTCTCTACATCATCAGTATATGTATATTGTGGATGTGATTCCACATACAATTCTTCCAATGCATCATCATAAAGAACTTTAGACTTATCTACGGCATCAGCAGTACTGTCAAGAGTAGTAACAATAATATTTTCATTTGTATAAGTGGATTGGCTATATAAACTCTTAATAATATATGTTTCTTTATCAGTAAATGCTGAATATTTGTTCTGTATTTTACCAAAATTTTCAAGTAATACATCTTTTGCAATCTGATTTCGTTTCTCTTGAATTTCAGGTTTCTTAGCCTTATCATATTCAGCCTGGCGTTCTTTTAAAGCAGCCTCAGCCTGATCTTTTAAATTCAGATAATCCAGATATTTTTGATGCATCTGAGTAAAATATGCTTCTTCATATCCAGATAAAGGATTATACCCATCTGCATAACCACTCTTTTTTAATTCTTTAATACAGCTATCGTAAGTTGAAATCTTTACTTTTAATTCTGAGATTCCGTATAACTTCCAATCAGTCTCATAAGCTTTTATAATATTTTCAGATTGCGTGAAATACCCAAACTGGCTAGGTGAATCGCCCATCTCTAATTGCATACCGCATATAGTGAAATCATTAGTTCCAGTGAATGCTACATCAATTAAACGAGAAGAAAGATTGAAAGAAGTATAAACTCTGGTCCAAGAAGATGTGATGTTATAAGAAATATTCTTTCTGTCCTCTCCGGTGTTATTATAACCAAGATAAAATGTACCGGATCCTTTTACAAAACAACTAAGAGTATATCTCTGAGATGGTTCAATACTAATATTGTGTTGATAAATTCCTCCATTAGTACCAGTTACTTTAACTCCACGAGTGATTCCATAAGCAGGAGCATCATCAATTTGTATAGTTTGAAAAGAAGAAGTTCCAGGGTTTACCATATACCAATCTTGGCCCAATACAATCGGATTTACACATGAAATAATATTTCCTTTACCGAATCCTTCTACGGTTTCGTCTTGAGCTTGTAATGCAGCCACAATAGATGGAAGAGTGTAGTTCATAATTGATTCATATAAAGGCCAATCATGTGACTTTTTTAAAGCTTCTAAATCAAAATTCTTTTCATCGTCAACATATAGAGCTTCTAAACCCTTAATGATTGCCATGTTAGCATTATATGCATCTTTTAAATCTTCAACTTTTTTCCCGAACCAATTTGTTTGAGCAGTATCAATTGGGACTCTATTCATTAATTCAGTAAGAACTTCCAGATTTTTATTATATTCTTTGGATAAATTAATAAACTCTTCTCTGCGGGACTCCCGGTAGCTTTGCCATGCATTATATTTTTCTTGTAGTGAAGTATCCATGTAAGGCTCACGTATAAAATAGGAAAGATCAGTAATTACAGAATCACCAAAATTGACTGCATCAATATTATAATCATCTAAGCCTTCAACATAAAATTGTGTAACTAAATTTTCATCTCTGGAAATAGTTATACCATTCTGAATGTTTCTAAAACCCAAAACTACATTTGTATCTTTACCTAAGCTGTCAGGTCTATAAACATTTATGGTCATATTTACAGTATCAAACTCAAACACACATTTATAGGCTTGTGCGGCCTCTTGTGTTAAGAAAGCATATACATTTTGATCGTCTACTTCAAAGTTACATATATTATTAGGGAGTAATTTTCCGTCGTCATCAGGAGTAATATTATCCACATAACCTATATGCCAACCAGGAACATCTGCATGTTTTAATACTAAATGTAAAAAACTTAGATCTTCATTTTCTGAATCATAAAACTTAATCTGATAAAACTTATTTGTATCATGAGTTGCCTGATACATCATTTCATAGGAATCTTCTTCGCCCATATTAATTTTAAAGTTTTTCAGTTTATATTGAGTAAGCATGATTTCATAAGACTCAGCAGTAATCTCTTTAGTTTCACGCAAACCATCATTATTAATAGTTGGCGGATCTACTATTTTGAACCAAATGCCATCACAGTATAGCTCCATTAGCTCATCAAGTTCTTCATACCCGTCAGTAACAGTATTGTTTATGTATTTATCAACAGTAAATGTTAATTCAGCTGTATTATTAGTTTTTAATGACAATGAAGCGGTAGATGTATCAATGCCTCCTAGCGCACAATATAATCTTTTGCCAGGTTTAGCTAAATAAATAATAGAAGGCTCAGTACGTCCATAAATATCATACTTATGATTTATTTTCACCCAAACGCACCCACCTTTCTTGGTTCTCTATAAATAAGCTCAAATGTAGCATCACCAGTGAATCTTAATTCATTTTCACCGTAAGCTAATCTAAGCCAGTATATATTATCTATATCTTTTACACCCAAATCTTCAAAACTTATAATTGAATTAGTAATGTCATATATTTTTAAATGCTGGCAATCAATATAAAAGTCATCATCTTTTAAAGCATTTATTTTCATTGTTCCGTTATTGTCTGTTACATTTTGGATTGTAATAGTGCCATGGCTTTTAGGGGAAATTTTAATAAGAGGATAGATGTAATCTTCATGACAGTCAGAAGTGTTGTTAATTATATAAGTTTTTGGAAGAGTAGAAGAAGAGGTGATATTATGCGTAATCTCAGGAGTGTAACCATATGGACTGTCGCAAGTGACTGTAAAATTCATTTCATATGGGAACACAACATGATCAGTAGTAATTTCTGTGAATGTAGCAAAGAACTCTATATCTTCGTAGAAGTAGTCACCACCAATTATCTTAAATAATTTTGGTGTTTGTGAAGAAGTTAACCAGCCATTAATAATACGGATATTGCTTGAAGAAAGGTAATCCGTATCATTCATCTGTATAACACCTAATTTAACATCTGGAATGTACTCCAATGGGAAAGTAATAATACCATTTTTCAATATAGGAGTACATTTTTCTGGATATGTGATGATTCCACTAGATAATTCAGGTGTCACATTTGTATTGTGACAAGGATTTTTCATGATGCTAAGTGTAAAGCTATAATTATCACCGTACACTGCTCCGAAATGATTTTCTCTTGCTCTATATCTATTCTTTTCTCCTAACTGTAAAGATCTGCTTTCAAGATTATCATTGTCTGTGATTCCAGTCATTATAATCCCGTATTCACTAGAATTATGTCCATCAAATTCAAATTGTAACATTTACTCACCTCTTTCATTTTATAATTTCATACAATAAAAGAACTGCCGAAGCAGTCCTTTTATCATCTAAGCTTTCTCCAGTCTCTAGTCATATTTTTATTAATAATTGTAGAAACTTTGTTTGCGACATCTTGGATGTCTAAATCATTACTCATATTTGCTACATTAATGTTCACTTCGTTGTTGATAGTATAATCATTATTTGTGGCAGTAGGAGTAACCGGGTTAAACATATTGGTAAAGTCATTCATTGCAGCAATAGAAGGTTTGAGCAGACGAGTAAATTCCTCGGTCATTACTGATTCGCCAACTTTTGCACCAATGAATCCCTGATCTCCATTACTAATAATAGCTTTACCTAAAAGAGTGCTCATGTCAGCAGGTATTAGTTTATTTATTATTCCACCAGTAGCAAAACCATATGATTTATACTTTTGAAGTATCTGATTTTTTAAAGCAGAACCCCATGAATCATATTTTTTAACACCTGGAGTACTAATTCCAAGAATATCTGCAAGCTGTTGCATTTCTTTTGGTCCGACTTTCTTACCTTTAGCATTAAAATATCCTATCAAAGGACTCACTCCGGCAGGAACGTCTGTTGCACCATCTGGACGATTACTCAGAGAATTTGTCCAGTCTTTCAGATATGCTTTCTTAAATCCCTCAACTGCGACATCAGACTGGTAGCTATGATTAGCCCCATTTTGATATGCATATTGCATGGCGGCTCTTAAATTATCTCCAGAAGTAACATCAATCCCTGCATTAGCTGCATAGGATTTAATTGCTTCGTAATGAGCGTTTGGCATTACATGAACGGTACAAGTAGCTTTAGCAAGACCACCTCCGCCAATAGCAGTAATGATACATTTTCTTGTCTTAGATTCATCACGCGCCATTAAACCGTTCTTATCAACGCCTGAAGACACACCACGAACTGTACCGTCGGAAGATACCTTTGCAATAGACTCATCAGAACTTTTCCATTCAATATCAGAGTGCTCCGGTTTGCTTGGTGACCATGTTGCTTTAAGCTGCTGTTTAATATGGTCATAAGTTAAATAAATATCAGTAGCGTTTAGTTTTAAACTGTATTTCTTGTTATTAACTGTACCTGGAGTTTCATTTCCAGCACCAGTGGAGTCTTTATTGCTATTAAATGTATTGTGAATACCATTCTCAGCGCCGGTATATGTATTATTACCAGTTGTAGAACCACCTTGTCCATTGCTTGTTCCGTATGGAAGAGTAACTTTCATATTAGAAATGGTTTCTAATGCTTTTATCTGTTGAATCAAACTTGTATTGAAATCAGCAGACTTACCTATCATAGTATCAAATGTGCTAGACACCTTAACACCATACTGATCCATCACAGTATGTAAATGTTATATGTGTTATCATAATTAGTGGTTACATTGGTAAGCATTCCACTAATAATAGCTTCCTGAAACGAAGAATTTTTCTTTACTGCATCAAGTGTATTATCAAGAGCTTTATTTGCTTCATTAGAGAAATTCTCATAACCGGTATTTTTCATATCGACTTCGTGTTGATGTATGGTATCTTCCATGTCATCTTCGGCATCTGCAAGTTCTGCACGTAATTTCTCAAGACGAGCTTTGGCGGCAGCATTACTGGTTCCTTCAAGGGCAGCTATCTGGGATTTAAGAGTATTAATATCTTTAGACTTCTTTTTTAAAGTTTTGTCATAATCGTAATATTTCTCTTTAGCAGAAAGAGCGTCTTTACGCTTATCAATATTTTCCTGAAGTAAATCATTCTCTTTCTTAATTTGAGTCTCATACATATCAAGCATATTCTGTTTCAGTTCAGAAAGAGCAGCAGATTCTTGTTGAATACCATCAAGAAGTTGTTTGCTTTTCTCATTGTATTCGTCTAAGCTGTAACAACCATTTTTATATTGTTCTTCAAGCTTATTAAGACCTTCCCTATAGTTAGCAATCTTCTGTTTTGTCGCATCTATAGATTCTTGAGTTAATAAAATGTTAGTTAATCCATTTGTAGTAAATGAACCATCATCATTGTAAAAACTTTCAGCGTCACCGAGAAGTTTTTGCATAGTCTGATATTCAGTGATAACATTTGATAGTTTATCTTGTGCATCATCAAATGGTTTCCAGCGAAGCTCCATGATTTCATTTTTCAGATTTTCTATATCACTGCCGATTTTTAAAATTTGTTCGTCAATCTGTGCTATAGAATTAAGATATTTCTGGGCTTCTTCATTGTTCATAGAAGAAAAATGAGTATCATAGTATTCGGCTTTTTCTGCACGAAGCTTTTGAAGTGCATTAATCTGTCTCGCATTAGATTTAATGCGCTCCTGATAAATCTTTTCGTTAATCTGATACTCAGGATTATCATTTGCTTTTGCATAATCAATTACTGCATCCTGCTTGGAACCTGCACGATCCCAACGGTCAACAGCCCATTGTTTTATCTGTTCACGATTATCTTGTAAAGCCTGAACTAATTCAGCAGCTTCATTTTCTAACTTAACAGCCTCTGTCTGGAGACTATAAAGCTGTTTCTTCATCTTTTGGTATTCTGGATCGACAGTTTTATGTCCATTTACCTTAAGATATTCTTTCATCCTACCTTTATATTCTTTTATTTCTTTATCAGTAAGACGTTTCTGTTCATTGGTATAATAGAGTTCCTTTTTCATGTATTTTTCATATTTAGAACCAGGTTTCTGATTATACCCTTGTGAGATTCTCAATTCCTGTTTAGCTTTGTAATAGTCAGCTTTATTCTCACGTTTACCTATGACGGTGTCATAAGCTTCAATAACACGTTCGACCTTTGCTTTAGCTAAATCTTTCTGTGACTTAGTGAGTTCACGAATCGCTTTGTCACAATCCAAGATTTTTTCATACCATTCCTGATATGCGTCAACACGTTTCTTATCATCTTCGGATAAACTTTCAATATTGATTGTACCATTCTGGACTTTCTTTTTCAGTTCGTCAGATAAACCAACAGCAGAAGCAACTTCATTTGCTTTAGCTACGTATTTTGCTCTTGAATCTTTTTGTGTCTGTAATTGTTTATTCAGATTTTTAAGTGCTTTATCATAATTCTTCTCAGAAGACTTATAATTACTATAATCGCTTTCAGCGATATCTTGATACTTTTCAACGATTCTCTCTAAACGATCAAGAGCAGTTTCTATCCAGTCTTTAGCTTGAGTACTTACTTTTTTAATTGTATCATCTAATTCTGATGTACCGTCTGCATAGGCAGGAGCAAGGGTTACACTGGAAGCAGTGCCTTGTGCATATGCTCTAGCATGACCATGTGTAGCACCATGTTTTAATAAATCCTCTGTTTGAGTAGCTGAAAAGATGATGTCACCTTTTTTCAAATTCTCAATATGAGCACCACCAGGAATAAGTGACCATACACCATCACGCACTATGGATTCAGAATGACCGTTGATGCATACCTCATTAATAAGTGCTTGCTCATCATGTTTAAGTGCTACTTCTCCTTTTGCATGAGCAGAAGAGAGAGGTTTCATATTAAGAACATTATAAGCTGTGCCGGAAGCATGAGCAACTGATGTCATTGTGCCAGAAGCTTGAATCTTTTTAGTATAAACAGCAGTACCAAAAATAGTTGGAGCAGTTTTAGGATAACTACCAAGACTATAATTAGCTGTACCTGAAATGTCTGGAGCTTTTGTAGGATGTTCTCCAAGAGTAAAATTGGCTTTTCCTTCAATGTCATCCGCTTTTTCAGGTTCTTCACCTTTAACATAATTTACAGTAATACTTGCAGGATCGGATTCAATCTGAGCTTTGATAGCTTCTGCATTTCCTACATTATTTTCATTTACACCAATAGCTATTTGGACTTCTGGTGGGAGAGCAGCAATTTCACTTATAAGACTTTGAACTTTATCATCTTGAACAATTGCATCAATAGATACATTCTTATCTTGCAATTCGGCTATTCGTGACTGAAGTTGGTCTACTAAATCTGCACCTTGGGTCTGTGCAACAACTTCAACTTGTTTGTCATGCACTTGCTGCAAGGCATCAATAAGAGCTTGTACTTTATCTGCTCCCTCAACATCTCCTAGAATAGTTAATACTTTCTGTTGATTTGTCAATTCTTCTATCTTAGAATCTATATCATCAATAGACATCGTATTAACATCAAAATCTAAGTCAATACTCCCCATTTTTCCGTCTGCTGCAAGTGCTTGTACATCGGCAAGAGCGTCATCAACAGAAGTTGTATCAACATCTATTTTGATTTTATCACCAATATCTTCATTGGATAATTGTAATAACTGATCTTCGGCAGTTTGAATATTGTCTGTATCTACTAATTTGATACCTGAATCAGTCTGAGCCTGTTGTAAGGTTTCAAAAGCTGCATTGGCATCTTGAGTAGCCTGATCAAGAGTGTTGTCCATACCATTCTGATAAAGTTGTGTTTGCTGATCCATTTCATTCTTGGCTTGCATGAAATCTTGAGCAGCTTGTACGACATCTGATGATAAACTAGACTGTCCAATAGCAGAAGAACTATATTCAGCATTCTGTTCTTGAGCAATAGCGGCTTTGTACATTGATTGCACTTGTTCTCCGCCAGTAATCTCTGGATGGTATTTACCATCACGATCTCTATATTTATTTACTTCTTCCTGCAGGTCAGCTACCTGTTTATGAGCAGTATCTAAATCAGTAGTATCAAAATCAAATGTGTATGTTTTGCCAGTAAGGTCAGACAATTCGTCCTGTGCATCTTTAGCCTCAGAAACTAAATCTTCCAAACCTTTTGTCGCATCCATAGTAGGAGCATTAACTTTCAAAACACCAAGACCTTCAAGAGCAGTAAGGATCTGATCTTTAGACAACTGAGTCTTATCTGCTAACTGTTGTATGGCATCTTCAGCCTGTTCCATACCCTCAACATTATAAGCACCATCATTTAATTTGATGCCCTCTAATTGTGTACGGTTATATTTAGAAAGGGTTTCAAATGACTTTTCAGTAGCGGCATCATTTTCCTTATGTGCAGCAGTAAGAGCTTCTAATGAATTAGCATAATCGGTAGCTTGATCTGAATCTTTTTCAAATCCCATTTCCTCAGCAGTCTGTGGTTTCTCCCAAGACCCCTTAGTAGTTTCTTTAGAGGAATCACTACTTTTCTCGGAATCTTTTAACTTACCAGCTTCCTTTAAAGCCTCAATAACAGAAGAAGTTTGGTCTTTTGTTAAGCCAAGCTTCTCACATAAAGACTCAACAGCTTTTTCAGCATCGCCTAATTCAGTGTCCCATTTACCATCATTGAAATCTATACCTTCTAACTGTTCAGAAGTATATTTTCCAAGAGTGTCTACTAAAGAAGTAACATCTGTGTTCTGTTCTTCATATGCTTTATTGATACCATCAAGAGCAGTAGTAACAGAAGCAGAATCTGTTATAATGCCATCCATTAATGAAGATACATCTGCTCCTAATAATTCTTTAACAGTAGTACCGTAAGTGGCAGCTAATTCTTCCTGTTTAGCTATTAATTGATTAATTGCAGAAGTTCTTTGAGCTTCTGTCAGATTCTCATTCTTTTTAACATTTTCTATTGCATTCTGATATGATTGTACACCCATTGCTGCCGAATTAAAATTATCAACAGCAGTCTGTGCAGCATCTTCAGAGTAGTCACCCATATTATCATAGGTTTCTTTTAAATCCTGTTTATATTTATTAACTTTGTCCTCAGAAGCAGTAATAGCAGTAGTATTGGTACTATCTGTATTCTTTAATTCTTCAAGTCGTTTTTGTTCGTCTGAAAGAGCAGAAGTAAGTTCCTGAACCCTATCTATACCTTCTTCTGTAGATGATATAAAGTTATTATCAATGCCATAATCACGAAGACGACCGAAGTTAGCACTCATGAATTCTTTGCTGATTCCCATTGATCGAGCGGCTTTACTCATATCATCTATGTCAAATGACCATCTTTTATTTGCATCATCATAAGATGCCATACCCTTAGATTTAAGATCAGCTAAGAAATTATTAACACCTGTCTTATCTTCTGTGAGATATCTTACAGCTTTACCATAGTTCTCTGCAAAGTTTGCTCTATCATCTGAACCTGTAGGAGAAATAAGAGCGGCAAATGATTTAAAATCATCTGTACCTACAAGACCTTTATCATATGCATCTTTAGCATTCTTTAGTCCGGCGACAATGTTATTATATTTATCTCCGGCATTCTCCGTACTCTGGGCACGTTGCCACTGAGAATAATAGGAGAGAAGTTCCTGTTGCTGTTTCTTAGTTGCTTGCCATTCAGACTGAGATTGCATATAAGATAAATATTCATCTCTAGCATCTTTTAATTTATCTTTTTCTGCGTTATAAGTTGCTCTAGCTGCTTCCTTGTCATCGGCTTTAGCAATAGCTTTCCAAGCTTTATCTGTTTCTTCTGCTTGCTCGGCAATAGCTTTAGTCTGTAACTTAATACCCTTTTCGAAATCTCCATCAGTAGCTTCAGCCTGATATTCCGTAAAGGTTTTCAAAGCATCTATGTTTAGTTTGATACCATCAGAAGTAGTGGTGAATAAATCATTAACATTTTGCTCAATGCCACGAGGGTCTTTCACATTTTTGAAAGCAGTAGAAAGGATCTTAACATTGTCTTTAGAAACTCCGCCTGCAGAAGTAGTCTCTGTAAGAATAGTTCCCATAGAAGAAAGAGTAGACTTAGCAGTTGATACTTTCGTTTCCATTGAATCTAAAGAAACAGCAGCTTCATCTGCCTGATTCTTAGCATTGCTATTGCTTCATTAACTTTTTCTTTAAATTCATCTAAAGAAGAAAATGCTTTATCACCATTAATAAGTAAATCAATAGCTATTTCATAATTATCTTTGGTCAATCCATTTAAATAACTACCTATTTCCGCTCTTTGATCTCTATCATAGTTTTTTCCATAAAGACGAGCAGCTGCATTGTTAATCTGTTCTCTAACAGTCCAACCTTCATCAGTTTTATATCCTAATTTTTTAGCAAGACTATCAAAACTTTCACCAGTACCTTCAGAAATTGTTTTAGATAATCATTTCGCTGTTTGGACCATTCTCCAACTGTCATCTTTGAATCTTCGGAACCATAAGAGTCTTCCAATGAAAAAAGGTCAGCCCAAGCTTTTTGAACATCTTTCGAACCCGATGTCATAGGAGCGATTAAAGTCTTATCAATCCAATCATCAATACCACCAGCATCTTTTATTTGATCTGTCATTTTAGAAATATCAATATTGGATAGCATTGTGTTAATGCCATTTTTAGCTCTTTCCGCAACATCTGAATCCATGTTATCAAACATATTTGATGATTCAACATATGCTTGTAGACTTGGAAGTAAATCTTTCCATTTAGATGCTTGTACAGCTTCTTGAGCAAGTTTTTCAGATTCAATTAAATTGGCATTACCTTGAGCTAATGCTTCTTTAGATTCAAGAGACGTTTTAAGAGCATTTTTATCTGCCGCAGAAAGCTCTGACATATCTACTGTATAAGTATCACCATTTACATCGCTAGTTATTAACGATGTAACTTTATATTTATCTAGTAATTCTTCAACTTCTTTTTGTGGTGCAGTTGTAGTAAAAGTAATAGGTCCATCTGTTTCGGTTGCATTTTTTAATGCGGTCCATCCAGATGTAATAGTATCTGCTTCCTTTTTTTGATCTTTTTATTAGAAATTTCTTTTCCAGTTTTCTCTGCATCTTTAACTACACCCTTATACTCATCCTGTAGATTATCTCTAATGGATAGATGTGTTACGTCACGTTGGAGTTGAATATAATCTGAAATTTGCTGATTAGCTTCTTTGGTATCCGTTCCAAATTTAAGAATAGCATTGCCTTCAGAGTCCCAACCATCAATCATAGAAGGTGCTAAGTTAGCAATTTGATTACTTGTATCGAGAAACGCTTGAAAATCTTCATCCGAAAGAGTGGCATTTTTAATAATATTACCAGAGATTTTGACACCTGAAGCGTATTTTGTATATTGTTCTTGGAGCTCTTCTAATTGAGACTTCTGATCTTTATAAGTTTGATTTTGCTCAAGGATTGTTTCTTTTGCTTCTTTTCCTTTAGCAATAATGTTATCATTCCAATGAACAATAGCATCAATACCTTGAAGTCCCCATGAGATTAATTGCTGTGCAATCATTGCTGTACCGGCAGAAACAACAGCATTACCAATTGATGAAAGTGCAGAAGAAGCAAAACTTTTTAATCCATCAGTCCATTTTGCTTGTTTTAATTGTTTGGGGTCTTCTACTTCATTTTCTTTTTTGAAGTCAGTAAGAGTTTTAGTATTAGCGGCAATTTGAGTTCCATAGTCCTTAGCTCTTTGACTGGCATTCTTTGTCACTTCGTTTGCTTTGGCTTGTCGTTGCTCATTGTCTGTAATAGCTTGACCATTATTATCAAGTTCCTTATTGAGTTCTTCAAGAACTGCTAAATCATTTTTATAACTATCGTAATTCCTGCTTGCCTCTATATAACCATTTTTTAAAGTTCTATTACGTTGAGCAATACGAGTTTCGGGTAAAATTCCTCCCAGTTCATTCTTGGCGAAAACCGTTAACTGTAGTATAATAAATGTATCTTAATCATTTAAATAGGGGGAAGATATGCCGAAATTAATGTTTTGTAATAAATGTGGGAAAGTATCTCTTGATGGTAAAGATGGTGATAAATGTTATTGGTGCAAAAAAGGGCATTTTTTTGATAGCGGCATTAATTATAGTGAAGCACGAAAAATAGTGGAAAAAGATTATCATATTTCTTTAGGAGATTATTCTATGGAACAAGAAGAAGAATTTTTAAGGAAACGTTTCTTTTATAATTCTTCATTTAATGACAGTGAACAAAAATTAGTAAACCAAAGAATGGCATATGATGATGCTTACCAACAAAAAAAGCATGATGATAATATTCCTAAATGTCCAGTCTGTGGAAGTACTTATCTCAGAAAAGTTACTGCAACAAGAAAGATTCTCAAAGTAGGACTCTTCGGAAGATTGGGTACAGGTGATCTGGGCAAGACTTATCAGTGCTGTAAGTGTGGAGCTAAATTTTAGGGGAGACTTATATGAACGTTTGCGGAATAGAATTAACACAACAAGCAACTGAGATTTACGAAGATATAAAATCGAAGATTGATTTTAATTATATATGTCAAATTGGACCGACAAATTCAGTTAAAAGAGCTTCAGAGCATAGTTTTATTATAGAACTATCACCAGTACCCGATGAAACAGAGGAAATGTTCAGTTTCAAATTTATTCATGAAATTACTCATATTTATCAATTTATGAATGGGTATAAAAGGATTGTTAGATGTCTAGTCCCGGATATGCGTATAAAAGAACTATTAATTCATCTTAGTGATTTTGTTTTGGACACAGATGCTCACTATTGGCTGAAAGAACAATATCATTATGATATTCATGATATTTTCAAAGATAATAATAAATATTGTGGATATGTTAAGTTAGTTGACTCTATGCAAGATAAAACTTTTAACGACGTTGGCGTAAAATTTTTGGCACTTGAATGTGCTTATATATACTTTAATGAATCTGTTCAATTAGCAGATGATTTAGTAAATAAAGCTCAATTAGTAGCGCCAAATATTTTAAATTATTATAAGGCAATTATAGACGAATACCAGAATGGTGTTATTTGCTTTCCAGAATTTGCAACTGAAAAGATTATTCGTATAGGTCATATCCTGGAAGTTGATCAGCAATTTCTTTTGGGTAATTAATGATAAATTTTGTCCTGCCAATATTACTGATTTCTATAAGTAAATCTGTAACTTCATCTGAGCTTAACTTTTGAACATATTTAGGAACCAATTTATCAAAAATATTTTTATCCATTAAATACACCTACTTTCAAAACTATACTATGGAGGTTTAAAGATTATGGAAATATTGGAATGTCCTCTTTATAAAGAGTGCAAGGAAGAGAAATGTCCGTACTTTGAAAATGAAGATTGTACATATTATATTAAACATAAAGAAGCAGGAGAGTAATCTCTCTTGCTTTTTGTGCCTACATCACCTTTGCACATAAGGTAAGATTGCTCACAAGAGTAAGATGTATTTACCCTTTAATTTATTCGGCGTAAGCTGCCTAACAGTCCTGACTATTCCTTCTTGATCCGGAGACCAAGTTCCCATTATAGTCGATGAACGTTCTTCTCTATAAAATAAAGAAGCTTCGCTGCAGACCACCCATATATATACGTTGTTACTGTACCTATTACATTACTGTAATTGGGGAGTAGTATATACTTCGGTTCACCCTGAATGCTAAATTAAAAGCATTTCTCTATTCCTTCGAATAAAGACAGTTTCGGTTGTTTGCTTAGTAACCCCTTTCTCATATGAGATCGTTCCGTGTCACCACCAGGTTACATGGGGCGTTTTCTAAAGGACCAACTGATAATTTGTCCCACCCCAGTTCATAGCATGGCTAACAAGCATACCGCCGACTCCGGCTAAGGATTTATTAAGTCCCAAACCATTTAAGAGTCCTACAGCGCCGTTGCCAATATCAAGCAATCCTTTAAAAGTATTAGTACTACCTTCTGATTGCCATAACTGTGACCAAGATTCTTTAATTTTAGTTGTTTTTGCTTCGATAGAATCAAGGTATGTATTAAGCTCGTTCTGAGCTGAATTTTGATAATTATTTGCGGAATCATTATAAACATCTGTAAGCAATTCAGGATGCTGCAATATGGATGCAAGAATATTGCTTCTATTTTTTCCTGCCATCATTTCAAGCAGAGCAGCCTGTCTATTCTGACCATCTGCCAAATCTTGCTTACCAATATCATCCCAAACCTGAGAGATATCTTTTAAAATATCATAAGTATCTCTATAGTTTCCATTCATATCAAGAATAGAAACTCCAGCCTTACCGTTAACGGCAGTAAGAGATTTAATATTTGAATTAAGTTTAGAAGTGGTCTCTACAAGACCTTCTGTATCTTCACCCATAGAAGATAATTCTTCAGCAGAAGTGCCTCTAAGTCGTAATGCAATTGTTCTAAGACCAGCACCTACCTTCGATGGATCCTGCACTACACTATTTGCTGCCGTAACGAGAGCAACTGATTTATCGAAGTCATTCCCCGCTGCTACTAATGCTGAACCTGAATCTTGTAAAGCAGTGGCAATTCCGTCTGTAGAAATTGCATAGTTGTTACCAATAAGATTCATTTTATCAACGAGATCCATAGAATCATCAACTTTTACATCGTATGCTTTCATCATGGAAATCATAGCGGTTGTTGCATCATCTATAGATCCGAATTCTGATACATTTTTTAAAATACCTGTATTTTTAGCTAAAGTCTGAGATTCATTTAAGCTATATCCAAGACGAGAAAAATCAGCAGCACTACTAGTAATCTGAGTGGTTGTACTACCAATGTCTTTGGCATCAGTTCTAGCCTGAGTAGTAAAGTCTCTATATTCTTGTTTTGTACCATCTGATGTTTTCTTAAGTTCAGTCATCGCTGAATCTAATTCTTTTATTGATGCGACACCGGATCTGACACCCGTTGTTAATGCTTGGAATCCAAAATTGCTTACAAGATACTGGCTAAGACTACGGAACTTTTGTCCCATTTCAGAAAGATAACTAGATAAAGGTTTTACACTTTGTGTAACTTTAGTAAGAGACTGGTCAATATTACCTGGACCATTTTTATATGCTAATTGATATTTTTCAAATACACCAGACCCTCTATCAATAGTAGCATACATTTTACCTTGTGCTGCATTAAACTCTGTTGTGTATTTACTTCCTTTTGCCAGATCTGCTGACATTTGTTCCATCTTAAGACGGACCTTATCAGATGCTGGATCTAAATCTGTACCAATATATTCTGAACGGCTATATCTATTTGGAGTGCGTGAGAAAAACTGATTAGTATTACCGAGATACCTAGCTTGACGATTGGCTTCAGAGCGAAGAGCAGCAAAACGTACTTGCTCAGTGTCTCTTTCGTCTCCAGTAAGAGTCGTAAGACTATCACGAGATTTTTTTAATTGCTCATATGTATCATTGAAAGATTTTAATCTTTCATCATAACCTTGTCCTAGAGTTTTATCTAATGGTTTACCATTGTTAGGATTATATACTTGAGCCATTTTATTGAATGTCTTCTGTTTCTCACCCAAATTAGTGATAACTTTGTCATATTCTGAAGCACTCTGAGTCATTGCTTTGTATGCTTCTTGATTCTTAGCCTGTGCTCCTCGAATGTCAGATGCAGAAGTAACCCAATCAGAAGCAGTACCTTGATTTTGTATCTGTCTAGCTAACTGAGAATTTCTATGTCCTATAGTTCTCTTTGACTGTTTATAAGTACTTTCATCAATAATCCCACTTACATACTGTTCCTGTAGGGTTCCTATTGTCTTCATATTTCTCTTAATTTCAGCTTGAGCTTGTCTAAGAGTAATGCCTGTAGATCTTACAGTATTAGAAGAACTAGTAGTTTCTCCAACAACTATTTTACCGTCTTTAGTTTTTATATTGTCTCCAACAGTAAGCTTAATAGAGCCCATGTTTTTAGCTGTAGATTTTATTTCATTAAGTTTAGCTAAAAGTCCATCAAGTTCTCCCATAATTCCTTGATTTACAGAAAGTTTTACTTCTCCTAGATCAAGCTTACCCTGATACTTTGACAGCTTATTGGCTGTATTAGCCATAGATTTTAAAGCTTCTTCAGGATTTACCATCTGTTCCACAAGATTAGATCCCTTAATAACAGGAGTATTTTTAGCGGCTTTGGCAGTTGCTTTACTTATTGTCTTTACCGCCATCTGTGCATTTTTAGTTAACTGTTTAGTATTACCTAATTCCACACCTAGTTTAATGTGCTTCTCTTTTAAAGAATTAATTCGTGTTTCTAACGTATTTAGCGCACTGTCTTCAACTTCTACACCAACGTTTATTATATAATCAGCCATTTTCTCACCTCACTTTATAAACCAACAGAATGTAATCCGCTGATAACGAATTTTGTTGCTTGCCCTTTGGCATGCATTTTTCTAGCACGAAAATATTGTTCCCAATAAATTCTGATAGGAGTTATTGTTTTATAAAATCCATGATTACCTGTTTCAAATCCCCAAGAAAAAACTATTTCTGGATCACCTTCCAATGGTTCCCATATGCCATGTCCTCCAGACATATGGCTTGAATCAAATCGTGCTCTAAGCTCTGCACTTCGACTATAAGCAAAGCCTGTAATTGTATGAATATTTTTTAAATCATAAAGTCTATAACCATCCACCCAAGAGGAATAGTCATTATAATATTTTTCTTCTGACTGTTGTGCATCTCTTTCCATCTTAGGCTTGTAGTCATTAACAAACTGCTGTAAACCAATAGTTATTCCCTGGTCAATCAGCTTTCTTAACTGTGGAATTGTCCCCATCTTTTACATCAGCCAACTTTCGTAAATAAACTAACTGTTCCGGAGTAGCTTCTTTAAAAACATTTTCTAATATCCCAAATAATGCACTTAATCTATTAGACATAGAGTTAGTAAATGAAATACGAGCAGAAAGTGTTTCTTCAAACATAGCAACCATATCTCCATAATCAACACCAATCATTTCAATAATTTTATCTAAAAGACCAGAAGATACTAAGGCATCATAAGCATCAAGGCCTTCTTCGTCTTCGTAGGTGAGATTAGTATAGATAACCACACATGTCAGAGAAAAGTTTAAATGCTTATTCATTGGTTCGTATGTAAGAAGAGAAGTATCATATTCAATAATACTTTCAATAACTGTATCTATAAGTGCTCGTTTAGTAGCAAACGGCACATAATTTTCAACTTCAAGTTTTTCTAAAGCCCCTACTGGGTTCTCTTTATATTCTTTTACAAATTCTAAAATATTAATTTCCATCCTTTTTTCCCTCTTTCTTCCTTGCTCTTTTTAAAGCTTCATTTTCATCCCAATCGATCCAACCAGTAGACTTAGTATGAGTGATCCATACATAGTCCAAATCAGGATAGATATAATACATCAGTTTCCGTTTAATCTTGGCAGAAGGATCAACCATTCCACCTTTAGTGTCGTAGACACGTTCGCTTCCATCTGAGTATTTGACCCAAAAGTCAGCAACATAATCTATTGCACGTATAGTCTTTCCATTATGTTTGAAAGACGGTTGTAATTTATATTTTTTCTGTAGTTCATAGTCTATAATTTCGCCAGAGTCCAATCCAGTGCATACGATGTCTTCATAAAATCTTTTCTCTAATAGAGAATCGAAACATACTTCTTTTTCTGTTTTTCTATCTATAACAGTACGATTCTGTTTACCTTTAGTAGTTTGATCGACACCATATTTAGATCTTTTTTTATAGTTCCTCACGTTATCACTCCAAAGTATGATTTTGATATTCTTTGTAATACGGATAACTTTCTTTCTTATCAAACACCATTACAATCACATCAGGACTATAATAAACATCTAAAGGCTTTAGCCCATGCTTTAAATAAAGTTTCATTTGCTGTGGGTCTATAATTCTCACTGCCTGAACCGGATCATAAGGAACTCCTTTTAAGTTAGGTATTACAATCTCCATTTAATTCCTCCGAAAAAAATAAGGGGAAACTGCAAAAATAGTGCGGCTTTCCCCTCAATAAAATATTTAATTTTCCGTCACTATTTTTTTAGTTTTTGCTTTAGGCTGTTCTTCTTTCATAATTTCATTTACTTTATCCTGAATAGGTTTAGTAAATCTTGTTTTATGAGTAACAGCATCAGCCAATTCTTTTTTTGCATCCTCTTTGGTCACATCGCCAGTATTGTATTTAGCAATAATGTTATATACTTTTCTACATTCTTCTGTATGAAAAGCTACCATCCAAACAGGTTTATCTGCATCTTTAGTGCACTTAGGACAATACTCATAAGTAGTGCCACAAGTTACACAAATTCTTGGTTTTGATTTCATTGAGTATTCCTCCTTTGCCTTATTAGAAATGCCCCGGACGAATCCGGGGCATAACAATTCAAGGATTATTCCTCTACATCATCCTCTGTCATTACAATGTAATACAGTGGAGAACCTGTCTGACAATAATCTCTCTGAGCTACACCAGAGAATGTAATTGTACTATCTGTTTCAAGTGTCAGATCGCAATCTGGTGATACCTGGAAACTTGGGAATACGATATAAGCTGCACGAACTACATCTACAGAACATGTATCTGCAACGAGAACTTTCATTGTAATAGAAGAAGTAGTCGGGAACTTATCAGACTCATTAGTAACCTTAACACCGTTTTCTGTTTCATACTCGTATTTAGCAATAAGAGTACCTGTTACTCCAGTTGGAAGAGTGATTTTTCCACTGTCCTCAGCATATACAAATTCAGTTGCAGATGGAGCAGCAGTAGAAGAAGCGCTATATGCTTTTCCTAAAGTACCATTTGCTTCCAGAGCATAAAGCTTTGTAAGTGGAGCTTTCGGTTTCAGCTTCTCAGGAATTGTATACTCTTTAATACCTGTAGTATCAATATGTAAGATTTTTGGTGCAAGAATCTTAGATTCTTTTGAAGCAACAATCTTATCTGTACCAAAAGTCTGAGACAGCATAGAGAATGAAAGTAAGTTACAATCAGCAGATACTTCTACAGATTTAGAAGTATAAAATCTCTTAATTAATACGCCAAGAGCGTCTGTTTTATCTTTACTTTCAGAAGTTGTATTAATAGAAACATTAGATAAATTGTTTAACAGATAGAGTAATTCTCCAGCGCTATTTTCACCAACAATTTCTAAGACTCTATCAATAACCAGAGAATCAAAATTTGCCATAATATTTTCCTCCTTGATTTATTATTCGGTTTTAGTGACTCGTACATTGCTCGAAGAGGAGTACTCATTAGATAAGTCACGCAACCAATTTAATTGTTTAAGTAGATTTGGATTCTTAGACATATCAACCATTCCGCTGTACATTCCTGCAGAGATGGAGGCAGCAGTATTAATGGCCTGAATCCTTTGAACAGAATCTAAAAATGCATAGATTCCAAGACTTTTAAGACTGTTAATGTCATATTTAAAACCAGGACTATTTACCATAGATGAAATTAAAGGCAATAAAAAAGAACCCGGAGAGGGTTCTTGAGAAGCTTCTTTTACTCTTTGAATTTTTTTTCTTCTATCTTCATCTATTAATAGCTGTAAGGTTTCTTTGTTTGCGGCTCGTTCACGCTTAGGATGAATATTGTGCATCTCACGAATGAAAGATATCATTTCTATGTATATATCACGAGTAATTATTAATTCAGTATTTTCATCATAAAGTATTATATTATGAGTTTCCGGATCGACTAAAGGTGCCATATCTTTCAATGAAATAGTATCACCTAAAAGAAGACAGGTATCTTCAACACCTATATCACGAGTAAGAAGTATGAATAAATCAAAATCATCCAACTTACTATAGTTATAACCAAGATCCCACAATTCAGACTTATAATCAGAAGGTATAGAACATATTTTATAAACTACATTAAAATAATGATTTTCTCCATATTTAGCTATATCAAGAATAGAAGGTTGATAAATAGTAATCTGATCATTAATTTTAAGATTCTCACCTAAATAAATGAGAAGTTTATCCATAATAATCACGACCTAACTTATCTAAGCGATTACTCTTAAGCCTATTTTGAATATCATTCGGAGCAGTCTGTTCAAAATACATATTCCTATAGTAATAACCATTTTCAGCCACTTTGCCAGAATCATATGTTTTTATTAACTGCGTACCTAATATGTTTGACCATTGAAATCTTTCTTTAACTAAAGCTGCTAGTAAATCCTGTCGATCAATACCCCAAATAGTACTGACATCATCCTGGTGAGCTATAGTTCTAAAAATAATTTGTTTAGAAACCATAATATTATTTGAGTATACAATTTCAGTGTCATTTACTTCAAAACAAATAAAGTTTTTGACTTTACTTTGTGCATCTGGAATCTTTAAAAAAGAATAAATATTTACATTATAATAATCTTCTGGACACGCATTAACTGCTTGAAGTTCTTTATTATTTAAGATTTCAATAATATCTGAATCTTTGTATAAATCCTCTAAGATTTTTCTCTTATCATAAGAAATACTGTCAAATCCCTGTTCATTTCTACAAGAAAATAATCTATCAATACGCTCTTGATTCATCGCATCACCTCCAATTCAATAGAAGATGGTTGCTTATTTGGAAGAGTAGCAATAATCTTTATTACTTTTCCTAAATTATTATAATTTAACAAAGCTTTGATACTTAACGTATTCTTACCTTCAGAGATTTCAAAGTCATTAGATAATTCTTCTACAGATAATTTGTTTCCATTGAACTCATAAGACCAAATGACAGATTTATCTTTAATATCACTCGCAACTGAAATAGTTCTTTTAGAGCCTCCAACACGTAAAGCTCTATTAGTACCTGAACATGATAAAACAATGTCCTCTATTTCTGGCTCTTGAGGAATAACCGGAGAGTCATAATAGTCACATATTTTTAATTCAACATTATCTGTAACTTTATTGAAATGATCCTGTTTAAGCGTTACTTTAGTTACTCCGCATGGGAACGTATCTTCTAGTTTTGACACTTCAAAAACTAAAGGCCTAATCATAGAATCACTCAACATGAAACGATCATTATAATCAATTGTTTGCGTAGTTGGAGTAGTGGGGACAATAAACTGTGACTGATTATCTACTGATGTAAAGAAACCATCGCTCCATACGCCACTGTTGTAGTTGTTGCGGTTTCTTAATACACCAAAACAACTATAAATTTGTTTATTCTTTATCCATTTAAACATCCAATTACATTTAAGAATGTTATATCTTATGAAAGAGTTTTTATCATTCTTCCCTAAAATAAGCCATAGCTCATGAACACCTGTGTTCTTATCCGGTATTTCAAGATAAAAACCAAAACGTTCAATACTATCTTGGTCCATATATTTCTTTTCAGGGAAATAGCCAGGTCTGAATTGAGCCAGATACTCAACCTGGTCCTTATTGATTGTATAGGTTTGAGAATACTGATATTTGATTTCAACATCTTCTAAGTATTCCATAGTCCTAGAATATAGCTTACATTGTCTGTAACCTAAGTCATTGGTGAAAGTTTTCTGCATGATTTCGTCTGACTGAGTACGAATACTGTCTGATACAGTATTGCCGCATAAAGCCATTCTTTTTTTGAAAATATCACTCATGGTTATCACCTATTTTATCTATGATAGAATGAGCATCAAAAATTATTTTTCTATATTTTTGATGATTGAAATTAGGATTATTAAATTCAAGTTTGGCGCATTCTATTGTATTAGCCAAATCAATTATATAAGGTGATGGGATTAATTCAGCTAATGCTGCAATATATAATTGCAAGTTATTAAAATAATTGTCAAGTTTTGGATAAGAGTTTTCTTGATAGATTAAAAGCCAATGAATTTTATTATGTAGTAATTCTATATAATCAGAGAACTGATTGTCATTAAAAGTTCCATATTTATACTTCATTCTGATCACCATCCAGATAAGAATTACTTCTGGAAGAGTGATTCCTAAAATATTTTCTGGCTTCCTTTTTATATTTCTTTTGAATGCTCATAATATAATTGGCATGTTCTTTTTGGCTGGTCCATTTTTCATCTTTTGAACCATAAAACATATTAGTATGCTCTAAAGAATTCAAACGAATATCATACCAAGCAACGACCATATATAAAGCAACGACTTCTATTTCACCATTAGTAAGGGTGTCCTCGAATTCGAACAGAACATCATTTTTTTTCGTTAAATCATGTTCTATTTTTAACTGGTCTAATTCAATCATTGCAATAGCACTATTTAGCCATTCTAAGCACAATTCAGTCCAGTCATCAGACGCTAATTTTAATACTTTTATATCTTCAACTTTATTTTCAAATCGTTTAAATATTGTTTCATAAGAGGTCATAGAACACCTCCTAAATCATTTTTTCTAACTCTGTACCACAAATTTCATCTACAGCACGTACTTTCTGAATAGAATCAAATGTACCATTATCCAGTCTAGTTGCTACCTCAATTTTAATTGCTGTTTTAAGTCCCTTAGGAACTTCAGCAAGTGCTTTCTTAAACTGAGCTGGTGAGAGAGCAAGAAACTGATTAATATCAGAAGCATCATAAAGATTATCATAAAGATCTTTTACATCTTTCCATCTAGGATCTTCTAATAATTCATCATTCTCAATCTGGAAACATGGATCATAAATATATGGGGATCGGCTAGATTTAAGAGAGTACAAATCTCTATATTCTACTTCACGAACATCTCCATATCCATCCCAACGGTATAGAATATCACTTTGTTTACCAGGCATAAATAATGTTCCCTGCACTAAAGAACGACATTCAATAAGTTCGTTCTGTTCAAACTTTTTAGTAGTTTTAACAGGAGCTGTTTCCTTTGTAGTATTTTCAGTAGTAGCAACAGTTTTTGTTGCAGCTCTTCTTGTTGCCATGTTATTACTCCTTTTTAATCAGTTAAAGAGGTGGTAATTCCACCTCTTTAAATAGTTTTTTATTTAAGTGTCCAAACTCCGAAACGCTTTCCAATAATTGTGGCCACACCCATTTTAATCTGATATTCATACTCAATAGTTTTATCCATATTTGTATTTCCATCAGATACTTCTTTAATCTGAGCGTCGCCTTCATTGTAGATCTTGATAAATTTGTTATCAGCTACTGGCATAATCAGAAGTTTAGTATTATCTACTAACTTTTTACTTGTGTCATTGTTAGCAAATCTCTGTGGAATTTCAACAAGACGAATACCTTCAAACATACCTAAACGGCCTGTAGTGTGTCTTTCATCTTTCATTGCATTAGATACCCAAGTAATATCTTCCATAGCAGAAAGTTTTGCAAGAGCAGATTTGGTACCCATAACAACTACTTCATCACCTGTAGCCATCTGTACATCTTCGATTAGAGTCATAAACTCATCTTTTGTAGCTGCTGCAAGTGTACCTGTCTTATTAAACTGTGTGGACGGGAGAACCTTCTCACCTGCTGCCATTACAGCCGCATATACCATATCGTTAATTTTCTTGTCAAAAGCTTCATAGATTTTCTGTACGAATCCAGCCCAGTCAATACGACCTGCCATAAACAGCTCATATTCTGCGTAAATTTTACATTTATATTTAACACTTTAATATCATTTTTCAATTAGTTCCCATGTTAATTTTTCTCCGGTAGCGGGATGTTTACCGGCACTTTTAAGTCTACCTTTAATACAAGAAGTTATACTTCCTCTATTAACGCCATACTTATCTGATGCATATTTTATACAATCAAATGTTTCATTTAATTGTGGGCAATACACTTTTAGCGCTCTTGGATTTTTATCTCCAGATGTCGCTTGACTTAGTTTTTTCAGGGTAGTTGTTGAGAGATTTTCTCGAGAATGTACTTGACTTAATTTTTTATGATCAAAGTTTTTCCAATCAAAATTTTTCCAATATTCTTTCTCATCTTGAGAAAGAGCGTTATACTCATCTAAATACATATAGTTATGTTTTTGACGACACCATGAAATCATAGTTGCTGACTGAACGTTGGCATTTTGAGCTGCATCATTTACATAATTGTAGATAGCCCCATCTTTTAATGATATTACTGATTTGCCGATAGAAGTATTTTCTCCACCAGTAGTCAGATTGTATCCATTTTCATGTGATAATGATTTATAAAAACGTATATAATGACATTCTTGTTCACTGAGATTCTCTTCATCACATAACTCAATAATATAAAACTTAAAATTTTCTTTGCCGTACTTATCCCAGGCAGCTTGTAAATACTGATTGACATGAGTATGAGAGTTTAATTCTGTTTTATGTTCAGACCATCTCCGTTTTATATCTCTTGACATACCAATATATTTTTTATTGTTGAGTATATTCTCTATGCAATAAATGCCACATAGTTTTTCTTTCATGTATACTTCCTTATATAATTATTTTGAAAAATGATATTAATTCAGACGCTACTCTGTGTTGGCTAAAAGCCCTTTAGCTTTCACTAAAGATTAGACTATATCTTCACCCTAATTGAGGGTGCGCACCACTTCGAACTACCAATCGCTTGTAGTTCTACTCTGTTTCCAGATAGTCGTTGAACCTTATCCTGTTCGGATCTTGGCTGCTGATTCTCTATTTTAAGCATAATAAAAACACCTGTTATAGGTGTTGAGTGCTCTCGATATTTAGGATTTAACCTTGTATCATCTAATTACTTCTTTCTATTTTCATAACATTCACGCTTAGTTTTATTTCATACTTACGTTGTAGTGTAATTAGCTTTAAGAAATTCCAGCAATTCAATGCGTTAGTTTGTACAAAGCACTTTACAGTACTTGGGGACTAAAAGTTAATCCCATACCATGAAGTTCTAACAGAGAATGTCTGTCCTTCTGCCAGACGCTGTCTGATCAGGTCATGATGATTGCCTGCAAGTTCAGACACTGTCAGAATAACTTCATCCGGTACATAGAACTCATTAGTATCACCGTCAGCCATAGATTTGATTTCTACAAATTCATTGAAGAATGGGTTTTCTCCCCAACCAGAAACAAGCAGATTCTCTACTGTCTCTTCGATAATTTCAAATACATCAATTTTATGTCTACGAATAGCTTTTCTAAGTTCTTTTCTTGAGCAGTTTTCATCTACTCCAAGTACAGAGAACATAATCTCTCTGATTTTATTATTAGCATCTTTTGTAGATACTTTTTCTTCTCCCTTAGCTGTGTCAAACATAAGCTGGGAGTACTCTGCATAATCATTTTCAGCAAAAATATTTCTTACTTCATTACTTGAAAAATTAAGTTTCATTATGTATTCCTCCTTTCATTAACCAATTGTCAGCTTTTTGTCTGCTACAGTTACAGTTGCACCTTTAGTAGGAGTACCACTAAATCCTTCAGATGATACTTCAAACACATCACCTACATAAAGCTCATATGCTCGAACGATGTCACCATTTGCGTTATAGAAATTACTTTCATGTTTAAGAGCGGTAGTATATTCTTCGTATAACATTGGTACCTGGAGCAGTAACAGAGCATCTCCTGGTGTTTTAACTTCTACATACCAATTTCCGTTAGCTGCTTTATCCAGTACTACACCAGCAAAACCAGTAGAATCTTTAGCTTTATAAGTCTCCGGTTTGATATAATCGCCTTTTGCAACAATTGATCCGTTGTCCAGATCTTCTTCAATCTGAATGTTATAAATATGACCTGCAATAGTAGCTTTCAGCTTAGAGCTACCAGCAACAGCGTGTTTTTCAGCAGTGGCCATAAATTTCTGAAAATTAGATGCCATTTTTATTTCCTCCTTTAAATATTTTTAGGCAATAAAAAAGAGCTATTTGATAGCTCAATCCTTAAATAAACTTCCATATGGTTTCTTAGCTTTCTTAGGTTCAGTAAAACCAATAGCACTAGGTTTCTGCTGATAGTTGAAAGTGCCTTTTTCTTTAACATATTTACCTAAAATAGCATCGGCTCTTGTCTGTACTTCTTCTACACTGTAAATAGCCTGATTTTTGATCAGTTCTTTAAAATCTTCTCTATCTTTCAGTTCAGTGTAAATTTCAGCACCAAGAACAGCTTCTTTATCTTTTGATTCGTACTCATTAACTCTATTCTGAAGAGCAGCATAGTTACTTCTGAGTTCTTCTAATTCACTTTTTTCTGAAAGTGTAAGATACTCTTTAAATAATTCTGTTCTTTCATCTGAAAGAGATACTGCATCACCATCTTTTGTATAGCCCTGACGGAAAATTTTACTTTCATCCCAGTTGCTATATACAAAATGGTCATCATATGTAGCATTAATAAAATACCATTCATTATCATTTTCTTCCCAAGTAGACAGAAGAGTATATAATGCACCTCTTACATCTTCATGACTAATTTCAAAAGTAACTTCAGTATTACCATTTTCTTTTTTTGTATATCTTTTTTTATTGCTAAACTCTGAATTGTCATTTGATTCTGGATCAGCTTCCGGATCAGCAACTGGTTCTTTTACCGGTTCGTCTGGATCTTCTGTACCTTCGAATAATTCAGCAAACTTAGCCTCTAACTCTTCATCAGACATAGACTCATAATCAAAGTCAAGGTCTTCAACAGTTTTAGAGTATTTCTCTAATAATTCATTGAGTTTCAACGTTTGGTTTCCTCCTTTCGTTGGTTCTTCAATTTCAAACTTAGCAAGAGTCTCCTGCAAAGACTGAATAACCTTTAGTAATTTTTCTTCTGTATTAGTAAAAAGACTATTATTCTCTTCACTGAAATCAGCAATATCTAATCTGGCACCCTCCATACCTTCTTCAACGGGTTTCTCGGTGATAGGATCAGTGCCTAAACAAGTCACACCATTATATCTGAATTTATCTAAGTGAAGCACTTTGTCCTTAGTGTCAAAAGAGAGTTCTGAAATACTTAATTCACAACTTACTTTACTTCCTTGTTTACGCTGAATGATTTCACATGCTGGAGCACAATAATCGTTATAAATTACCGCATCGGCAATAACATATGTTTTATCATGTTCTTTATCATACTCAAGATGATATCCTTCAGGATTGACAAAAACACCAATAGGTTGTTCAATGTATGTAATGTTTCCTTCATCATCAAATTCCATAGCATGAGAAGTAAAATCAGTAGTTCCATCAGATAAAGTGGTAATAGCGGCCAGAACTGGTCTATAGTGTAAAGACGGTAAAGCTTCTAACTGAGCTTCTTCAGATATATAAGATTTATTTCTATTTTCATATAAATGATTTACTTTGAATTTAGTTCGTAAAAAACCATCATCTTCATCAGAATCTTCTAATTCAAATTTTGCCGGAACCTGAACTGCAATATTATATCCAGACTCTTTGGCACTGAATACAGTTGTCTGATTCCTCTGTTCAAAAAAAGAATAGAGATCATCTAATGTAAGTACTTTTTTCTTCATGTTAGCCTCCTTTCTATTGTGTATTTTTATCCTCATAGAAGAGGAGTACTAACTTGCACAATAAATATCGGTATAAGTTAGCTTGTTTATATCTATATTTACATTTGCAAAAGAAAGAGATGAACAATTTGCAAATGTATAGATACCTTTAGTATAGCCGACCTGAGGAAAGCCAATAGATTTTAAAATATTTGCTGTTTCCTGGTCAGCAGTTCGGATAAAATGTTTGTTCATCTATTATCCCTCCTGTTCACTGGACTTTTCTGATTCTCTACTTTTTTCACCTTCATCTGTAAGGTTGTCGGATTGAGGTCTTCCACCTTTTGTATCATCTGTTTTACCATCAATAACTTGCTGTGAGGCAGATCCACTCAATGTGAAAGAAGTACTAAAAGGAATCCATGTTTCGTGAAGTTTTAGAACAGTATTTTCAAGATAATCCATAGATAAAGCTTCAAGAGGTGAGATACCATCAAGAGCAGCAACGGCTAGCTTTACTGGCACACCTCGTTCTCCAGATTTCATAAGTTCTTCTTTTTTAGAAGCTTTTGTATAAGGAGATACCTCAAAATATTTTACTCTAGCATGATCATCACCAATAGCAAAAGTAAGATATCTATTAACTCGTTCTTCTATCTGTGGAAGGACAGTTTTAATAGCCATCATTGTGTCACAAAGAATAGCAGCAGTAAAAGCTGTCGTACCTGAGACTTTGTCATTATCAAGAATCTGTGCACCACCAGAATTTTTAAATAAATTCGAAGTAGCAGTAGCAATTCTATTAACATCTTGAGTCTGGTCACCTTGAAACTCTATAGGTTCAATTTTAAGAGGGGAGATAGCTGCAGATACACAATCTGGAAGAGATTCAACTAGTCTATTATAATATTCAATGGCTGTGTCAATATCTACTGAGAAATCATCTGGTTCGTCAGAGTTAGTAAGTGTTTCTAATCTTGCAACCAGAAGTTTATAGATTGATAAATCATCTTTTACCGACTGAATACTTTGGAGATCAATAAGATCAATAAGTGGTTCGAACAAACCAGAAAGAGGTGGCATGTTAAGTGTTGGATCATCAATGTTAACTTTAATTACAAAAGTTCTTTCTGGATCCAACTCTTGCCAACGAAGAGTATTGTCACTTTGAAAGGAATTGTATTTAGAATTAAATTCAGAATCCCAGTATTCTAAGTCGGCAGTATGACTTCTGAAATAACTGAAATCAAAGGCACAATTAAGAGTGCCATCATAATTGACAGAAGATACTTTACAATAATCTCCATCAAGAGGGTAAATGAAGAATCCAGAATCATCTTCATATGTATAACCATAAAATGTGTCTTCACGCCATGCAATCAATAGACATTTTAAAATCTCTGACTGCATATTCATCTTATCAAGTTGTACTAAAGTATTAAAATAACTAGTCTTTATTTTTTCATCGTCATGCGTATCCTCAGTAAAATCTATCTGAGGTACAACATTAAGAGCTGTTAAATCTACCATTTCTGCCTGATAGGAGATAAGTCTTCTGTAATTATGAGAAACTCTATATAAGAATCTGCTCAAATTACGAAGGTTAGATTCATTGGTTTTAGGGTTTTGCATATATTGACGTAATTTATCTTTACTAAATACAGTAAATGTTCTTGTTTCTGTTTTAGTTAAATCAATAGCTGTACGGCTTGCTTTACTTGAGCGAATTTTTCTTGTAATGCCTGTTGTTTAAGAGCATAATTTTTTATCTCTTGAGTTGTTTTTTCCTCTTTAATAGCCAATGTCTCACCTCCTAACTAAACATTTTTCTTACTACGCCTTTACGAATAGGCATAGCAGCAGCTATATTTTCTTTTTTGGGACGTTTCTTATTTTTAATATGTTCTCTACGAAGTTCTGAGAGTCCATAACAAAGCATTGAGAAACAATACGAACGATCATCATGCAATTTGTTTTGCTTCTCTGTAGACAGTTCAAAGCCATCTTTACCAGATTCTCGTTTCTTTCGTACCATATTAACCATTTCCTCCTTTAGCGAGTCAATCTGTACTAGACCAAGTTCCTCATCAGGAGATAGTTTATAAATTTTAGTTGAGGCCAAATTTCTTTCTTGAAGTTCTTCTTCAACTAAACGATCTAATTCACCTTTAGACATAGATTTATCTTTATACTTAGCAATTAAATCTTTTTTTGCTTTTGCCATTTCTTTTTCGTCTATATCTAGCATTGTTAAATATCCTTTATTATCATACTCAGCAGTGAAATCTATGAGATCAAGTCTCATCATTTCAATAGCAGCTTCATAGATAATAGATTTATACATAGTAGGCGGTAATAATTTAATTTTATCTACAGCATTAGGAAATTTTTTGACATAATCAGACGACTGTTCTTTATCTATAAGACCTCTATGTAAATATTTCTGTTCACCTTCATGTCCTTCTTCATACCAATCTTCCATAAGATAATCTGCAATATTAACACCGGCACCACCAGAACCAGCATCTATAAAGATATTACTTATGTTTGTATAGTCATCGACTCCATCACCGTTATAGTCAAGGATCAGTTGTTTCAGTTTCTTGACCTGTTCAGGCGTACGCATAGGAGTTTTATTCTTTTTACTAAGATCCATAAAATTAATACCATTAGCAATACGCATTTTCCAATTGTCTGAAGAATCTTTATAATATTCTCCAACAAGGACAAAAGAGTTATCCATAGATCTAGCTGGATCATATGCTAAGGCAAAAAGTCTGTCTTTTGTATCATTAAACATAATTGGGGGACGGATAGTAGAATTTTTTACTATCATAGAACGTTTGAAGATGGCATCTGCACCGCCATCAGAAGTGAATATATTGTAATACTCACGAAGAGCTTTTTCTTTATTTTCACGCATTGCATTGTCAACCTTTTCTTTGGTTAACAGAGATGCTGGATAAATCTTACCTCTATATGTAGCATTAAACATAATCTCACAGTTGATATCTGCTACAAAATGATCTTTGGAACCCCAGATCATAGCTTTACTGTATTCTTTATACTTTTTATAAAAGTAAGAATCAGTCGTGCTGGCACTTGAAGTGTAGAGTAATTGGTTAGGCAATTCTTTAGGAAGAGTAGTTACATTTACACTTCCACCCATTTTAAAGTTCTTATCCTGAGCTGTATATGGTTCAATAACCTGAAATACTTCTTCGTCCAGGAAACCAGATTCATCAAAACAAACTGCTTCCGCACGTTTTCCTCTTTTCGCGTTGACGTTACTGTTAAGTGTTTTAACGAAGCTACCATTATACAATCTATAAGTAAAACCTGCAGGATTTCTTATAAAACCATCATTATTGGTCATATTAATGACAACTTCATTCCTGAATACATCAGTTAATCCAGTGAATGACTCAATTTCATTTTTAGCGATAGATACAATCTTTTCAAAAGTTTCTATAGACTGGTCACTGGTGCCGGCACATATGTAGCATCTACAGTTATTAAGAAGCATACCTCTTGTCATGTAATATAAAGCAAGCAATGTCGATTTTCCGTAGTTTCTGGTACATAGCCATAGAGCATACATCTTATCCCAAGAATTCATAAATGTATAGGTCTGCACATCAAGAAGGTCAACACCTATGAATCTCTCCATAAATTTAGTTGGATTCCTCAATCCCCATTGTTTAATTTCAGAAAGTTTCTGCATTCCTTCCATTTTACGCTGAGAAATAATTTCTTCCGTAGGCTTAACAAAAATAGTAGGTGTATCTGGAACCCATATACCAGAATCAGTCTGTTTCATTCCACAATCACCTCATCATTTTCATCAATCAATTTCTTATCTCTAAGGAAATTTTTTAGATCATCGTTCTCTCTACGAAGAATACGTGCTTCTTCAACCGCAGCATCACATTTATTTTCTAATTCCAACACCTTCTGACGTTGGGCTGATATCATTTCAGTATAGTCATTTTCATCTAAAGCCAACTGTTTCATAATTGCAGCAGTACTGGCTTCCGCAACCTGAAGCATACCTTGAGAAGTTCCTATATCAAAAGCATTTACTTCCTGTTCACGAAGCTTCATTTCCTTAAGCTCTTTTACTTTCCCGGTCCAGGTATTAGCACCTTTAGTATTATGATTGCTATGCTTAATACTAATTCCATTATCACGAGCCAAATCAAGAGTAGTTTTCATAATGTCTTTTTTAGTGGCTTCAAGAGCTTTGATAGTAGCAGAATTTTTTATAATAGATTCTGGAGTTTTCTGCAGAGCATTAATTACAGTATTGATTTTTTCAGATTGGTTAAGACTATGTACAATCTCTACACAGGCACCTAACTTCAATTCATCGTCTTGCGTACTTTCATCGAGGAAACCTACTAATTTTCCATACATTAATGGTTTATCTGCATCAGCAGCAGATTCGAATGGATCATAACCAAGAGCTGAAATAACAGTTCTTTTATTGGTTTTATACATTTTTTTTACTTCATCAGAGTTATCTACAGACCCAATAGACGGTAGAAGAGTAGAACTATTGCCACAATCACCATCTTTCCAAGTTAATGTATTATATTGTGGCATAGATATATTTTTTATATAACTAGTCCAGGTATTATTTTTGGGCCGACCAGACATAGTGTTAGCAGCTTCAAGAATAGATTCATCATAAAGCTTTTGAAAGAAAGGTTTATCTAAATATCTGAGCGCTAACTGGACACTCTGTTCATCAGGGGCTTTCTTATTGCCTTTTAAATCTTCAGAATATGCCAACTTTGCTGCACACATTTTACATATTCTTGTCACACCAGTAGTACATAGAGGATCTGTACTTTTATAAAAGTCGGAAGCATCTTTCAGCTTTCCACACATATTACATGTAAATTTAGTACGCCCTACTTCATAGAGAGCTTCATCAATAGCACGATCAATAACTTTTTGAGCAGGTGCTTTAGGTTTTGCTCTTGGTACAGGCTTTTTTTCAACTTCTTGTGCCACTAGAGCACCTCCTTTTCATCCAATAAAAAAAGATACCGAAGTATCTTAATAGTAGCAGGTATGGGAGTTGAACCCATCTACAAGCCCTATGAAAGCTCCGAGGAACCGATCCTACGTAACCTGCGTTATTTGTAGACTCAAAAGGCTCATTATCTGTTGCGCAATCAGAGACAAAACCTTCTAATAAACCTAATCCATGCGTATACACATCTCATAGTAAAACTTATCTACTTGTTTTATGGAATTTTGATTTAATTTGTCAACCTCATGGGAGAAGAGTGATTCGAACACTCAAAGCAATTGCAACGGTTTTACAGACCGCCGTAGATCTCCATCTCTACCGTTCTCCCGGACGTTGCGTTAGGGATTCGAACCCCAGAGGCTTTTACACCCAGACAGTTTTCAAGACTGCACCCTCGACCTACCGGACACGCAACATTAATCTGTCTTTCCAGATTGTCAGGCCGCCCCGCAGCCATTTCCTAATTATAAGTAAAAGGCAGGAGAGTAATCCTGCCTTTCAACCGGAATCAATCCAGTTATCTTTATATTCATGATATGCTACAATCACATAACCAAGAGTTACATGGTAGGATTTTCACCTACGAATTCCCACAGGAGGTGGGCTGTAATCTACATATCTTGTAACGCAAAGCAGAGTAATCGAAACTCAATCCTGTCGGATCACACGACTTAGCAGGTCGGTTCCACACCTTGTGAATTTACTTTGCAGAATAGGAGGGAGGAGTTCCAGTTCTCCCCAAAGAAACAACTATACGGAAAATGACATTTGAGATTACCCACAACTCTCAAATATACAAACATCCGGTACGGGAATTGAACCCATGTTACTGCATTGAAAGCGCAGTGTCTTAACCGCTAGACTAACCGGACAAATCGCCAACCTGGAATTCACCAGGTCAGCAATTTAATATTTATTTCACTGCATCTTTTAATGCTTTTCCAGCTTTGAATTTCGGTGCAAGATGAGCTTCTGTCATCATAGTTTCTCCCGTCTGCGGATTACGGCACTCTCTAGCAGCTCTTTCAACAACTGAGAAAGAACCGAATCCTGTGAATGCTACTTTTCCTCCGCTTGCCAGTTCATTAGTGATAACCTGAAGAAATGCATCAACCATTGCTCCTGTATCTTTCTTTGTGATTCCTGTTGTTTCTGCTACTTTTGTAATAACTTCTGCTTTTGTCATAATAATTATTTCTCCTTTTATTCTTTATTATTTACTACGGCATATCTAAATTTATAGCCGTGAGTTTGTTTTAGTTTTCCTTTACACACCTTGCTTATAGAAGATGGATCTAAATTTAATTCTTTAGCTGCTTGACTAATACTTTCATAATTATTGATAATTTCTCCAGAAGAGGAGATTCGATCTATAGATTTTAGGGTAGAATCTTTATAATTCTTTCTTTGATGTAATCTATAAGAAATAATTTCATCAGTGGTCATATCCTTAATGTCATTAAAGTACATAAAAATATATCCGTGACATGTACTATTTTTCCCTGATGCTGTTTTAGAAATGTTTGTAGAAGCTATATTATTAGCTCTGGCACAGTCTTGAACACTTACATAATACTCTAATACTTCATAATTAGTATCTAATTTTATAATAGGTACAGTTTCGTCTACATTGTTAGATAGCATTCCAAAATTTTTAGGAATACAGTTTCTATTGTAGGCATTGTAACCTATTAAACCTGATCCACCAAGAGTCATGTTATATCCATGGTTATACGTATCTAAGGTAGCTATCCAATAAATTTCTTTATTATCCAGTTCATCAGGCCGGCATTCTTCAAGTATATAAAAATCAAAGTTCTCAACACCGTATTTATCCATTGCTCTATAAAGAAATGTATCTCTTACTAAAGAACTTGTATGTCTATGCTGAGTCCATCGTGATTTAATATCAATAGATTGACCAACATACTTTTTGTGATTTATTTTATTCTCAATGCAATATATACCACAGGGCACTCAACATCAGTCCTCTACAGGGACCTCTGTTTTTTCTGTGACAGCTAAATCAAAAATACAGCCTTCAAATGTATTCTTTAGTGCATTGATAAGATCAACTACCTCGCCATCTACGTAAACAGCTCCCTGTTCATCAATTGTAGCCTTCTTGATTTTCATCTGGGTAGTAGTTGTTGTTTTAATTTCTACTCCATTCATCCTTTTCTTCCTTTCACTCTTTCCCACAATTTTAAAGCTTCTCTGTACTCTTTAATATTATCTTTCCTCCAGCGAGCACTGTAACGTGCAGAGAATTTTAAAGTAGGTTCTATTGTTTTAATTTCTCCATCAGGCATCTTTTTCTCATGACTTGGTACTAATTTACTAAACATACCAAATCCTGTGAACAGTCGAATTTCTACATCCTTATGTTCATTTGCTGACAGGAGTAAATCATACACAGTTTCTTCTAAAGCTTCATATATTTCAGCTATATTTTCTTCTTGATAGCCTGTTTTTTCTGAAACCTTAGCAATCAATTCCTTTTTGGAATATTTCATAATATTTCATCAATAGGGCAGTCAACGCCAACAATAGTATCAACAATTCCCAATTCTTTAGCTTCTTCTGGGAACATATAATATTCTCGATCAGCAATACCGTCTAAAAAATCTTTAGTAATAGAGGTATTGGCATATACAAGTTCAGCTAATCGTTCATCACATTTATTATAAAAATTCATGATGTCATTTGCTTTTCTGGAAGTCTGCATAATACCGGTTTGTCCATCATGAATACAAATTGTACTATTAGGAAAGATATATGATTTATCACAGACCATTGGAATATAACTTGCCATACTTGCAGCCATTCCAATTATTAAGCAATAAACAGGTGTGATACTATGTTTAATACAATCAATGAGTCCCATTCCGAAGTTTACGACTCCACCTACTGAATTTAAAATAATCCAAATAGGCTTTCTTTTATCTTCAGGAACATCTTTATCTTCCTGATTATATTTCAAAATATATAAACAGATGGACTCTAATAGATTGTTATTGATTTCATCGTTAATGATTAATCTACGATTGTCATAGTTGCTTTTGATGATATCAGCAACTAATTCATCTACTCCACTTTTCATAATTGGAAAATCAAATAATTCTTCCATATGTTTCTCCTTGTAATCCTTATATTTTTAGAAGTGATCCTTTTCGAAAAGATCAGCGAAGAGTTTACTGGTTTCTGATCGCACATCTTCTCCAAGATAGATACATCCAAATTTTTCATTTCCTTTAAACTCATTACACATTTTAATGAGAGGATTATTAATCGTTTTACTTAACAGGGATTGTTTATAATCACCTGCAAGATAAATTTTACTGTTCTCTCCAAGTCGTGTACCAATAAGTTTAATTTGACTTTCTGATAAATCTTCTGCTTCATCACAGAGAATAACAGTGTCATTATAAGTAGTACCTTTCATAAAGAATGGTACATTAGTATCTAACACACCAGATACTTTCAAACTCTGTAATTCAAACTCTCCGCCATTAAGAGACTGAGAGAGTGGTTCAAAGAATCGCCCAACTTTATCTTCCATGTCGCCTGGAAGGAATCCGATCTCTTTACCTTCACCAGAAACTTCTCGTACACCTAAGATTTTACTATTTCTGCCTTTCTCCTTTACATTGTATAGTGCCATTTGCATAGAAAGATAAGTTTTTCCGCTGCCGTAACCACCGAGAATAGCAGCAATAGTAATATCTGGGTTATTCAAGATATCTAATGCACAACGTTGTAAGGAGTTTTTTGCTTTAATAAATTTGGAAGATGGCAGTTTTAATGCCACAAACCCCTGACCGTCATAGCGCATTTCTTTAGTGGTGCCGTCATCGGTATTTTCAATAATGAGATATTCATTGATATGCCAAGTTGAATAATCTAGTTCAGCCATAGCCTGATTGATAGCATTAGTATCACCTTTAATTACTTTATATCCTTTATATATCTCGTTAGTAGGCTCTACGATTCCATACACTGGCAGGTTAAAGACTTTCCTTGCAATATTTTTGCAGCACAAATCATCTGAAATGAATTCAATATCCTGAGCTTTAGATAGAGTATAAGCACTAAAAACAATCCTGTTGTCTGGTCTGACTGGATCCAATTCGAAATTTAACAGTTGTTTTTCCATTTCAAAATTGTAATTTACTATGGAATACCGATCATGATTCTGATCTAAAAGACGAGCTATATGTCTAGCTTTGTATTTGATATCCTCATCTTTTCGAGAGGATGTTTTGATATTTTCGATTTCTCTAAGAGTTTCATCAGAGATGAAGAATTTTTCTTTGAATGCTGCCTCCTGGAGATTCAGGAGAGCATTGGTATCATAAAATTTAGTAATAATTAGGCACTCCTTTACAGTGATTTTGCTTTATCAGCATAGTAGTCCTCAATATATCTGTTGTTGCCTGAGGTCTTATAATATCCTACATGATATCCTTTTTTGTTAATGTAACCTTTGTGCGTGTTTCTAATGATACCTTTGTCCATTAGTTTTTCAATTTCTTTCTTAGAAATCGGTTTAATAATAATCAACTCTTTCTATAATTTATTTTTTATTAAATAGATGTTCGTAGATTTCCATACCCCTGTCATTCAGCATTCTGTAGTAAGGTTCCTGAGAAGACTCCCCATTTCTTCTCACAGTCACTCCGGAACAGACTGCGTTGTCACAGCGGAGGATATTTACTCCATCTACTTTTTTCAATGTTTTCCCACAGACAGGACATTTTCCTAAAAATTTCTGTCTGGCAAAATAAAGTCTATTATTGTTTTTCATCCTTATATCTTCCCTTTCATATATACTCAATCAACGAAATCTCGCAAACACGCCTGTAGAGCGCATTTGCGGAGACATTGGTTTAATTTGATAGCGTCATTTTTGCGCCATATAGCGGGCCTGACGCTTCCTATGATTTTTTCGATCATTTTTTTGTTGACATTCGGAACAAAGTACAGAACGATTATTTTTAGATACTGCAATAAATTCTTTACCGCAACAATCACACGTAATAAGTTTTGTTTCATCCTTGGCACTTTTATTCTGGCAATCGGTACAATAAGGCGAACCGCCTTTAGAATATTTCACTTTATACGGCTTTCCGCAGCGTTTACACAGTTTTATCTTAGACTTCGGACCTAAGTTCTGATACTGATAACCCAACTCACGCATATCTGTAATTTTAAGCACCGGATCAGACTCATTATCAACAAATGTGATTCTTATATTGAAGCGAGTTATCTTTTTACTCACTTCAACCAACCCTAATTCCTTTAAGTCATAAATCATGTACGGACGATCATCTACTTTACAAGTTACTCTGGCAAGGTTGAAATATACGTCCATAGAATAATTGATCCAGTTATTATTGGTTTCTGATTTTAGATTGTTAAACTTGGCAATGACTAAAAGAGTGAATGCAAGTCTTTCCCTGGCAGGATTCTTGATTTCCTTGATGGTATCTAACTCTTTCTGCGTAATAGGTATATAATCAATGTTCAACAGATCTCTCTTCTTAGCTTTACCAATACATTTGTCTATAAATGAGTACCAGTTATTGATATCAAAATCAGAATCTACTTTGGAAGCAAATTCTTCTATACCATTATAAATTTCTTTCTGAGTATACTTTTCCTGATACATATATCTAGTTAGAAGAGCTATGTTTGCTCCTAAATCTTTAGGGCTACAATCACCGAGTTCTAACATTTTTTCTATATATTGTTTTTCGTTGAGTATTAAATCCATTATTCTTCGCCTTTCATTTTTACTTTTTTCATTGAGAAGTGTTCGCCGCAAAACTCTATATCACCGTCTGGATCCTTTACAGGAAACTGCGCATAACCATCTGTTCGAGAAAGAAGGTTATCAATAATAGTATCTCCGGACATCTCCCAGATGAAAGTCTTACCCTTTTTTGTGTTATATCCCAAATCAACCAGAATGTTACAAAGCTTTTCTGCGTCTGGAACATATTCTGCACACTCTGATTCAAAAGTCATTCCAATAGGAGTTAAAGAAGTATCTTCATACACAGAGCTATGGCGGCTCATTCTGTTTGCATAAGTTTTGTTATATTTATCATAGATACGTTTTATAAAAGCCTTATCCTTATTTGTGTAGGTGGCATCTGACTTCAGAATAGAACTGTCAAATGGCACCTTACTTTCTTTTACATCTGCAAGTTGCCTTTCAATTTCCCAACAGATCTCATTGACTACACAGGTTTCTGCATTGACTGGATAAAACTCTTTATAGAATTTAAGAAACTCTGCCTGTTCTTCAGTCAACTCTTCAGCAGCCAGCAATGTTTCCAGTGGGATGTTAAACCTGGACCTGCTCACGGCATCTGATGTTTTGATGTAGTCTTTGTATTCTTTCATAAGAGTAGGGTAGTTGTAGATGAAGAAGTACGGCTTCTTATCTGCACAAATTCTCTGATTGAATTCCTTCTTAGTTATTTCTTCTGGTGTATCTGTTTCTTCTATACGGTTGTAGCTATTATCATACCAATGTTTTGGCATAGGTTTAGCGATGATTCCTTTAGCTTTATCAATAGAGTTCTGTTGGAACATCTGCCCACACAATATCCTGTAGTCTAAGACTTTATATTCCTCACTGTCTTTCGGGAACCTTGCCTGTAAGCATATCTGTGAAGTGATAACATTAGTAATAGAACCAATAGCATCACCGAAAGATCCTTTGTTAGCTTGTATCATATCTGCTTCAGTCGGAACTACTTTGTTTCCTTTGCGCTGGATGCAATAGATCGGAGGTAAGTTTTCTGTATGCTTAAGTAAGATATCATTATTAGTAGTGAACATTAAATCTCCATCGCAGTCGGCTCCATTGAGAGCTTCCTTAGTACTATCCCATGAGTTTAACAACATACATGTGTTTATATATCTATACCAATAAGTCATATCAGGAGTCCCTACTACCTTAAGCTTACGCACATTGTATTTGCTTGTCATAGGTGCTCTGAAGCAGCAGACCTCGCTGACTCCTCGATCAAGCCAATGTTTATGCCAGCATTCCCCAGCGTGGAGCAATCCTGTGACCGGTAAACCAAAGATACTCTGCATCAAACTATACGGATCCCCTCCAATGATGGCAAAGTTACCCCTTACTTTGAGCACACCAATTTTGGCCTGTCTGATTTTTTTCTTTATCATGTTGTAGATTCTGTCTCTGATGTAAGGATCATGAATCATCTGTGGTTCAATCATGAGAGCGTTGATATATGGCTCTTCATCAATATAGGAATCTTCTGTAAGATTTGTTCCTCTCAGAAATAGGAGTGACTTCCTGTAATCTAATCCAAGGATTTCTTGAATTTCTTCTACTGTAGGACGGACCAATTCAGTTACTTCTTCCGGTGTAAGGTGGTAATTCTGCAGGAACTGGTAATTTGTGCTTCTGTACTCATCAAGTCTTGCAGGAGCAGTCTTGGCTATAGATATCTGATAATGATTTTCTACATTGGACCAGTAATCTTCGAAAGAAGAATAGGAGTCCCAGAGTTTAAGCATGGAAGTAGTAATGATCAGTTCAGATTCTCTGATATCTCTCATATCTCCCCAGGCATCTTTTATATAGAAGTTTTTCGCTATAGATTCCCCAAAAGCTAAGTAGTCCATTGTGAAAACCATGCCCTTTGTCCATGGAAGCCCTCTGAGATTACAGCCAGATAAAAAATCTTCTTCTTCGTCAAGTTCTCTTGCCCAACGGTAAGAGAGTGATGGAAGCATGATTCCGTAACCGTCTGATTCTGTAAGCTCTATTTCTTGGTCCTTGAGGAATTCTACTATTGGTTCATCAGACTGAGAATCATCCACACGAATAATGTCTTCTTTAAAATGAGTAATACAGTCAGGGACAACTATAATTCCTTTAGGCATACTCACTGGAATGCTGCCAGAACAGATCAGAGCCTGATATGCTTCAAGTTTAGCTGGTACAAATTTTTGTTCTAGGTTCCTGCCACAGCAGAGACGTTCATAGAGCTGGGGATATAGTCTTTCAGAGACATAAACAATAGTAGAATTTTTTATACCCCCGTTGGTGCCTAGGAACCTATGATATTTGACTCCATTGATAGAAAAGCCTTTATTGGCTCTGTCATAATCAGACATTTTATCAATGATCAGGCACATGTAATCTGGAACAAATTGAAGATTATAGAATCTTTTATAGAGATTTGCTATGAGAGTATCTTTCTTAGAAGAATCAGATTTTTTGAGACGCTTGATTTCTTTCTTTATATAAGAAGCTTCTTCTTCTCTGGCTTCACTGGTGTCTCCGTTGAGTTCATCAATGAATCTGAGAATCTGGCTATCAGACAGAGAAATAATGTCTTCTGTGTTTAGAGCTTCCTCTAATGGATATTCTAGCTTCCAGCGTGATCTACGAAGACGTTCGCTGTGAAGCTTGAATAAGTATCTTTTACATTTTTTCTGCTTTGCTATTGTAATCATTCCTTTCTTTAACTTATGCGAGCCATGAGGGTCTTATAGTTTTCTCTCACTCGCTTCGCTCATTCGTTCAACTTCGAATAATATTTTTTCTACTTAATAAAAAAAGGTACAAATATTTTTATATATAAAGATATATGTACAATTTTTATTTTGGTGGAAACTTTTCACCAACAAAAATAATCAACGTCTGAACACAAAATTTTTTCAGAAGCAGCTGCTTTAGGCGAGGCGCTTAACCGCCGAGTGTAGAAAGTAGCGCTGAAAAAACTTTCATGTGTTCAGACCTCAGGCTTCGCCTTCCGGTCTACCGACTTAAAATACTGGTGTTTATGATGGATTGAATCTTTTTCTGATTAACTTGATCAAACTTATTGCTAAATTTATAAAGCTTCTCGATTGTTAAAGCATTCATTTCAGACAAACTCGGCTCAGGAAGATTATTAAATGGTTTAATAGAAGTGAACACATAACATTTAGTATATTTTTTGATTCCATATATAGACAATTTATCTAAAATATATTGAGTATACTTTTGAGAATCAGAACTATGTAAAACAGACCATTCATCTTTATATGCAGTTTCTTGCAGTGCCTGTTCTTTGAGCGCTTCTATAGCTTCTGTAGGTATGTCTATTTCTTCATATCCTTGTTTGAAAGTGTATCTATATTCCATATGATAAGAAATACATTCTCGTTTTTTAAAATTAGTAAGAGTAGTATATAAAGTTTTACTCAATAAATTGTTCAATTTATTAAAAAAATATCTATAAGTTGAAAGTGAAAGGTTAGTTGTGTTCACACAATCTAAGTAATACTTTGGACGCGTGAACCTGCAACTGGTCATGCCCAACTCCTCAAATAGTTCTGAAAGAGAATATTTATGGTTGAGTTCTAACGTAGTTAAATTGGCATAAATCATAGAGTTGTATTTACCCTGAGGATAATATTCTCTTGGTGTTGCTATTCTTTTTTTACATTTCTTCCTGGGTTTTGTGACAGGTTCAGGAAAAATGTCAGTAATAATAATTCTGTTGGAACCAGGCACTTTATCCCATGAAAGATACTTCTTCATCTCATTGACTCTGACAACATATCTGTTTCCGGCAGGCATCTTCTGACCAGTAAGAGCTACTGACAGTTCCTGCATATTTTTAAATTCTTGACCCGGTAAAATTTTTGTGGTGTCAATCAACTTTCTTACCCCCTATATAATGGTTTTATTCGAGTATATGGATCAAATTTCTTTTGTAAGAGGCTCACTGTAAAGTTGTAAGCCTCTCACTGTAGAATCAAAATTTACTTGCATATTTCATAATACTGAGCAGACAGCTTTTCGATGTCTGGACCGAAGATTACACATGCTATTTCAGCTAGATCATTGAACATACCAATGTGCTCTATGTAATCTAAACGGTTCTGCAGCTTAGGTTTATGCGTCTCATTGTAGTGTTCAAGCTGTACTTTAGTATTCATATGGAACTTATTGTCGAACTCTCTGTAGAGGAATGGCCAACGTGTATGAGGACTTCCTCCGAAGCGTACAATTCTATTGAGGATCTGACGTTTATCTGCTAATGGAATGTCTGATGTAAGATTACGAATGATGTCTTCTTGATGTGAAATAGTGTGATTCTGCTGCTGGATAGTATTGTTCTGCTGTTGAATAGTATCAAGAGTAGTTTTAAAAAGAAGTCGAGTGTTCTGATCTGCAAATGGAAGATAGGTGTCTAAGAAAAGGTCGGACTGTGATGGGTTAACGTAGCCCCCTGTCTTACGGATGGACGGGAGTACTTCTGAGGTAACCCAGTGCTTGAACTCTTTTGCTGATGGAAGCTTGCTACTGAGGATGAGAGAGTAGAGACCGGATTCATTGATAATATAAGTCTTTCCGACCGTCTTCCCATTTTGGGAATTCGGTAACATTTTAATAATTTTGTCCTCATCAGCAACATGAGTAATAATTGCTTTACTTGTATTGCTATATCCCAAAGCTTCCGCTACATCCTTACCTACGAACCATGGTTCCCCTGAGATTTCAACAGTTCTCAGATTGCCGAATTGTGGGTGAGTGAACACTGTTGGGGTGTCTGTAGGCGTAGTTGCTTCTGAAAGATGATTTATAAACCAGTTTAGATATTCTTCGGTAGGATCTATTTCTTTGAAACCTGCATAGTTAATGATGATAAGTTTACGGGAATTAAAAATAGTATGATCGGTATTTTCAGGTGAAACATGGTATTTTATAGCTCGCCATGTGTCTTTGTATCCACAAATGGCTGCAACATCTTTACCGATGAACCATGTAGTGCCTTCAATAGTAGAATATCTGAGAGGGATTGAAATTGAATCATTAGTGTGGTATAGTAATGTGTGGGTATTAGTAAAAGTCTTCATATAAAATGCTCCTTATGATTTATAAACTTGTTTACGGGTTAAAGCTTCAAGCTTATCATAGTCATACTCATTTAAGTGGGAATCTGTGGTATTGATCAGGAACTCGTTGGGTTCAAGAGATGAGAGAAGTGATTCTAAGAGTAGAAGAGTGTTTTGTACACCTAGATTGTAGCCTTTTACTGCATCTGGAGGTGCAGTAGATAGAATGGCTGATTTGTGAGAATCAAGTTGTTTTTGGAGTTCTTGAGTAAGATTGACTCCAATAAAAGTAATGTCGTTCATATGTGCCTCCTGTGATTTCTATCCCTTTCGGGATAAGTGTATTATAGCACTGACTACGAAAAATGTCAACAGAATTTTACAAACTTGTTTAGAAAAATAAAAACAGGTGAATCAGGAAAACATATATAATAAGGAAGAAACTCTGATCTGGAAATTGAGTGAGAGAGATGTAATGATCGGAGAAACTGGGAACATGGATCCGAAATCTGAACTTGGTGTCAAAAAAGCTCTGCATCCCCCGGAAACACTGCATTTTTGCGGCTCTCAGGGCATAAGTACCCCCGGTTTAAAACGTGCGAAAATGCTTATTTTCAAACCTTTAGTGGGCAGATAAGAACGGTTTGGACTGATTCTGGTTGTTTCTGACTGAAGTAGTAGGAATACTATGAATTGTGCAATGGTAAGATGTATCGTTTTACAAACGCCCCGTTTTTAAGGCTTTAAAGCGGAAAAGTGGATAGCCCTAGTATACTTTAATAAATCAGTGTGTAGCATTCGTACCGTAGCAAAATTTTATAGTATTGAAATTTTACAATTGAAAAATTTTGCAGTGATAATGCTACAGAATTTTACATTGCTAAAGCAATCAGAATATTCAGTCAATATAGTGAATTGTATTGAATTGTGTCTGGTTTCTCTAATCGAACCATAGTGTTTTTAAGATTGTGAATACAATTTTGATTTAAAACTCAATGTTTCTGACAATTGTTTTCTTTTGCAATAAATTATCTAATAATTCTTACTAGAAGTTTAACTGTATATACATTTCAATAAATTGAATAGAAAAGAGGCTATAATTTATGTCAAATTATGAATATAACAAGAAATACGTAAAAGAGTGGGATAAAAAGAACTTAAAACGTATAGGTGTCGCATTACGCATTGACGAATACGAAAAACTCAAAAAATATTGTGATTCTAACAATATTGCAGTAGCAACTTTCGTTAAATCACGTATTGCAGATATAATTGATTAAACTTTGCTAATTAACACTCTATTCTAAATATTTAATCTATTCTAAATATTCTAACAACTATGTATTACACTATGTATATAAGTACATGCAATAGTACGTATTACACTCTGTATGCAATCTGTCTGATCCTGACAACCTTTATTTTTCGCTTTAATAGGAAGTAATTTTTCACGAAAAAACTTTTTTTCATGCCAAAAACCTGTATTTATGCGGGTTTGCGGGCTTTCGTAAACGTGTAAATAAAAATATTTTCAAAAAAGTGTTGACAACCTACTGTGACAGTAGTATGATAAGCGTGTCGACAGGGAAGAGCAACAATCCCTAGTCGGTGGGAAGATGCTTCTTAAGAAGTGGGAATCCCTAGTGTAAGAAATGAAACATCAAGTAACTTGTAAACTAGCAAATAAAACTTTTTCAAAAAAGTTTTAAAAAGTACTTGACACAACCAAACAGTTGTGGTAAAGTACAATCATCAACAAGAGCACAACTTGTTGAGTAACAAAAAAGCCCTTGCGCTAACAAGGGCAGAGATAACTGAATAGGAGGTGATTACATGAACCTTAAAGGTTTTGACGTTCCAGATGGGTTCATGGGATGGGTGGACTCTATCCAGCGGTATATGCTTTTTGCTTCATACCGTGACTATAGAGAATACCTTGAGCCATAGGGGGCTTTTGCCCCCTAAACCCTAAACAGTTATTGTAACTATTATACCATATTGCCTTGCATGATGCAAGAGTACGTTCCTTGAAATCATATATAGTTAGTGCGTCTACACCTTGATGGGTAGCTTGCCACGTCCAAACTTTCACCTTGATGGGATTGTCTGGAATCTCTAGTAATAGAGCGCAAGAGTGCTGTCTATATTACATATGCTTATTAACAGTCTACGGACTAACTATATATTTTTTTAAGTGATAAACAATAAAATAAATCCACAGGAGGAAATTATTATGTCAAACAAAACTTTTAAAATTACAATCACAGGAAAGAATGAGAAAGAGTTATTTGCACCAAAACAGGTTGTCAATGTACAGCGGTTTGGTGAAGATGTACAGTTAGAATACGACAGACAGCACTATTTACAGTTGTCTGATAAATATTCTAAAGCTGTTGCATCAAGAACAAAAGCCCTTGAAAAGGGTGAAGTATCTAAGGCTAAAAAAGCTGACCTTGACGCTAAAGTTGAGTCTGCTAAAGAAGCACTTGACACTTTCAAATCAGAGCTTGTTGAAAGATATTCAGAGGACAGTTTCTGCCCTAAGCCTACTAGCAATCGCATTGCTTCCGTCTATGTATGGGCTTACTTCCAGACAGGCGGTACATTCACACTGACAGGCTTTCATTCACTCTATGTCAATGCTAAAGACTATCAGGCTACTTACAATGACATTGAGTCATTCGACGCTGATAGACAGCGTGATTTCAAATATGTAAAAGAACTCTGTAAAGACATCATGTCACCAGTATTCAATACTGCCAATGACGGTACAGATGATTCCATGTATAAAAACTTCACATTAGGTGCTACACCAGCATGGGTTGCTAACAACTTGTGTGCATTCATCTGGGGTAAATTACAGGCAGGCTCTAAGGGCTTAAAGCGTAACTATGGTAAAGAAGTCGAAGCATCCAGACAGCTGATTTTGTCTTATCTTGAATACTTAGGTATTCCAGTAGATGACGCTATCAAAGTATCAGCAGAGGAATCTATGGAGACTCGTATGGCTTAATCGTACTGATATGCTCTGCCTATGACCTACGGTCGTAGGTAGTCATATCAATATGATAGGAGGAATTAACTATGAAACCATGTTCACAGGTCAGAGGTTTTGGCACTAACTTTCACAACTATGTGTTACCTCTTTACAGCCTTTTTGGTAATGTCAATGGCACACTTTACGTGTGTATTAGACCACATTACAGAGTGTCACGGCTCAAAGTCTGGAATGGCTACAGATGGGTAGACACCACTACTAAAGACCATCCAGATATTAGACATTTCATTATAGCTTTCATGAACTCTGCTGATTTTATCAGTGAAGAACCTGTAAAATGTCGTAGAGATACTAGAGCTATAGCTTCCATGCTTCCACGTGAGAAGAAGCATCCACAACCTATGTATGGCTCAAAAAGCGGCTGTTACTCACAGGCACGAGTTGACGGTCAGGGCTATAACATCTCATGGGAAGAAGATTCCAAACCTGTATTCGGTCATGGTTTACCTGTCAAGTATTCCGAAGGTCACAGATTACCGCCGGTGGGCTTTAATAGCTTCGAAGGTTACACCGACACGCCAGAAGCACGTCGTAGAGATGGCATGAAGATTAAACAGATTAAGTGCAGACCGGGCAAGGTCTATGTTGTTGAAACACAAGCAAAAAAATAATATGAGTTATGCCACTCTAAAAGGCAGGAGGAAAAATTATGACAAAGACTATCTACACAAGAATCATCAACAAGAAAACCACATCTGTAGAGCTGAAATCTGTTTTAGGCAGAGAACTCTACATCTGTAACAATGGAAACTGGACAGATGTTCTCAACGAATTTTCTTTCAGCTACACACCAGAACAGTTCTGCCAGTATATTGCCAACTATGAAGCATGGGCGGAACTCAACAATGTCTATGTAGAAATTACAGAAGGCAAGGCAGAATTTAGGCAATCAATTAATGAAGCCAAAGACCTTCTGAAAGACTGGCTTGAGAATAATGAGCTTGATGATTTTAAATCATTGTATTCTGGTCTTTCAGCAAGGCAGAAGGAAGCTGTCGTTCTTGTTCTTAGGTACAGTGAAATCTTTGAGTACGCATATGCGAACTTAATGTGTCCATCAACAAGCGAACTCTCTCTTCTCTGGAAAGCTTCTGTAAAGAAACAGAAGCACAAAGCAAATCTGCTGATCACAGTGATAGGAGATAACTACGAGTATACTATCAACCTGTTCACAGGCGAAGTAGTAGATTATGTGGACATGGACATCATAGAAGGAAATTTTTAGGAGGAAAATATCATGATTAACTTAAAGAAAACAACAAAGGAACTGGAAGGAATCAACTTCGTAGCATTCAGCAACAACGTAGTAGTAGTGAACACAACTCCGCATCCTGTCACCATGCAGGATATGGACGGCACACTAATCACCGTGCCTACTTCTGTGCTGATCAATGCCAAGGCAGAAGAGCGGAAAGTCTCTGATCTGTTTGTCCGGACAGAGTTCGTAGGAACAGAAGAAGGTAAAGAAACAATAGAGAGAATCAAGTCTGTTATAAACAGACAGTTCTCCAATGGAACCCTTGTGATTGTCGGTAGTATTATAGCTGCACAGGCATACCCTGGAGAAGTAGCAGCTATGACACCTGTAGAAGGATTTGAGCGTGTAGCACCAGACCAGAAGAGAATGCGTTGTGACAAGTTCACAACTTTCGCATAAGGAGGGAAATCATGCAGAATTATAAAACCAGAATCGCACAAGCAAAATCAAGTTTCGAACTTTCCTGTATCTGGGAAGAAGTTCGCAACGCATACTGGACTAAAAAGACAATCAGCAAGGAAATGTATGAGAAACGTTCTGCTGAAATTGCAGCTAGGAGGAAATCATTATGAACAAAACAGATAAAATCAAACGGAAACTCATAAGGGAAGTAGTAATCCCTTCATTGATAGGAGTGTTAATAGCACTCCTTTTTTTATTAGCTGTAGTAAAGCCTACAGGAGCTACAGAAGACAGTACCCGTCCAATGATAGGCACTGTATATTTTGTTTCAGGGAGAAGTATCTCAATAGTTTCTCCTGATAAGCGCACTTGGAGCTACAAAGGAAAAGGTTTCTCTGTTGGAGACACAGTATCTTGCGTTGTCTCTGATAACGGAACCTCAAAGACAGTAGATGATTATATTAAGTCTGCTGTTGTGAGCGAAGGACAACCAATAGAAATAGAAGCAGCTGAAGAAGGGGCTTTAGCCCACTTCGCAAGCGAAACATGGTATTTAGAAAGAAGGTATTAATATGAACTTAGAAGTATTATATAAACAGTTCTCTGGCAATGATTCATTCAAAACACCAGAGGACAGAAAGTCAGTGTATCTTGAGTCATTAGAGAAAATGTATCCAGGAATTCTTTGTTCCATTGGTCAGTGTATGGAAGTGAAATTAACAGGTGAACCTTATGAAGATGAAGGATTCTACACAACAGAAATGAGAAAATCAGATTATCCATGGTGGATAGTGACTACTTCTGTCGGAGACGAAGGAGCAATAACTTTATTCTATCCAGGAGCAATGGAACGCTTGGCAATGGTACTAGGCGAAAGTTACTATGTAGGATGTGCTGGAGATGATCGAGCAATATTAATCGGTGAAAGTTTTATGTCTTTGGAAAGATTCCAAAATCTCTGTCAGAGAAAATATCAAGGCAAAGGATATTTTTACAATGCTGAAACAGGAATCTTTTCACTTGCACAAGGGAACTAGATAATTTATAATCTCTGTAGGAGGTATAAACCTATGCAGAGAATTATTAATCCAGCCTTAGCCAAGGCAAACATGAGCAAAACGGAACTTGGTACTCGTTTGGGAGTAACTCAACAGAATATATCTAAAAGAATCCAGAGAGGCAAATTCACTCTTGATGAACTTCAAGAAATAGCTCGTTGTATGGGAGCAGAATTTAACTGTTCCTTTGATTTCCCAGATGGAACTAAAATAGGGACAAAAGGAGAGTGATATATGTATTACGTTAGTATATTACATAGAGTACCGTATACTACTGTAGAATACACAACGGAAACTTACTTTATAGATGAAGTAGCAGCGGACAATTGGATTGATAAAATTTTTATGCCGCATGAATTTCATCCAGACTTGTGTACTATAGTAGACAGAGGACCAGCCTCATGGTCTAAAATAGGAGTGCTTTGCGCAGACTAAGACATCTCGAAAGAGGTGTCTTTTTTATTGGAGAAAAGAAATGGCAGTATCAGAAGCTCAGAAGAGAGCAAGTAAAAAATATTTCGATAATAACTACAGACAAGTGAAACTGTCAATGCCTATTAAGGAAGCAGAAGCGCTTGAAGCATATTGCGAAGAACATGGATATTCCAAAGCAGGACTCATCCGGGCATTGATTAAAGAAAAATTGGAGGAATCACAATGACATACAAATATACAACTGTCAGAATACAACGGAAAGAGGCTCTTTTGGGTTACACAGTACCTAAAGGAGCCTTACTTATTAGAGGCAATGGACTTCAGTTCATATGTATTGAACGTCCAAAGGATCCTATGAATATTCCTGTGTTAATGTTTCAGAATGGAAACTGGCACAGAATTTCAGTGTCTGTTATGTATAGCTATCTTGCAAGAGAGATAGTGAATTTTATCTAAAGGAGGAATTCTGTTATGAATAACGTATACACAATACAAGAGATTATGACTTTGAAATTCTGTGAGTTGTCAAACGTAGTGTATGAAGCTATCTTAGCAGAACTCACAAAGCAATACCAAGATATTATTGATAGACTGTTGCCTATCTTTGATAAGGCACCTGTATATCAGTTAGACCAGTATGTAGATATCTATAAATTTATAGTAGTTATATAAGATATATAAGAAAGGAAATAAAAATCATGAAGAAATTATTAGCAGTAGTATTAACAACTATGATGATAGCAACCCCAGTATCAGCAGCTCCAACAACAGATGGAGAATACAAAGACCTATATCCTCTGACTGGAATAGTAACAGAGGTTGAGCACATGGAAGATACGGATCTGATTACTATGACAACTGCCAACGGAAATCAGTTCTCTTGGTATGCTGACGCGGAAGACTGTTGGTCTATTAATGATCTCGCTTCATGTATCATGAACTCCAACGGAACCGAGATTGTCTACGATGATGAAATTGTAGATGCACACTATGCAGGTGGGCTTAAACAATTTGCTCAGTATGCAAGGGAGGACTAACATGAGATACAAACTTAGAATCTATTTTAAAACAGGTTTTAATAAAGGGAACCTAAGAAAAGAAGAGTTCTTTCCTACAAAGGAACTGATGCAGGAAAGATATGAGGAACTGTTTAATTCTAAAGACTATGCTCTTAATCCTACAACATGGGAATTGATAGGAGATGAGTGGCTGAGAATTTTTTAAGTAGAAAATAAAATATACTGCATAAGCAGTATATTTAAGCATCTTGAATTACTCAAAAAGGGTAGCATGAAATCCAGGGCTACCCGTTTTCCTCCAAGATGTTTAACTATGCTACTTATAGAAAGGAATCTTATGTTAAAGAAGGTAACCAGAAGAGAAGCACAGAAAGCACTCATTGCAGGAACCCCTGTATATTTGCTTCCTAATAGAATGCAAGTGGACTCACCTTGGGCACATCCATTCAAAGTGAAAACTCCTATGTCAGAAGAGAAGTTTAATCGACTGATAATGAAGTATGAGCATACTTGTTGCACTGTAGATACAGGAACCGGAAGTTTCTGTTACATAGATACTTGACAAAGGGAACACATGTTTGCTATTATAAACATGTAAATAAATCGAAAAAGGAGAATAACGGTGAGACATATTTATGTAAAGACTAATGCCGGCTACGGCAAGCTAGTTCTCTATGACAAAACATTATGGCCCTATCCTTATATAGTAGAACAGTATAATCATAGACGTTCATTTTTCACTGGGGATTATAAAGGAAGATATATAACTAATACTTCCTGTCATAGAAAAGAAGATATTAGGTTTCTCAAGAAGAGACCGCTGATTGATCTGATCGCCAAGAGAAAGGAATGAGTATGCAGAACATATATGTATATAATCATAAAGATAAAATAGGGAAATTAATATGGTATAGAGGTATAGTCCCTTACCCTTATGTAGTCACTTATAGTCATTCTTACAATAGAGTGTTTTTATATAGTGGCTCAATTGATGATAGAATTGTTGTAGACTGTATGGTTTACAGTAAAGATGAAATCAAGCTCTTACATAAGAAACCGTTGAGACATTTTATAGAAAAGAGGCAAGGCAAATGATAGTATACAAAATAAATGTCCTGCAAGAGTTGAAGCACAAAGGATATTCAACTTATGTCTTGCGGAGAGATAGAATCATGGGAGAAGCTCAGATACAAAAGATTCGGCAGGGTGAACTTGCTAGTAAAGAAACTCTCAATACAATCTGTCAATTATTACAGATACAGCCCGGAGACTTGCTTGAATATGTGGAGGAGATATAGATGTTAGGAGACTACATTAAAGACCCATTTTATGGGTTAGGTAAAGTTATAAAATTCAGACCTGGCAGTAGTGAACTTGTGTACTTTTTCAAAGCAAATGAGAACCTACATGACGGTGCTATAGAACCGGGATCTTGTCCAGACAACCATGGTTGGTGGTTTAGCTCTAACGACATTAAAGGAATGAAGTGCATTCCTCCACTGGCATCATTAATAGAGAGGAGACGCAATGAAAACAGGTGATATAGTTTTTTATCAAGAGTACGGTGTAGGCAAAATAAAATTTATTGATGGCTTAGCATATTTAGTTTATTACTATAAAGAAAATCCTTTATTACACAATGGAGCTATTGGGCCTAATTTCCATTATTGGTGGAACTATGCTGAAGACCTGAAACTTATTTCATCTGTCCGTACACTAATAGAAAGGAGGCAGCATGGTTGATTTAAGAAAGAAGCTCCGGTCTGGAATGATAGCTGCTATGTATGCGGGAACTTATATTATCCTTACCGATTGTGAAACAAAGCATTACGGCAGTCAAAGCATATGTTTTATTAACGCTACAGGGTTTATGACGGGTGATGGCTATGATGAAAATTTGAATCATAGTAAAAGGTATTCTATAAATGCTCTATATAAACCAACTGTAGATGGTCTTACATACAGTATGACCTATGAAGATAAAGATTTAATTTGGACAAGGAATCCAAAAAATCTTAAACAATTAATAATTTCAAGGAGGTTTTCAAAATGAAGACAGCAAAGGAAAGACTCTACGGAGTTGATTATGCCGAGGAAAAGCTCGGCGACACAGTAACTAAGGAACTTGTGAATACCAGTGAGTATGAAAAAGGCTACGGAATCATTCAAGCCCTTGAATCATGCGAAACAAAGGGAGAGCTTGATGTCTTAGATGAGGTTCTGACTGCTCTAACCGGGCATGGTATTGAATACCTTGTTAATTTAATAGAGTGCAATTATTAAACAATGAAATAAAATTAGAGCTGTGAAAACAGCTCTTTTTTATTATATAAAAAAGAAAAGAGGAAAACAAAATGGAAAACATCGTTTACAACACAGTTATGAGCAACTTATTAATCTCTGGTACAAAGGCATGCGCAGTAATTCCAAGGGAACTGATGTCTGTCGATCCTGCTTATCAGCGGCTGGAAACACGAAATCATAGAAAAATTAAAGCAATGCATGACAATTTTGATCATATGATTATGGATGCATTATTAGTGGTGCCGCATCCAGAAGAGTGCACTTTTTCTATTGTAGACGGTTATGGTCGTTTTATTGCATCAGAAGGTATTTTAGATAAACTCGAATGTGTTGTTATTACTTCAGCTCCGGAAGACCCGGATGAGAGAAGATGTTTCGAAGCAAGTATCTTTACAAGACAGAGTTTATATACTGAAAAAGTTACGCCTTTACAGATGCATAAGGCAAACCTTATCTTAGGAGAGCAAAATGCTGTAGCATTGCAGGCAGTGCTTGACAGACATAAGTTGAGTATTGCAGAGGATAAAGGAGCAAGGAAACCAGGAACTATTGGTAGCTATTCATCCGCTTACAAGATAATTAAAGCAAAAGGTAAGACGGCTTATGAAAGTATTATATCTACTTGTTGTAAAGCTGGCTATAACTTATCAGGAGATGGATTGTGTGATAAGATAATTATGAGCTTGTATAAAATTTATAGCTTCTACGGAGATATTGGATTAGCAAAAGTATTACCTATTATGAGAGAAACTCCACCAAGCACGCTTAAAGCTGAAGGGATAGCTGCTTATCCAAAAAGAGTTGGATTGAGTTTAGCTCTCTATATGCAGGACTACCTCGTATCTCTCGGTGAGCCAAAACAGTTCAATGAAAGAGGAAAGAAAATTTCTTAAACAAGTTTGTAAAAAGTATTGACAAGTTTTACAAACTGGTTTATAATGCAGTTACAGTTAAGAAAGGAGAACAAACATGGTACTTATTAGTTTATATAAAGATAACAGAATCACTTCATCAGAGGTAGAATCTAAGGACATTGATATTGTCCTTGGATTCCTCTTCAAGAACTATATCTTAGGAGAGGATGTCACAGAGAATTTTGATTCAAAACTTCTCTACATTGAGGACAGTCAGTTTAAAATGAAACCTCTAAACAAGAAAATAAAAATATTCTCGCAAGAGAAAGAGGATTCTGTAGAGGTTCTGATTCAGTTTGAGGAGCTCGCCAAGGGATACGAAGCAGCTTATATCTTTGACCAGTATGAGCTCTTCAAATATGAAAACGGTGATTATAAAGATCTGGATGAGAGAGATTATAAACTCTCCATCTGTAAGCACTGCGGAAAGATTATTTCCGGACCTTTAGTCAATGATTATTGTCCAGAATGCTTTGTAACTTATGGAGTACAGGAAGTGTTCGAGCAGATCCAGTCAGACGACAAAGAGCTGTATACAGAGTACGAGACAGTATCAAAAGTAATGAATACTGTTGAAGCCTTTTATGACAGAGTCAAAGATAAGGGAACTTTAGCTGTACAGAGAGCAAGAGAAATCTCTGAACAGTACTTAGGAAAAGAACAGATTCCACAGGAATTATATGAAACAATTTTAGGAGGATTTACAGCATGAATAAGGAAACAATGAAACAGGGCATGATTAAGGTTCTTAATATGTATGATATCCCTTGGGGTAATTCAGCCATTGACAAAATTATCAACACATGGGCAGACAACAAGGCCCCTTTGATGGAGTTGTTAAGACATCATCCTAACTGGAATGATGAAAAATGCTATGTGGCATTTGATCAGAATGTCAAAGGACAGACTGACGACAAGAAAATTTATCAATTCCTTGATTGGGTAATGGACATAACATACCGTACAAACGGTATTAGCGAATTAAGATACTATAAAGAACAACTTCTGGATTCTGAAATGGCTGAAATGATTAAGCAGTCATATCCAGACATCAAGGGAATTGCTGCAGGACAGAAAACTTCCAGAGCAGTAAACAAAATCTGTAAGCTTTTAGGAGTGAATAAAAGAGAAGATTACGAAAGAGAGTATGCCAAATATTCAGATGCAATCAATCCATTGGATGTTGTCCGGCACACTATCCTGTCAGTTAATCCAGTTGATTATCTGTTGTCCTCCAATGGAAATAGCTGGTCTTCTTGCCACACGCTTGATAAAAATAATCCTAATGGGTTCTCAGGTTGTCACTGTTCCGGAACTATGAGCTATCTTCTTGATGGAACTACAATGGTTTACTATCAGGTAGATAAAGAGTATGACGGAAATGACTTAGAGTTCGAGCCGAAAATCATCCGTCAGTTGTTCCATTATAAAGATGGAATCCTTGTACAGGGAAGACTCTACCCTCAGTGCAATGATGGTAAAAACTCACTGTACACTCCAATTAGAGCACAGCTTCAGAAAATCATCGCTGACTGTTTGGTAGCTCCTAACCTTTGGAGAAAGAAAGGTGGCACCTCTGCTTGTTGCTCAGTTATTAATTCTGAAGGTACCCACTACAGAGATTATGAGTGCCAGAGTGAGTGCTCAGTAAGTAAAATTGTCAAAATGATTCCCAAGGGAAGAGTAGATAATAGGCATATGACAGTTGGACATGATATCTATTGTGTAAAATGTGGGGATTGGCATGATATGGAAAGTACTCTTCTTTGTGAAGATTGTTATGACACTTATGGTGATAACGGAAGGCACAGATGTTATGATTGTGGTGATTGGTGTGATGAGGAAGATATGTACTTTATCAACGGGCACTGGTATTGCTGCGAATGTTCTACTTATTGTGATCATTGCAATGAAAGAGTGCCTAACTCAGAAATCAGCTATTACAGAGAGTTAGATATGGATATCTGTAATAGTTGCAGGGAAGAAGATTTCACAGGATGTGACTGCTGTGGAGAAGTTCAAAACAATGATGATATCTTCTATGTAGAATCAACAAATGAGGAAGTATGTAGACATTGCTTAGAAGAAAAATACACATATATCGAAAGTGAGCATGATTACTTCCTCAATGAACAAGTTAGAGAATGCGTCCATTGTGGAAGATATTATGTAATTGAAGAAGGCGACAAAGGACTTTGTCCAGACTGTATAGAAGAGGAGACCGGAGATGAGTAAAAATAAATATAAAATTACAGAATTAGAAGAGATTTTGAGAATGAAACAGATGACTTTAAAGAGTCACCTGGAAGCTAAGTTAGAAGCAGCAGGTTATGAACCGTCATCGGAGGATGGATTCCTCTATGCCAAGGGAACTTTCCCAGTACTTTTAGTAGCTCATATGGACACAGTCCATAAAGATTGTGTTCAGAAAATTAAATATACTGGAGCAATCATGTCCTCTCCTCAAGGAATTGGGGGAGATGACCGGTGTGGCATCTACGCTATCCTGCAGATTATTAAAGATTTCAAGTGTTCTGTATTATTTACAGAGGATGAAGAAATTGGATGCGTAGGAGCTGAGAAGTTTGCTGTAAGTGACTATATAGTAAACAATGATATAAATTACATCATAGAAATTGATAGAAGAGGAACCAATGACTGTGTATTCTACTCTTGTGATAATCCAGATTTCGAAGAGTTCATAGAGTCTACTGGATATTTCAAAACAGCATGGGGTTCTGTGAGTGATATATCAACAGTTGCTCCAGCACTTGGAGTAGCGGCAGTCAATTTATCCTCTGGATATTTTGATGAACATACTACAAGAGAAACAATTAATGTAGAAGCACTTCTTTCTACAATTGAAGAAGCGAAAAAGATTCTTGCGTTGCCATGCGAGGAACCTTTTGAGTATATTGAAGCTGCTTATGGTGGATATGGCAGATATGGAAACTGGTGGAGAGATTATGATGAAGAAGCATCACCTATTAGCACTGATTACACAACAGCTTATACAGATGATTGTACTTATATCTTCTCGAAAGAGGAAAAAGCAAAGAAATTCTTCCATATTTATCTTCAGACTTACAGCGGAAATGAAATCTGTTGTGAAATCCTCGCAATAAATGAAATGGAAGCAATTGGTATGGCTTTAAGTCATTATCAGTATTATTCTGCTTGTGACATTATTGATATAAAATCACAGTAAAGGAGGAATGTTTATGCCAAAGTATATGATTGACCTCTAGCCCACTAAGAGGTTTTCATATAAATTACAACTGAATATAGAAAAATTACAACTGAATATGGATTATGGGTAAAGATTGAAACAAACAACAAAAAACAAATTTTAAACAAGAATAGGAGATTAAGATTATGATGAACACAACTATTATTACAAACATTATGGCAGCACTTGGACAGGACGAGCTTAAAGAACTCATCGGAGCACTTCAGGGAATGGTTGATGCACCAGAGACAGCACAGAAACATTGGGAACCAACAGAGGGTGAGCAGTACTTCTACCTGTGGGGCACAGGCAAGAAAGATGGTGGAGTATTCACAACTGAGAACCAGAAAGATGTGATGAGACTTGCAGTAGGTAACTGCTTCAAGACTGAGGAAGAAAGAGATGCAGCTGCTGAGTATCTGATGATTGTAGCAGAGCTTAAACGCTTCGCTATTGATCACAATGATGAGATTGATTGGGATGATCATTCTCAGAGAAAATACAAACTCTGCTGGAACAGAGAGACAGAGAAAGTTGATTCCACATGGAGCAGAAGGAAAATCACAGATGGTATTTACTTCAGCTCTCATGAGGTAGCAATGGCTGCTGTCGAAGCTGTAGGAGAGGATAGAATCAAAAAGTTCTATCTGCCAGATGCTGAGTAAACAGTAAAATAAACAGTTCTCTTGGGGTTCGATTCCCCAAGAGAATTATCAAGGAGCTATTATGGAATTGGATAAGTTATTAAAAAAGAGAAGTATAATAAGCTGCACAATCAAGGACGGGATTTGTATTGTGCAATATGCTTCAAAAGAAATGAAATTATTAGACATATCAGGTATGAGCATTGCAGAAGTACTTGATTTTATATTGGAGGAATAAGATGAAAGTTGGAGATAAAGTAATAGTTGATCCTACTTTACCTAGATTATATGATTCCATATGGGCGATTCCCATGGAGCTAGTTAAAGATAGAATTATGACTATAAGACGTGTAGGTGATTCTGGTGATGGTACGCATTATTGCTATGTAGAGGAAGAAAGTTATATTTTTCCTTGTAGCATGTTTATTCCTGCAGAAGGTACTTTATTTTTAGCTATCTATGAAAGAAGGCAACATGAAGAGAGAAGATAAAGTAATTTTAGATCTAATACTCCTCGTATTCTATGGGGCGTAGATATAAATTATTTATTAAGAAATATATGTACCATAAAATCAATTATAAAACTAACTTCTGGAAGAAAAGCTTATGAGTTAGAAGAAGCTAGTAATTATTGGTTTCCAGCAGAGGAATTCATTCTTTACAAAGGACTAACTGCACTAATTGATAAGAGGAGGAAACATGAAATATAAAGTTGGAGATAGAGTTATAGTTCGAACAAACTTAGTTGGTGGACGATGTTATCCATTTTCAGATCCATTCTATGAAGAGGAGGTGTATTTTGCTCATGCAATGGAAAAATTTCGTGGAAGAGAGTATGAAATAGTAGCAATTGGTTGTGATCAAATAACTTATAGATTATCTCTGGGAAAAGAGGAATATAAATGGGTATTTAATGATGCAATGCTGATACCTGCTGGCAAATTAAGGAGTTTAATATGCAAAAGAAATATAAAATAGGAGACATAGTAAGAGTTAGAAGTGATTTGAAAGGTAATACAAGATATTATTATGATGGTAGTGATAATGAATATTTATTTTTTAATATTGCCATGCAAAAATTCTGTGGCCATGCATATAAAATCATAGATAAAGTTTCATCATTTTATTCTGGCCGTGTTAACTATAGACTAGCACTAGGAGATGAAACATGTGAGTGGGTTTTCAGTGACATAATGTTAGAACCTGTTCAGTGTCTAGGGGGACTTATATGCAAGAGAAAAAAGAATTAAAAGTTGGAGATTGGGTTCGTGTAAAACGCAACCTAGCAGTTCATGCGATAGGGGCGAAGTATCTCGGAAAAGTTTATAGGATCAATAAAATAAGTTTTACAAGTTATTATCTATCTGGGATTCCATATGGATGTTGGTACAGATCATCACTTATTCCAGTAGGAAATTTAAGTAGACTTGTAAAAATCAGAAAGGAAAATCATGAGATATAAAGTCGGAGATAAAGTAGTAATTAGAAAAAATTTAGTTGGCGGGTGGTATTACCATTATGAAAATTCAATGGGAAGATTATTTTTTAACAGCCGCATGTATAAACTTTGTGGGAAAGTTTGTGTAATAACTGAAATTACAGATCTTGTATTAGACGAATATCACTTATTAATAGATGATGAGAAGATAGGATGGTATTTTAACAATGCCATATTACTTCCGGCAAATAGTTTGAGATATTTAGTAATGACAAGGGAGGCGACCTCATGAAAATATATGAACTTCATCAAGACATATCAGGCAGATGGTTCGGCTATTGTGAAGAGACAAAAGAGTATACACCAAGCTTCATCAAATGTAAAAATTTGAAGAAAATGCTCGTCTGGAAAGGTTGGGGGTGGAAATGATTGATCTTAGAGATTCTACTGTATTGGTCAACAATATAAAAGAATATTCGGCTATAACTAAGATTGCTATGAAGCAAGGATTTACATGGGCATCTGGGGATTCTTTAAATAAAGTTTTCTGCAGGTTTCCAACGAGGCTAGAATTTAGAGAAAATTATTATACATATTATGGTTCTAGTCGTGGAAGACGTGCACGAGATTATCCTAAATGCATGGTTCTAGTTGGAGGATTGCGGAGACTCATAATAATCAGAAAGGGACTGTAAATGATAAATTTGAGAAGATGTACTGTTTTAGTAAATAATAAAACAGAATATATTGCGCTAACCAAAGAAGCTCGAAAGCAAGGATTTACATGGGCAACAGGACGTGATTTAACCGAGATACTTTGTAATTTTCCAACAAGATTACGTTTTGATGAACTGTATGCAGTACGTTATGATTCTTACGCTGATTATTATGAACGTGACTATCAATGTAAAGATATAATAAGCAAGCTAAGGATCTTAATATTGAAAAGAAAAGAGGGACAACTATGTTAAAAGAGAAATTATCTATTGAGCGGAAAAAGGCTGTAATGATTACAGCTGATTTTACAGCACCCACAACAGAAAGCTATGCAATGGCATGGCTGAGACTGTGCAACAACGCAAGAGAATATAAAGACATTATCTGGAGAATAGAAAATGACTCAGGAAATAAGGTATATGTTTGGTGTGATCCAAAGTATAAAGAGATGGTAATAGAGTTTCTTACTGGAATAGTTTACTACCATCAAGAAGATAAAGGTCCTACATCAGTAGGAAAAGTTATCGAGGCAGAAGATGTTACAGTTGGTTTTCCGGTGTATGAATATGAGAGTACTTGCGACTCAAATGATGAACAATGGGGCATAGATATTGATAATTCAATTATGTTTTGGGGAGCTGTTAAAGAGATTTATTGAGGTGATTATGAAAAATAGAGAGAAATTTGCCAAAGAAATTATAGATATCGCCTGTAAAGGCGGTACGATTACAATAACAAAAGATAATAAAGTTGTTAATTGTGATGATATTACTTGTGGACATTGTTTATTTAATAAAACTGACGATAGTATATGTTATCGTGACGTTAATGCTCTCTACCGATGGGTTGAATCAGAATATGTAGAGGAAGAAAAGCCTACCATTACATTAAGAGAAAAGCATTTTCTTAATATACTTTCACCAAAGAGCAAATATATTGCAAGAGATGAAAGTAATGAACTTTACGTGTACAATGGAAAACCAGCACGAACGAATTGCTATTGGCATTCAAATAATGGTGTTTTTTGTTATCACGTATCAACAAATATTTTTGGTAATATGTTTGATTTTATTAAATGGGAAGATGAAGAACCTTGGCGCATTGAGGATTTGAAAAAACTGGAGTGTGAGGAATATGAGACTGATTGATGCGGATGCAATGAATGAAGAGTTATTTTACAAGCAAGTTGGAGGAAAAGACAGTTTAATTACGGCAGAAAGTACGTTTAAAATGATTGATGCGCAGCCGACCGCCTATGATGTGGAAGCAGTTGTGGAGCAGTTGGATATATACATAACAAAACTGGTTGGAAGAAATGCTGCGCTATATCGGACGGTTATGCAAATCGTGAAAGGTGGTGGAAACTGAATGAGCAAATCAATATTAGTGATTGATACACCAGAGAATTGCTATGATTGCCCGTTCGGAACTGCATACTGCAGCGGAATTGAATATGTGGCTTATTGTGAATTAGCTGACTGTTTAGATTATGATGCATTTCTGATGACAGAAGAACATTATGATCGTGAAAGCAAATCAAGACCTGAATGGTGTCCACTGAAGCCATTGCCGGAGGAGAAAGAAGAGGAACATTGGAGGAGTAAACTTAGTCTTGCATGGATTCGAGGTTGGAACACTTGTATTAGAAAAATTACAGGAGGAAACACAGATGGTTGATTTAAGAAATACATGTATCTTGGTTAAGACAGAAGAAGAAAATGAAATGCTTCTCAAAGAAGCTGAGAAACAGGGATTTCATTGGTATTCGAAAGGCAATTGTAAACCATTGCCAGGACAACATTTTCCAGATATTTTAAAATTTTGTAATAACAAAAATGTGGTGCACAGCGTACGTATCGGAGTAGAGTGTGATGCTTTCTACGAAGCTTCAGAACTCCTCGGGACAAAAGAAATGACGGCAAGAGAGTTTGCTAATCGTATTGCAGATATACGCAATTGTAGAGGATGTAACTGTTCAGAATGCGTATTGAGTGAAAGCAATACTAGGTGCAAGAAGCATTTGTGTGATATATATAATTGGGAAGATAATATAGATGAAGTTCTTGAAATTGCAAAATCAATAAGAATTACAGTCCCTTCACCCGAAGAGAAAGCAATTAGCACGATTGAAAAATTTATCGAGAATCCAGATCGTGCAGTAGTAAACGATGAATTTGTAGAATCGCTGAAGCTGGCAGTTGAGAAGTTGAAAGAGGTGAGGTAAATGGATAGATGGACTGAAAGATTTAATAGCGATGGCAAAAAAGCTATTGCAATACATGACGGAAGTGATTTCCCAGATGTTTGCTTCGAGGGAGAAAGAGAATATGATGTAATGAATGCACTTGCCGACTACGAAGATGCAGAAGAATAGATTATTGCTATTTCAAATTCAATAGTTAATGGCATTAGATTCATGCGTGTATCTGGCACTGTTGATCAGATTAAGCAGATTCTTATAGATTTAGTTTATAATGACGTTACTGAAGACGAAAAAGAGTTTTATTCTGGTACTTACGATATTTCCAAAATAGAAGAAGAAATTCATAACGGTGAGCTATACGCTTTAAATGCGTATAATACATTCTCTTATTACCAGATTGACTATAGTGCTCAAAGATTAAGTAAAATGCAGTGTCATAAATTTTAAATGAAAGGAACAGTATTATGGATAGATTAACAGCAAAAGAAGTAGAATTTAACGGAGATGTTCTTAGGGCAGCACAAGACTTAGAAGGAAATATTTGGGTTGGTGCTCGTTGGGTGTGTGAAGCTATCGGTTTAGATGATAACCGGATTAAATATGAAAGAAGAAAAATGCAAACGGATTCAGTAATTTCAAAGGGGTTACAAAATTTTACCCTCCTTACTAATGGCGGAAATCAGAATGTTATGTGCTTACAGTTAGACTATCTGCCATTATGGTTGGCTAAAATCTCAATTACTCCAACTATGAGAAAGGAACAACCAGGGATAGCAGAAAAACTTGTAGCATATCAGCTCAAGGCAAAAGATGTACTGGCAGCGGCTTTCCTTGAGAAAAAAGTTAATAATCCAAACGTTATTCAGTTACAGCTGCCAGATTTCAATGACAAAATTGAAGTATTAGAAAGAAAAGTAGATAAAATCTTTGAAGATATGGGACGTTTAGCTTCTATGATGGTTCAGGAGAAAGCTGTTACAACACCTCTTCCTGTAAAGAAAGTAGAGGATCCGGGTAAAAAATGGAAAAATGATATGTACCAGATGATTGATGCTCTCACTACTTGTGATAAATTTTCTGATCGTGGTTCTGTGATGAAAACCGTATATAAGTATATGAATAAAAATTATGGTATCTGTTGGGATCAGGAAGTAAAAGATTATAAAGAAAAGTGTAATCCAGTAAGTAAATTTAGTACTTATGATGTTGTCTATGCCAATGATACTTTGAGATCTATCTTCAGTGCTGCGTTAGGAGATCTCTATGAAAAATATAAATCAATCTGTAATCAGGATGCAACAGATTCTATTATTGCTCCTCTCGTAGAAAAATATGGAGATAAGAGCAACGGAGGAATGGTTACATACAGAAAAGTATATAAAAAGATGGGAGAAATGAGTCCGATCAATTGGCATAATTTAGAAGTTCGTTATATTAACAAACATGGCAAAGCAGGAGCAAGAAGAAAGAAAATCATTTCTTCTAACCCAGAAATGCTGAGAAAATTTAAGAATGCAGTTGATGTAATGCTGGTGGGATAAAGACTATGTTAACAATAGGGGAAACATATTATTTAAAGACTTGGGAGGATCTTAAAAAAGCTTCTAATGGTGACTTTTTAGGAGATTTAGATTTTGGAGAAGTACTATTTTTATCTAGGATGAAGATTTTATGCGGGGACAAGATACGTATAATTGGAAAGTATCCTTATCATGAAGGAGTTTATCAAGGGATAGATATGAAAATTTCACAACAATTTTTGTTTACTGAAAATATGTTGTTCACATCTGGTTTGCGAAAAATGATTGAGGTGAGAAATGAAAGTAGGACAAAAGTATAAAGTTCGTTCTTGGGATGATATGAAAAGAGAATTTGGAATTGCTCAAACTGGGGATGAAATATATATACCATGTTTGGCATTTTTTGTTAAAGACATGTGTAGATTTTGTGGAACTACTATAACTGTTTCATATTTTATATACGACAATGTTTTTAGAATCGAAGAAGATAACGGTAGATATATGTGGTCTACAGACATGATCACACCATTAGGAGATTTATATGAAGCGATACAAAGTAGGAGACATAGTTCAGATTCGTCAATGGGATGATATGGTTAAAGAATTTGGTGTTAATTATTATGGTGCTATTCGATGTAACAATTATTGCAGTTTTGTGGGAGAAATGAAGAAATATTGTGGGAAAAAATTACGAATAGATACTATAAAAAATCTTGGTAATACCTATTATTATACAATGACTGCAATTCCGTGGACTTTTACAAGTGAGATGTTTGAAAAAGGAGACTTATCAATGTTAATCACAAGGAGACAGGAATGTATAAAGTAGGACAGAAAGTAAGAGTTAAATCTTGGGAACAAATGGAAAAAGAATATGGACTTAATTCTTGCGGTAGCATAAAGACACCATCATCATTTACTAGAGAAATGAATTGGTTTTGTGGGATGATTTTTACAATTAAGAATGTAAGATCTGGTATTTTTCGTGTTACTTACGATTTAGAAACTAATAATAAGGAATTAAATGATGAAATAAAACATTATTACTGGGATGAAGAAATGCTTACATCTGCCGGTTTATTGGCACAAATAATTCAAAGGAGAAAAACTCATGTATAAATATTACGACAAGAAAAACAATTTTGTAGAAACATTTAATCCGGAGACAGGATTCTATATCCGGTCCGATGATCTTACAACAGGAAAGGAACCATTCATGAGAGATTTTCCTGCTTTGTTAGATATTGGTATTATGGGACATTGTGTTCATGGAGCATCTGGTTTGTGTATTCAATCAGGAGTTCAGTGTTATCAGAATGGATTACACACACGGGAGCCTAATATGTCCCTTGAGAATTTCAAGAGAATAGTAGATGAATGTAAAGGAAAAACATTTCAGTTTGCTCTTGGCGGCAGAGGAGATGTAGACCAGCATGAAAATTTTGAAGAAATCCTTAAGTATTGTAGGTCACAAGGGATTGTGCCAAACTTTACAAGTTCCGGTTTAGGATTCAATGAAAAAATTGTTTCCTTATGTAAAGAATATTGCGGAGCCGTAGCTATATCTTGGTACAGAAGTGAATACACACAGAAAGCGATTGATATGTTAGTATCTGCAGGAGTTACTACCAATATTCATTACGTCCTTGGACGGAATTCTATTGATGAAGCTATTGAACATTTGCAGCAGGAAGATTTTCCTGATGGTATCAATGCAGTAATTTTCTTGTTGCATAAGCCAGTAGGTTTAGGAACTCAGGCAAATGTATTGTCTCCTGATGATGAAAGAGTCAAAGAATTTTTCTCTTTGATTGATAAACATGATTATAAATTTCAGATTGGATTTGATTCATGTTCTGTGCCTGGACTGTTGAATTTTACAGAAGAGATTTTAAATTCTACTCTGGAACCGTGTGAAGGAGCAAGATTTTCTGGTTACATTACATCAGATATGAAGATGCTGCCATGTAGCTTTGACAATCAGGAACTTAAGTGGGCAGTTGATCTTAATGAACACACTATTCAGGAAGCATGGGATTCAGATGTGTTCGATGATTTCAGAAGCCATTTCAGGAATTCTTGTAGAGGTTGTAGCCGTCAGTGTGATTGCTTAGGTGGATGCCCGATCAGAAGAGAAATTGTCTTATGCACAAAAGAGGAGAAAGATTTATGCTAACAATTGGGCTAAGTGCTGTATTAATAGTGACATTGATAATTTTATTCGCTTGCATAGGCGAAAATATAAATTTGAAAATGGAAGTGGAGGAACTAAAAATAAAGAACGAGACCCTAAGCTTGGGCTATTCTAGCGCAAACCGAGATTATGTAAAGTTACTAATGAAACTTGATGCATTAAAGCCCACTACACCAGACATAAAAGAAGCTATTCACTATGCAATGATTAAAGCTCATCCTGACAATGGAGGTAAACAAGAAGATTTTGTAAAGTTTAGAAAACTATATGAGAGGATGAACAATGAATACAGATAAACTTAAATTTCTTAAACTTGGCGGGCAATATAAAGTAAAATCGTTTGCTCGTTTAATGGAAGAATATGGTTTTAATAACTCTGATGGAATGCCGAATGTCATCTGCGGTTTTAATAAGCAAATGAAAAAATTGTGTAATCAAAAAATTACGATACATGATACATTCTATGAGAATGAAGGTAAGTTTTATCAAATAAAAGAAGCAAGATATTGCTGGAATAGTCAGATGTTGGAACTTCCTTTAAGCACATTGATTTATAGGAGGAAACATGGATAGAAATGAAATATATTCCAAGTTAAGCGGATTTTGCTCCGATCATTTTTGCACTAATTGTCCAATATTTTTCATAAATCCCAAGCATAAATGTGGTAATGGTTGTGGATACAGTTTATGTGGGAATCCGGTGCCGTTATCAGAAGCATTGAAGTATTATTCTATCATATTTGAAAAACAGAATCTGAGAGCACTTATAGTAAGAAGAAGGGGGTATTATAAATATGAAAGAAGGATATGAATTAGAAGACACTATCATCCTTAATGGAAAAGTAGGGTGGGTAAACACAGGAGATGACGCTGATAGCATTATTGGAATACAAAATATTCAGAAAGTAAAAAGATTTTCTGGTGAAGAAATTGTTGTATCTAATAATGGATTTGCCTTTTCAAAAGAAATGGAAAGTCGATGTGGGTGGCTTGACAGATATGCAAGTATTCAAATGCTTACAGGAGATACACCTATTGATATGGATCACATTGATGAAACAAAGATTGTATCAATGGAGGGAATCACAGAGTCTGAATATTATCATCGGTATAGTGATTATACTGGTTATCTTTGGACTGAAGAAGAATTCAAATGTGGTGGTCATGATTTATTAAAAATCTTAGAAAGAAACATGGGTAAGTATATTCATATAGAAATTGAACTATATTCGAGGTGTTGATATGACATTTGAAGAAGCTAGACAGCGTCCGGATTACTGTTTTAAACTCAACGGAATCCAGCTTTTAATAAGAGATATAAGAGAAGAACATTTAGAAATTGATCTCGATAATGGTCCTCTTATAGGTAAAGCCGTATTGGAAATAGGTTATGTTGATATTGAAGTAAATATTTCTGTTTTAGGAATGTTTAGTGAAACGCCCACATACAAACCAATTATCGAATATTTTATGTGTGTTAAAACTGAAGATGATTGGGAGTCTATTGGATATATTGGGACTGAAGCAGATGTGGATTGGTGGAGTAACGGATGGAAAGAAGAGTTGGAAGAAGATATGTTTTTAGCATTAAATGAATATGTGGAAAGTGCAGGACTCAGCTATGATAGACCAAATTAAAGGAGAGATGGGATGCAAGCAGTAAAATACTTAAGAATTACCATACATGATAATGATTTTACTAATTCTTTAGAATATGTAGGGCATGTGCTTCAACAGATATTTGAATTTCAAGGAGAGTACCCGGTTAAAGAAAGTTTTCCAGTGTTACGAGAACTCATTAAACATATTTGGTATGGTATTCATAATATAAAATACAACCTAAGTTGGAGTGAATACAGAGAGACACGTTTGGATTATTTCGAATGTGAGCTTGAAATAGTGGATTATTTAGACATTCCAGACGGGGACAACTATGAAAGTATTTATATTCCAATGTTTGATGGTGCAGAAATTTTAATACGGTAGGAGGAGTTAAATGGATAAAGCTTGGTTAGAACAGAAAATAAAAGAATGTGAAAGTGTCCGGCCTGAGATTGAAAAAATACTTAGGAACAAGCTGCATTTGGATGATAAGGAACTTGAGAAAATCATGGATCGTCTTGAATCTCCTTATTGTACTACTGCAATGCATGAATTAGACATGGCACTTATTATGAAATATGTGGATGATTCTATGGAAACTTATATGAAATATAAAGAACTGTCAGAATCCTCAGGAATTGAAGAATTGTTTAATAAATACACTAAGAAAAATTGGATTAATGCATATTTAGATGGAGAGCCAATGGAATTTGATGGAGATATTATTATCACAGATCCTTGTTATATCATGAAAGAAGATGATGATTGGGCAACATGTGCCTACGGAGAGAATATGGAAGCTCTTGGAGTAACTCATTATATGACAAGAGATACTCTCTATGGAGATTGGAGCTGTACCACTTTTGACACTGACACAAAAGGAGCTATTGGTGAGTTTTGTGCAGATGCTGGTTTAGTGTCAGTATTTCTATTGGATGAAGTTCTGAAATATAATCCAGAATTTGATTATCATTTAAAAAATAAATGGATGGTTACCTGGATTAAAGACTTCAAGGGGACTGTAGAATTTATTGTTAGACATATTGAAGGTTATTATGAAGAAGATACCGACTACTGGAAAAAAGGTGACTACTGGGAAGATTATGTTTTAGAAGTAGTAGGACATGGCATTAACAAAGTTACTGGTAAACCAATTAACTTTGTTGGAAAGCAAACAGGTTTATAATATGATTCCGAATAAAAAAGGTTTGCAAGTTATTATGAAAAACACTTTTACTCCAGGATGGGAAAATAGAATTTTTACATTAACTGGAGAAAAACAAATAAATGATTGGGTGAATGTCTACTATCCAGTAATGGAGAATGTTAATCCTGTCAATAGATGTTTTATGGTGCCGCTAAATTCGTTAAAATTATTAATTTTAAATAAACAAGAAAAGGAGAACTAAAATTATGAAAATGAGCTATGATGTACAGGTTGAGGAGTTAGGAGCAAACAGAAGAGGTCTTGTTACTTCAGAAGAGGGAAGAGCTATTGTTGAGTTTATGAAAACAAGTAGAGCTAACATGTGCTTTGAGTACGATGATGAAGCCGAAGCTAAAAGAAGAGCTTCTGCCGTAATGAATTGCTGCAAGAGACTCAATGAAGAAGGCGAAAAAGAAGTTATTAAATACGCTAAACGTGGAAATAAAATCTACGTCATTAAAGTGGCAGAGTAAGGAGGAGCCATATGTTAGACATTAACAAGAGAGTGAGGTGTGAAGGAACAACTGTTGCAGAGATGATTGAAGCTCTGCAGCGGTTGCCTCAGGATGGTATTGTCTATTTCACGGGGGAAAAGAAAGGTTATATTCACTGTGATCCGGAAAGTAAAACAATAGATTTTGACACTGATGATCTTGGCCCTATGTATGAAGAGGTTTCAGAGGAGCCTAGGGAGTACTATCTAGTGTGTATAGATACTTATTTCAAAGAACGTGTAGCCGTAAAAGCACGAAATTATTCTGAAGCAGAGGCAAAGGCAGAAAAATTGAGTCAAATAAATTTTAATGGAATGAATAAAGAGGTTCATATCTGTGCTACAAGCAATGCGCATACAAAAACTTATGCACAAGAACGTAATTACAGAATTATAGAGGAGGACGTATGAAATTAAGAATAGGCTTTGTAACCAATAGTTCCTCATCCAGTTTTACTATTGCTAGAAGTGATTTAACAGATGAGCAGATTGAGAAGATTAAAAATTACTTTGAAGCTGCAAAAGAAGTTGGAATGAATGATTTCGACGACTGGTGGGATATTGATGAAACAAATTTTGGAATTAGAGGCTTCACATGTATGGACAATGGAGATATGAACAAGTTTCTAAGGCTAATTGGTATTAACAGAGATATTGTTGAATGGGAGGATTGGTCATGAAGATTAGAAAAGGATTTGTAACTAATAGCAGCAGTAGTAGCTTTATTCTTGGATTTACAAGTGAAGAAGATATCAAAAAAGAACTGGAAGCAGAGAATCTCAAAGAATATTTTGATGAAGTTCTGGAAGATGTAATGAGAGCTACAAAATTGACTAAAGATGAAGTTTTGAAAGGGTACTCAAAAGAAATTTATTATGATACTCTCTGGGATTTAGAGTATAGACTTGATGTACCTTATGATAAGAAGTTCGAAATACGAGAAACGAAAGAGTTCCAGAATAAGCTCAATAAAGCAATAACAGATAGGGTGTCTGAGTTAGAGGAAGATATGCAAGGGTACTCTGTATTTGTAGAGATTAATTATTCAGACGAGGATGGTTTTAGGTATTCAACCCTTGAACATCATGTTGCACCGAATATGAATTGTTGTCTTGCTGTTATTAGTCATCATTAAAAATGTAGGTATTAGAAAGGATGCAGAGGAATGGGAAATTATTATGAGGGAAGACTGATTTTTGCATTAAAGAGGAACCTTCCAGATGAACTGTTACATGATTTATCTGTACTTGCAAGCGAGCGGAGCTGTGATAGAGATATAAAACCACTGTTACAGCATAGAGAATTAAAAGAGTCTAAATGGATGAATCATTATAGAGCTTTATATCCAACTTACACATTAGAATTTTCAGAAGGAATGTGGTTCCTAACTGCTAGCTTCTGTATGAAAGGGTATATGTGTTTAGGTGAAGACTTAGGACAAGATATTTATGATTTTCTGTATCCATATTTTGATTCTAGTATTCTTGATGAAGTAGATGGTGGTTATTTAGGTACTATTGAAGATGAAGATGGAACTTACCGGAAAGAATTTTATGCAAACTATGAGCAATTTAATAAAATCATAGAAAGCAGAGAATACTTGTGTAAAGGTTGCTATAAGAAAATGGATGGATCGTTGTGTAATGATTGGAAGTACTGTAAAAGAGCATATGATATAGGAAGAGGTGATACCATTGAAGATTCGTAACGGGTTTGTGACCAATAGTAGTTCTTCAAGTTTTATTATTGGTAAAGCAAACGACAACACAGTAACTATTGATTCGGCATATCAAGAAATAAAAGAATTTTATAAACAATATTATAAATCTTGCTCTGAAATGTATAGCTATGTAGAAGAATATTATCCTGATGTGTTTGAAGTTGTTACTGAAAAAAGAGGTAAATATTTACACTCAAAGAAATCGTGGGACTGTACAAAAATTGCTGACACTCAGTTGAGATTGATGTTTGGCCTTGACCATTATGAAGAATTACCGGGAGTAATTGATTGGATCAACTGTGAGACATACAAAGACTATGTCAATTTTTGGATTTCTAAAATGGAAATCGGAGTTCATGCACCTTTTTATATAAGAGACTTTTCCTGCAATGATCCGTATGTCCCTCTTGATTTCAGTACACAAATGATAGAGTGCTCAGGAGATAACGGTAATGGAATTGAGTCAGATATATTAAATTGGTATTTCCCCAATTTTGAAGGTGTTGTTTATGGATGTAACAGATGTCCTGCACAATACTATTGTGAGAAAGATAGAAGCGAAGAATGTGATTCTATGGCTGAATTGTTCAAAGGGAAAGACATCCCAGAAGATAAGGTATGCCTATATGTTCTTGGTAAAATTTGTGTATGTTCAGAATGTGGATATTTGCCTGACTATGTAGTTGAAAGATTAGAAGGAATATCAGAGTATTCATGTAATCATATGGGTTAAGAAAGAGAGGGATTAGATATGATGAACTATGAAATGTTTGTGGAAGAACTTAAAAATAAAATAAGTGTAGCTATTAACATTCCTATTGAGAATATAGAATTTTCAAAAGATGGAGATAGATTTTCTCCGACAGGAGACAGACTGCTGGTGAAGTTTGCAGAGCATGATGATGCCTATGAGATCTGTGGAATACATACAAAAGAGCTTTTTAGAGAATTCTTAAATGGAACATCATTTGACACCATTCTTGATAGTACTGTAAGAGACATTAGACAGTTACAAGGACAAAATTCTTATGAAAAAACAAAGAAAATTTGGAACTATGAAACTGTTAAAGATTCTCTTTTTATAAGGCTGCTTAATTATGATGATAATTCTAAAGAATTGAGTAATGCTGTTTATAAAAGAATTGGTGATATTGTTCAGGTATTATATATGAAGGTATCTGAAAATGATGGAAACATTATGAGTACTAAGATTTTTAAATCTGTAGTAGAGAAATGGAAAGAAGATGGTTTGACCTTAAGTGAAGACAATATTCTGGAAGAAGCATTAAGAAACACAGAACGTATGTATCCACCGAGAATTTACAGATGGGATCAGATGCTCTTTAATCCGGAATATGAAGGTGAAGAGTTTATGAGTCCTGGTACAGAAGAAGTAATTAGCCAAGATCTTATTGGAAATTGTCTAACTACAGCAAAGAAAACAAACGGTGCGGTAGCTATATTTTATCCCGGTGTGACTGAACGCTTTGCTGATGTACTGGATTCAGATTTGTATTTAGTGTTTACCAGTGTACATGAGGTAATGGTACATAAAGCAGATGCTGTTGATGCGGTAGACTTATCAATAATCTTACAAGATACGTTGGAAGAAGCGACACCTAAAGAAGATTTCCTCACAAGGAAAATATATAAGTATGAAAAAGATACTCATAGATTTCTTTGTGCCATATAAAAAATAGCCTCTCTCTTCTTGAGAGAGGTTAATAGGAGGGTAGTTATGAGAGAATACCATATTTATATGCAGCGCACAAAACGTACAGAATGGCATTGCGACTATAGCATATATAAATGGCTTCCATGGAAGTATGTAGGGCATGTAAAAGGGACTAAAGAGCTATATACATGTTTTAAGTTGAAGTTCCCATACAGTACAAGAAGTATTAATTTTTACCATTCATTCAACTATTTTGATAGTGAATATGTTAGAACGGATAACGATTGGGATTTTATGTATTGTCCGCATGAATATCACAGATATTTGATTATGGATGATTATGGTAATGTGCGAGACTTTCATCAGCTTACTAAAAAATATAAGAAGAAATATTATCGTACATATCATAAACATCATGGTTGGAATACTCATTGGGCTTCAACAGTGCCGGATCAGCGTAAAAGTATTACACCAGAAGAGATTGTAGAAGTAAGAAATGAATATGGTATTACTCTCAAGCCTATAAAACCAAAAAGAAAAATAGATCCATGGGATTATGAGAAAGAATCCAAAGTGTCTGGTTGGAAGATGCAAAGTAAAAGAAGAAAACAGTGGAGGTGAAAAATGAAGATATATTTAGTATGTACATTGGATAGTGAACATTACAGGGAACCATATTTTTACTTTTTTGAAACTGCTTTTGAAGCTCATAAATGGGTTATAGATAGCTTGATTAATGAAACAGAGGAAAGCCTAGAAGAAGTAACAAGTAACCTTGATTATAAAAACGTAGATGGATCTGATGATCAGATTATGCGTATTGATTATTCTTTTGGAGACGGAGAGTTCTATGTTTACACTATTCATGAAATTGAAATAGAAGACGGGGATTACCTCTGCATTTATCATCATGCTTATGATGGTGTTGGATTCTATGTAGAGAAGATTGGCACTTTGGAAGAATGTAAAAATCATATGTTAGATTCTACAGCTAAAATGGCTAATGATTATGACATTGATATAACTAATGATGATATATTCGAAGTTAATTCATTTGATTCATGTATTGATGATGATTATCAGTGGCATATGAACAATATTATTCAATTCAAGGCAAGCGAAATTATAGGAGACAAAGAAAAGGAACTTGATAAATCAGATTCTGCTGGGTTAAATGATGATATTCATAAATATAGTGATGAAGTCTATAAAGAATTGAAGAGCATATATGAGCCGCTTCCGATGTATGGGTGCGCCCCCAACTATGCCGAAACTTCATTAGGAGAAGTAATTGAAGATATTGATACTAGACCCAAATATGATGTATTTAAAGAATTGTGTAACTATCATGGAATTGCACCTAGTACAGTAGAGTATCTGTATGAATCTATTTGGGGAAAGCCAAAAGATAAAACAGTTGGATATTTCTTATAATACAAATAAAAACAAGGGAATAAAATTGCAGTATTTTTTAATAGGAGTTATAGCAAGAGCTATCATTGAATGGATATTTAGATGAAAGAAGGTGAAATATGAAAACTTATAACAGAAGAGAAGTTGAGAGAATTATTCTAAAGAATGGCTGGGAATTAGATCATTGTACTGGTGGACATTCGATTTATAAGAAAGAAGGTGTAAAGAAAACTTTGTCCATTGCTTATAAGAAATGTAACCGGATGGTTGTGCAGAGACTTATTAAAGAATTTGGGTTAGTTACATAGGAGGGCACTATGGGTAAATACTTAGTAACAGTAAGAGAAATCTTCGAACATACTTATTTAGTTGAAGCAGATTCTAGTGGAGAAGCAGAGAGTATTTGTAATGCAGAATCAAATGGTTGCGATGTTGATGATTATGTAGATACTGAATATGATTCTGAACTGGTAGAGGATGAAGAGGATTTGGAAAGTATTGATTATGATGAATTATAGAAAGAACTTTGATGAAACAAGTGTTTTAACAGACGAACGGAGAGAAAATATTATGAAACTATCAGAATGGAATGAAATTATAAGCTATGCAAAAGAACTATGCCAAAAGCGTACCAGTAATATAAGACCAATTACATATTCGATGTATGATGGCAGAAAAGGAATTTATCTTGCATTATATGATAGTGAAGGCAAACTATACGATCGAATTGCAAGCGGGGTGCATGACACAGTAGATGAATATAAAAAAGCACTTGATTCTATATACAATATTATTTGTGAATTGATTTAAAAGGATGATTTCAGGTTAAAAAAGAGAGGTAAATATGAGTTGGCATACAAAATGGGGGGATTTTCCAGAACTATATAAAGAAGTAGAAATTCTTATGACTGATGGCAGCATCAAAAGAGATATAATGGTTAAAGGAAAATATGGAAATTATGAATGGAGAAATTGGACAGATAAGTGTGTTGTAGGATGGAGACCTATTGAAAAAACTACATAAATACTATAAACTGTAAATAGCCATCTTTTTGTATCAAGGAAAGGTAAGGTGAATTTGGGAAAGAAAGTTAAAGTAAGAGATATGAAGCCAGGTTGGACATATAGAGTACCTGGCAAAACATTGGAAGAAATTTATGAAAGTGCGCATGAATATGCTAAATGGCCTCCGGTACAAATGACAGACGCAAAGCAAAATACAGGTTTATTATTGCTCAAAGTTACTGAAGACAATAAAAACAATTGGGATGAAAAATACGGGTTCAATCTATATCCTATACATGAAGAAGTTGAGCTGACAGAAAAAGCACTGAGGCCCGGTCAGCAAGGGACTTTTCAAGTAGTAAGAACCGGAAATAAGGTTTGGAACTATCATCCCAATTGTATTGTCCGAGTAGAAGTAGACTCATTAGATTTTGAAATGGAAGAAGCTTATCCATTCCCTATTGCTGTAGTGAGAGATGACTATGAGCCGATACCTTTGCCGAATCCATGGACATGGGGGGAAACAAGTGATCCTGATTCCAAGGCAGCAAAGCATGTAGATGTTTGGGACGAGTCTGATGCAAAAACTATAGTTATATTAGGAATAATATCATTTGTACTGTTAATGGCTGGACTTTCTGGTTTGAGTCTACTGATAACAATGTGGGCGGTAGCAGCAGCTTATTTTCATTCAAAGCATGAAAAAGTAAGAAAAGAAATCCTTGAACAAAGAAATAAACATGGAATTAGTGGAAGTGGATTAGACCACAAATTTAGATGGTGAGGTGAATTGCATGAAAGGAAGAGAAGAACATAAATATAAATCAGAAAGCAAGATGAGAGCATTGCTTAGGGATAAGCCACAATATTTCACTGGTTATTATAATGGTCTATTCAATTCATGCGAATATCTTACTGCGCAAAATTATACTATGACGGCTGTTAGGTTTATGAACTATTTGAAAGAAAACGGGTTTATAGAATCAATAGAAGATTGTAATGGAGCAATGACTATTGACAACGTAAACTCTTATCTCTCTTGCTTAAGAGGAAGAGATGGAGGATATAGTTCAGATAGTGCTAAAGCAACTACTTATACGGCATTAAAATCATTTGCTGATTATTTGTTAAGCAGAAAAATGATTTCAGAGAGCCCTTTTGATTGTGGCATAAAAAGAGTTTCTGTAAAAGATCCGCTTAAACAGGTTGCAATGACAGCCGCAGAGTTGAAAAAAGTTGTTGAAAGAATAAATGATAATTCTATTGGTACAAAAAGGGCCAACGCAAGAAGAGAAGCATGGAAGGAAAGAAACCTTGCTATATTTACTCTTCTTATGGTAACTGGTATTCGTGTTACTGCGCTTACAGAACTTAATATGGAAGATATATTCTGGGATCAGAAGATTATTAGGGTTACTGATAAGCGCAGAAACACTTATGAATGTGAACTTGATGATGATAGTATGGATATTTTAAGAAATTGGGTAATAAAACGTGCAGAACTTTTGAATAAAAGAGATTGTAATGCTCTTTTTATTTCTAACAGACGAACAAGAATCACTGACAAATCAGTGAGAGATTTAGTTAAGACATATACCGCAGATTTTGAAAAACATATTACTCCTCATAAATTTAGAAGTACTTTTGCTACATTATTATATGATCAGACAGGAGACATTGCATATGTACAGCAATTAATGAATCATTCTCGACCTGACACGACACAAAGATACATCGTTCGAAAGCCCATTAATGCTGAAGCTGCTAAATATGTAAATAGTTTATTGAAATAAGTTCTAAACAATGATATAATACAAGAAAGGAGGTTGCAAAATGTTAAGAAGTGAAAACCTGTATGAGATACTGGATAAGTATTTTTCTCAAATCCAGAAAAATTCATATTACAAGAGAGAAGTACAAAAATTTCTTATGAAAAAATATGAATATTCAGATATTGAATATATGCAGTATATCATTGGAGCGAAAAGTAAAGATGAGATTCCAGACAATGAAATGTATTGGCTTATTGATGCGTTTAATAATGTTTTTAGGGCAAATATAGAAATGAAAACATATTTTTCTGATAAGGAAATAGTAAGATTTTCGAGCCTAAAGGCAGATTATTTAAAAACAGATATTTATCCAATAAGAATAAGTCCAGTGATAGAGATAGCTGAAGATCAATGGGTGACAAAAATAAGTATTGATTTACTAAAAGAGTTTTACGATAACCAGCTTATAATATACAATCCAAGGACTCAGCGTCAACTTAAACAGAGACGTAGAGGACAAGATGTGTCATATACAATTGATATAGTTTCTTCATCAGTAAAAGCTATTGAAGGTTTAATGAGCAAGGGAGAATTCGTACCCAATGCTTTAACTCTTAATCTCAATGTTGATGATCCAGAGGTAGATTTTGATATTGTTGAATCAGAATTGATACTTAATTCTGGTAAATTTGACATCATTGATGGTTTTCACCGGTTTAGAGCTGCAATAAACACGAAAATTAAGAATCCTGATTTTCAGTTTAATTTTATTCTGAATATCATGAATTTTACAGAAGACAAAGCATGTCAGTATATTGAGCAGGAAGATAAGAGAAATAAGATTTCTAAAAGTTACTTAGCTTCTATGGATAAGTCGTCTCCTACTAATATAATTATTGACAAACTAAACAACACATTGGATAGTCCAGTAAGAGGTAAAATTGAAAGAGCACATAGAGGAGAAATAGACAGAGCTACTTTGTTTTCATTATTGGAGTTTATTCTTAAAACTAAAAATATGAACCGGAGTCAGTGTATCAAAACTGCGGTATTTATCATAAATATTTTGAAGATAGTTCAAGAGAATAATCCAGATGTTGTATTTGATGACACCACTATGCCAGTAGTGTTATATGGTTCATCTATCTCAAAGGATGCATATGAATGTGCAGAAAAAATAGAAAGTGCATTAGGAAAAGATGTGCCGATTATTAATAGTGTTACAAACATGAAAGTAAATAAAATAAAAGCTTTATTTGAGGAGGTGTGATTATGTATAATGAAGAACGGAAGAAAGAATATCTGCGACATGTAGTAGAAGATCTTGGACAAACTCCACAAAGTGCGAAAGCTCTTTTTAACAAAACGGAAGACTATGAGGACTTACTTAACAAGGACTTATGTGATTTTACTTTTCCTGAAATAGATAAATTGTTGTCTACATTTGCAGCCTCATCAATAAATGCCTTAAGGAAAAATATAAGTGTTTTACGGAAATATGCTGACTGGTGTTGTTCCTGCAACATATCTATAGACAACATAAATCACTATGATGAAATAAATATGGAAATTGAAAGTCTACAGAAATATCTTAATAAGGAGAGAGCGGTGTGTCCCAGCAGAGAACAGGTTTTAAAGGATATTTCTAAAATTAGAAACTATTCTGATAAATTTTTAATTCTGGCTTTGTTTGAAGGAGTAAGAACAGAAGCCCCCGGTGAGCTTTTAAGAGCTAAAATAAGTAAGTTGAATGGTAATATCCTTACTTTCGAAAACGGAGAGGAAAAAACTTTGTCAGAGACGCTGGTAGACTTGGCTAAAGTTAGTTCACAAGAGGAGGAGTATATATCTTTTACTGGAACTGCTTCTTTATTAAGTATGAAGGGGAATATTGTTAACTCCAGGAATAATACACGTAGTGATTCATTAGAAGCTTTAAATCTAAGACTGACAAATAGGTTAATTGCGCTTAGAAAAGAGCTTAATATTCCGTATCTGACTATTCCTCGACTCTATACAGCCGGAATTGTAGAGCAGTTTAGAGAAATAATGAAGAAATATAATGTTTCTAAGGAAGATATCTTTGAAAGCCAGTATGTTGAAATGGTTAGTTCAAATTATAATATAAGTTCTTATGGCAAAGGAACTCTTAAAAATAAATTTTATAGTTATTTATAATAGATAATACCACACATAGATTGACTTAATTTGCTGTGTGTGGTAATATTTAAACATAACAAGCGAACAAACGTTCGAACATTGGAGGGATTGCAGTGTTAGAGAGACTTTATGAATGTTTTGGAACTGAGGAGAGAATTGGATTAATTTGTCACATAAATGGCATGGAAATGGGGTGGATGAACTTTGTAATTGAAAATATATATGAAGAGGGAGATGTTGTAAGAGTAGAAACCGGAGATTCCTACATAAGATTGGAACCGAAACTATATGAAGAGGTTCCAGTTGGAGAAGGGGAAAAATTTGTTCATGGTAAAGATTATGTTATATTGTATAAAATGGAGGAAGAAGAGTGCTTTTAAAAGAAATGCGTGAATTAGTGGAAGAATTAAACATATATGCTCATGCGTATTATATGGAAGATACTTCTCTAATTTCTGATTATGAATATGATAAAAAATATGATCGACTTAAAGAACTTGAGAAAGTTACAGGTATTATTTTAGCCAACAGTCCCACTATCAATGTTGGCTCAGAAACAGTTAGTGAGTTAGAAAAAGTCGAACATGATCATCCAATGTTGTCCTTAGACAAAACAAAAGATATAAATGAAGTTGAAAGTTTTATGAATGGTTTGCCAGGATTGGCTATGTTAAAAATGGATGGACTTACTATTTCAGTAAAGTATATAGATGGTAAATTGGTTGCTGCAGAAACTAGGGGGAATGGAATCATCGGAGAAAATGTTTTACATACAGTAAACAGTTTTGTAAATGTTCCAAAGAAAATTCCTTATAAAGATGAAGTGGTAATTGATGGGGAAGCTGTCATGGAGATCCATCATTATACTCATCTTAAAGAGCTAAAAGATATTGATCTGAAAAAAGATGGAGAAAGAAAGGGACTTTTTGGTGAAGAATTAGAAAAATATATTAAAGATAATGGTATTAAGAATATCAGAAATTTAACTGCTGGCTCTGTTAGACAGCTTGATAACTCCGTTACAAAAGAAAGAAAAATCAAGTTCGTTGCTTGGAAGGCCGTTCGTGGAATAGATGGAAATAGTTTCATGAAAAGATTACAGATATTAGATCTGCTAGGATTTGAAGTGGTCCCTTGGGTAAAAGTTGATAATATTGAAGAGAATATTAAAAAACTTAGAGAAATCGCAAGAGAAAAAGATGTTCCTATTGATGGAATCGTATTTTCATATGATGACATTGATTATAGTGAAAGCTTAGGAAACACATCACATCATGTTCGATCACAATTGGCGTATAAATTTGCAGATGATAAGTTTGAAACAGTAATTAGAGATGTGGAATGGAGCATGGGAAAGACTGGACAGTTGACACCTGTGGCAGTTTTTGATCCGGTTGAAATAGATGATACTATTGTTGAAAGAGCTAGCTTACATAATGTGAGTATTTTCAAAAGTTATGAACTGTCAGTAGGAGATACGATTACGGTATATAAGGCAAACATGATCATTCCGCAGATTGCAGAGAATTTGACCAGAAACGGTGACAAATTGTTTACTGTGCCTGACAAGTGCCCTATTTGTGGTGGTCATGTAAAAATTACAGGTGAAAATGAGACAGAAGAGCTTCAGTGCATGAACCTTGAATGTAAAGGGAAACTTCTTGGTGAATTATGTACTTTTGTAAGCAAAGAAGCACATGATATTACAGGGCTTTCTAAATCTACTCTGAGTCTATTAATAGAGAAAGAATTTATTAAAGGGCCTTTAGACTTATTTTATCTAAAAGACTGTCGGGGAATGTTAGTGACATTACAAGGGCTAGGAGCAAAAAAAGTTGATAAAATCCTGGAATCAATAGAAAAATGCCGCAAGACAACTCTGCCTAAATTTCTTTATGGGCTGTCCATACCTTTAATCGGTCGAAGTGTTAGTAAGCAGCTAAACACTGTTGAAGAGAAGAGAGCAAGAGAAAAAGGGTTAAAAACAGCTTTTGATAGCTTTATTAAAGATATGGATTCTCAGTATGATTTTACATGTTTGGAAGACTTTGGTTTTGCGAAAGCTTCTTCTTTGAAAAATTATTTTGAAGAAAATCAAAGATACATAACTGAGCTTGCTGCGGAATTCCAGTTTGAAGAAGTTTCTCAGGAGACTGTAAAAGATGGTTTGAATGGGGCAATATTCTGTATTACTGGGACACTCACCGAGTTTGCCAATAGAGCAGCTCTAGTAGAGAAAATAGAGTCTCTTGGAGGTAAAGTCACAGGATCAGTAACTAAAAAAACTAACTACCTTATTAATAATGATACATTGTCAAAGAGTAGCAAGAATGTGAAAGCTATGCAGCTTGGTATCCCGATTATTTCAGAAAAAGAATTTATAAACAAGTTTGTAAAAAAGTGTTGACAAGGTGAAATGACTATGGTATACTTAGAGCAAGTTAAGAGAAAGGAGAACGGTTCTAGCCGATAAACAAGTTTGTAAAAAACTTGTTGACACAGAATACGAAGTATGTTATAATACATATATCACAAAAGGAAGAGGAAAATGAGATATGTTTTAGAAAGTGAAAAATATCCTGGAAATTATTTGGTATTTAAACATGGAAGTCCTCCTCATGTGGTGGATTTAAAATCTGCTCAGAAGTTTGACAATGTACCGAAAGCTTTAAACAGGATATCAACAATTCCTAAAAATTTAAGCATATACGCCCCTTGGAAAGTAACATCAGTTGATGAGAGAGTTGGTTTTGTACAGCAGAATAAATCTCTTGTAGAGATTGGTGATTATAAAAAGAAAATAGATGACAGCATATTGCCTATTAAAGAAATATTAGGTAATAGAAAACCTTTAGAAAAACAGCTAAAGGAACTGGAGCTATATCTCAGGATCTTGATCACTATATAGAATTCAATAAACTGAATGTTACTTCTGGATATTGGGCATATAAAATTAGGAAAGTGATTAGAGAGAAACGAAGAAGCATAAAAGAGGATTTATACTATATAGATTATCTTCAGACTGCTTCGTTGCCTCAAATTGTAAATGGAGAAGGGAGACCTAATCCAGATAATCAAAAATATCAAATTAGATCAGATATTGGACAAGAATTCTTTAATCAGAAGTACATATCTAAAGAAATAGCAGAGAAGATTTGCAAAGAAATAGAGGAGATTACATAATGAATGAATTAATTATGTTGGTAGGTTTACCTGCTTCCGGTAAAAGTACATGGGCTAAAGAGTATTCAGAAACTCATCCTGATTATATAGTGCACTCTTCTGATAAACTCAGAGAAGAAATGTATGGAGATAATTATGATGACGCAGACAACAGTAAAGTATTTGAAGAACTGCATCGTAGAATACTGGAAGATTTGAAAATGCATTCGGTTATTTATGATGCTACTAATTTGGTAAAGAAAAGAAGAGTGCATTTTTTAAAAATAGTTCCTAAACATGTTTATAAAACATGTGTTATGTTTTTGAAAACGTATGAAAAATGTTTAAAGGACAACTCAAAAAGGGAAAATTCAGTTCCAGACGAAGTGATTACAAGAATGAGGAAAGTATTTTCTCCACCAATGTACCATGAAGGGTTCAATGAAATTAGAGTTGTACAAGATGATCATAAAGATATAAAAGAATTAATAGATATGGCTCGTGACTTCGATCAAGAGAATCCACATCACTCTTTGACTCTTTATGAACATCTGAAAAAGGTTTCAGATGGAGTACCTAGAGAAGAAAGCTTATGGGTGGCAGCCTGTCTCCATGATATTGGAAAGCTTTTCACTAAATCAAGAATTAATGGAAAAGGTGAAGAGGATGATTACTGTCACTATTATCAGCATCATTGTGTTGGAGCTTATGAATGTTTAACATGTTTTGATTTTTCCGGTGCGATTACAGGAAAAGATATATATGATGCTTTTTATACAGCAAATTTGATTTATTATCATATGCATCCCTATTTATCATGGGCGCAATCAAACAAGGCAAAGAATAAAGATAAGTATTTAATTGGAAAACAGATGTTTTCAGATGTGATGCTATTACATGAAGCAGATGTTAAAGGGCATTGATTTTCGATATAAACAATGATATAAAACAGGAGAATAAAAAATGAGAATTATTAAGGTAGGAAACACATTTAGAACTTACGACGATTCATTAGAAACTTTTGACAAGCTTCCGGCTCAGAATTATGTTGTGAGGTTTCAAAAGAATTCTGGTTTCTTTTTAGAAAAATATGCAGACATAGAAATCAAAGAAAAAACCTACGGAGTACATATGAGTAAGGTTGCAAAAGTTCTTAAAGCTTTCCCAAAAGCAGAAAAGAACCTTGGCGTTATCCTGTCAGGCAATAAAGGAATCGGCAAATCATTGTTTGCAAAGACATTGGCTGTGGAAGCAACAAAAGTTGGCTTACCAGTTATCATTGTAGACACGTATATTCCTGGAATTGCAAGTTTCATAGAAGAAATTGAACAGGAAGTAATGGTACTGTTTGATGAATTTGATAAAACATTTGGCAGTATTAAAGCTGCTGATGGCATGGCAGATCCTCAAACAGAAATGCTTACATTGTTTGATGGATTGTCTCAAGGGAAGAAAATGTTTGTGATTACTTGTAATGACCTCAACTCGTTAAATAGTTATTTAGTAAACAGACCTGGAAGATTCCACTATCACTTTAGATTTGAGTATCCGTCAGATGCTGAAATTACAGAGTACTTAGAAGATAAGTTAGATAAACAGTATTACAGCGAAATTGAAAAAGTAATTTCTTTTGCTCACAAAGTGGATTTAAACTATGACTGCTTAAGAGCAATTGCATTTGAATTAAACTTTGGAGAACCTTTTGAGACAGCAATCAAAGATCTAAATATTATTAATTTAAACAGTATTATGTATGAAGTCACTCTACATCTTGAAGATGGTTCTGAGGCAACCACAAAATTGACCATTGATTTCTTTGATAAAAGTGCAAGGATTGAACCGGGATTCTGCTTTAAAGGAACTTATGTAGATGCTTCTTGTAAGGTTCTTGATTGTGAGTTTGATCATAAGAAAGGCATCATTTATGTATCTGGAAATGATATTAAATTAGAAAGTGATAATTACTACAATAATGAAGAAAATGAAAAGATCATCAAAGAAATGAAACCAGCATATATGACTTTTATAAGAGTAAAAAGCAGAGAATTGCATTATGCAGTGTAA